GGGCGCGCGTCTAGACCCCTGATATAGCTAGACTGTCCGAGGCACATCCGTATTCAGAGTTGTCAGAATTGTTTCCCAAATACACACAATTCAGAATATTCTAATATTTCACTATATATGGCCGCTACTTTATTAAAACTCTATATAACTCTGTATATTATATAGAAAACATACAATATTTCAATTTAGGGGTTGACCTACCGTCAATAAGGTGATAAAATAGTATATAGATAAGGGGAGGAGAGATCGTTGGACAAGTATGATATAGCTGGCCGCTTCACTGTATATATGGTAAGAGGTTCAAATGGATTTCACGGACACTATGAGAATCATGTCACTAGGTTAGTACATACGTTTGAGGCACCGGGCATGAGTCGTAAGCAGATCATTAAAGCATTTTGGGATAGAGTTAAAACTAAGGAGGAGAAGTAATGAATAATACACAAGCACAAGCAGAGAAGGCCGTTGATAAAATTAAACAGGGGTTACACTTATGGACCCGTAAAACATTTAATAATGCCTTATCACAATATTTAGTTAACTGGTGTAATGATCAAGCAGAGGTAGACTTTCTGGAATTAGCTCGAATTAAAGTTGAAGATAGACCTATTGCTGGGCGCGCTACTATAGAGTATAGACCTGAAAGCTACCTTAAAGGGGAAGACAAGTTACTATTCACAATCATATACCACCCGCACAATAAGGCCATTACATCTATTGCTCTTAACGGTTCAGTATTATTCTATCTATGTGAAGCAGCATTTAAAGAAGTAGCTCACCAAAACGAGGAGGAGAAAGATATGGGTAAAGAACGAGTAGTAAATGGGGATAACATTGTAGAAGTAGCTCAGGAGCTTGCAGCAGAGTGGGAAGGTAGACAATTTGTGTCAGTACATCTAATGAAGTTAGTTAAAGACTTGAACGATGCAGCGGGGTTTATGTTTATTGACTGGGATAGAATTAACATTCCAGATTACCCGGCCAACAATCGAGCATTTGTAGAGTATGGACTTCGCAGTAGCTTCTCAGCTGACAGAGATCGTTTATTTACAGTTATATACGATAAGGATAGAGTAATTAAATCAGTTGTAGTTAACGGGCCTAAAGTATTTTGGGTATATCAGTCAGTTGAACAAGAAGTAGCTCGCCAGAAAGAAATTGAAGAACAGGAGGCTATGGCCTTAGAAGCTCTAGAAGCCGCTCAGAGAGAAGAAAGGCTTAAAGAGTATAAACCCTTCAATGAGATCATAATGGACATGCAGCACGGCGATAGAGCCCTTAAATGGACAGAGGAAGCGGAGCAGGAAGGTAAGATAGGTATTGCTAAGTCATACGATGATTATAATTACTTTCAGGATAATGTATCTGGACCGCTAAAGCTTAGTAGCGTATTTGTTAATGGCCTGTATAAGCTGGTTCCTAAACTCTATTCAGCATATAGGGCTCTCGAGGCTCTAGAGGCTGGCCACACGGTTAGATACTATAAAGAGGGTAGTAGCTCCCCACACGTAGAAATAAGCCCAGAGGACTATCTAGGGGGCTTAGAGGGGCTAAAGGGTATGCAGGTTAAAGAACTGTTAGCGGAACGTTGGAGCATTATATATAAAACTGAAGAATAAAGTAAGTAGCTCACCTGATCGTGGAGTAATACGTAAGTAGCTCCCGGGGTGGGCTTTTTTGTTAGTAGCTCCCCAGAATATATAGTGAATTGCCTAGTAGCTCCCTGCGGCGTAGTAGCTCCCCACACCGGGGGACGAGCCCTTGGCCGGGGGTTAGCAAATTTGTACCATAGATAAATAGTAAAAGCCCGGTATATATCGTATGAATAGCAAAAAAGGTTTAGTTTTCTTTATATAGGAAGAGACACGGTTTTTTAAAAAAGATATGGATTTATTGCATTTTGTTGTTGACTTTAAATCAACTAGAGTTTATACTAAGAGTATCCCAATTAAAGGAGATGTTCACATGAAACGTAAAGTAAAGTTTCAAAACGTCAAAAATATTCAAGGAGCTATGAAGATACTTGCTCATAACTATCCGCAGTACCATACAAGAAAGAAACCTTCTTATCACCGCGTTAACCTTTCTTGTAACTTAATCTTCATTCATCTATACGAAGGTGAAGACTTCTTCTCTTCCGCTACAATGATTTATCACCGGGAAAAGAAAGAGCTTGAAATGGTTAGGAAGAATGGCAACCATATCAGAGCATACCGGGCTTTATAAAAAAGTTTTAAAAGGTGGTTGACTTTCGAGCAACCACCATGATACAATAAGGTTAGTTCTTAAATAACACATTAAATCTTAAGGAGATGTTTTAAAATGACAAACACAAACAACGTTCAAAATCTTATCAATGAAGTAATGGCAACTAGAGGTGCTACTGTATCAGTATTCGGCCAACCACAAGAAATGCCCGCTACGGTTGAGAAAGGCTTAGTGGATATTATCGATATTCTTGAAGGCTTTGCAGGCTATGAAGTAGAAACAGTTTTACCGGCTCAGTATGAAGTGACGTACAGTGATGAATTAGAAGAGTTTATTATTGTAGATAACAGCAATGAGGACACAAGTATTATCATTGAAGACGGCTTTACTAATGAAATGGAAGCAGAAGAACGCATGTATGAGCTGCAAGACGAAAACGCGGCCGCTGCTAGTGTGTCAGACTACTTATATCAATTAGATGACTTAGGTTATATAGAAGAGAAGGACAGCAATAACTCTTATAACTGGCTAGGGAACGTATCAAACCATTTTAACTATCGTACTTATGCAAGTAATATAGATGAAAACTTTTATGTAGAGTTCGCCGCTCACTTATACGGTGATGTAAGAGCCAATTATACTGACTCAGTTTTATTAAAATTCGATAATGATTATACTTTCTTAGAACGTATTGGAGAGTGTGACATAATCGAAGAGTATAAAGGATATAACATTCAAGCCAGTGCATTAAGTGAAGGCTATGAAATAGATATAGACGGGTCATATGTAGACACTCAATATTCTTGGGAAGATGCAATAGAGTACATTGACCAGCTAGCGGCGGAGGAGGCGTAAGCCTTCTTTGCTCCAATAAAAAAAAAGATTTAAAATGTTGTTGACTTTCAAGCAACTAGGGTTTATACTTAAGGTAGTTCTTAAATAACACATTATAAGGAGATGTTTTAAAATGACAAACAAATACATGGTTATCTTACCAGAGCTAAACGAACAACGGGTATCAGAGGAGCCGCTTTTCATTGTAGCGGATTTTCAAGACATGGAAGACGCAGAGATTGTGACACTACCTGAAGCAAGAAGCAAGCTTCGTAACATGTGGGTAGACACAGACGAAGAAGACCTAGAATTTGATTTAAACAAGTTCTTAGAAGACATTAACTCTATGGACGTTGAACGCTTAGGTGCGGCACTAGAAGGCGTAGATTACGGCCTGTTCATTACTTATAGTGATTATGCTGAAACAAAGAAAGCTCTAGAAGAATAAAAATAGTTGTTGACTTTCAAGCAACTAGGGTTTATAATTAAGATAGTTACAAAATAACAAATTTAGAGGAGATGTTTTATATGCCAAACTGTCAAATCAATAACGGAAAACAAAAATGGAACGAATACCGCGAGCCTGAAAATATCATGGAGGCTTACCGCAACATGCAAGCGGCCGTATCAGAATTAGAAAAGAAAGGTTTCGGTCTTGAAGATGAAGCAGGTTTATCAGATATGGTTCATTCACTTGCTATCATGAAGAAGCACTTAGCAGATACATGTTATGACCATGACCTTTGCAGAGTCTGTGACACTTGCGAGGAGCTAATGGAAGAAGGTTACTGCATTGAGAGCGGCGTAGCTTATTACTGCTCATTAGAGTGCATGGAGAAAGACGGAATGACTGAAGAAGAGTTCTTGGAGCTTTACGATGATGGTGAAGGGGATTCTTACTGGACTACTTGGGAAGGTTAATCATTTAAAAAAGTTTTAAAAGGTGGTTGACTTTTAATCAACCACCATGATACAATAAGGTTAGTTCTTAAATAACAAACTAAATTTAGAGGAGATGTTTTAAAATGACAAACAAATACACTGCTACTGTAACTTTTGAAAAGACTGTTGAGAAAGATAACTGGGAACTAGGTTGCTACGATGGACACCGCCTAATCTGTGATGATACTTTCTCATTTGAATTTACTACTGCTGAAGACTTGAAAGAAGTATTAGCAACTTGGATTTCTAACCGCTTCGATGTACAGAAAGAAAACTTCTTAAATTATGTTCAGAACGAATGTTATAATAACCGCTTCGATTATTCTCAATCTGAAGACGCTGAAGGCGAGTACACATTTATCACTGAAGACAATCCAGACGGATTCCTTGCAAGCTACATGTTCTGGGTAGACGTTACGCAAAAGGTTGAATTTGAATTTTAAAAAAGTAGTAAATGGTGGTTGACTTTCGAGCAACCACCATGATAAAATAAGGTATACCATTTAAGAAAGGATTTGATTAATTTGGGTTTACGAAACGTTTGTACTGTATGTGATGGTGACGCAATGCTAGATAGAGAGGTTACTTGCTCAGCTTGTAATAATAGCGGGTGGCAACCTGTAGAAGACAACAAGATTGTATATGTAAATGTATACTTGGTAGAACGTTGCTATGGTGGTCCTGAAGAGGGCGGCTGGTACTATAATCATTACGAATGCATTGAGGTATTCCCGGTCCGTAACATAGCCGCTGATACTATGCTAAGTGTATTGGAAGATGAACATGCACATAAGTCTTGGGGAAATATCTATAGTGTGCTAGGCGGCGAGGAAGTGCATGTAATGATAGAAGCAGAGCCGAAGCAAAGCGAAACAAAAGAAAAACCAATTTACGAATAAAAGTTTTAAAAGGTGGTTGACTTTTAATCAACCACCATGATAAAATAAGGTATACCAATTAAAAGGAGATGTTCTTAAATGACAAATGTAAATGTAACTGAAATGGAAAAAGCGGTAATGGACGTAATTAAAAGTACTATGGACGACTACTGTGATGGCTTCTCAGATGTAATGACTGAAGACCTTGTAAGTGCTACAGGCTACAAAATGAATCAGGTGAAGGGTATTCTTAGCAGTTTAGATAAGAAAGGCTTTGTATACTTCATGGATGTGAACGGCGAATATAATGTATTTGCTCTTACTCAAACTGGTGCAGATGCTCTAGGGTACGAGTTAGAATACTATGAGGAGTTAATGGGCTAATGACTAAAACTATTGAATGGTGCTCATGTTGTGGCGTAGAAGTTGAATTAGATGATATTATGAAAGCTCAGAAATGCCCATCCTGCAACGAACGTATATTACCTTGCTCATTCTGTAATGATACTATAGTAAAACCTGATTGTGCAAACTGTCCGCTTGGTGGTTAAAAAAGTTATAAATGGTGGTTGACTTTTAATCAACCACCATGATAAAATAAGGTATACCAATTAAAAGGAGATGTTCTTATTATGAAAAACGTATTAACGGTGGTTGAAATGCACAGAATGCTTGCTCCAAATCATAACGTAACAATCGAGTTTAGCGGTCATGAAACAATTAATATTCCTCGCACTACTTATATCGCTCAAGACATGGGATACACAGAGTTCGGGCGCTGTGGTTACTTCATTAAAGATACTTACTTGCAAGAGCTGAATAACGCAGTATGTGAGGCTATTCAGGATTATGAAGGCTTGGAAGGTCTGGAGTATAACTGGTTAGATGGAACAAACGAATATGTGTTGAATGTTGGCTCTGTAATTATTATTGACGGTCTACCAACTGAAGAGATGGCTGAAGGGCTATATAACTTAATCGCTTATGACATGGAAGAGGTGGTTTATATCTGTAATGAGTGTGACGCAGTGCATGAAGATGAAACAGAGACATGCGACCTGTGCGGCGAAGAGGTTAGAGTTGTAGCAAAATCAGATTTGGATATGTAAAATAGTTGTTGACTTTCAAGCAACTAGGGTTTATAATTAAGATAGTTACAAAATACTTAAATTAAAAGGAGATTGATTCTTATGTTAGAAAACAAATCATTAAACTTATTAGGTGACTTACAGGACGAACAGGACGTACTAGAAAACTTCGTAATGGATTATAACACAACTACTTATGTAAGTGATGCAATCAACGAAGCGGCAAGCAGTGCAACACCAATCTATTACAATGACATCTGGGAAAACGCCGCTGATATCCGTGAGTACATCGAGGACGCAATCAGCCAAGGCTTAGCACCTGTTCAAGCTGGTAGCGTTGATTTACACCAAATCTTCCAAGCAGGTTACCACCTTTATTACACTCAATCAATTAACGAAAATCTTGACGCTCTTATCTATAATCACATTGTAGATGAAATCAACGAATACATTGACGGTAACATCGATGAAGAAATCGATTTAGATTTTGAAGCGATTGAAGAGCGTATAGAAGATGAATCTTGCGACTTTCACCAAAACGACCAATTCTCTATTCTAGACGATATTATCCAAGGTGTAAAGGATTTAATCGAAGAACAAGTCGAAGAGCAGCAGGAAGAAGAGTAAGAGCAGCGGAGCGGCTTCGGCTGCTCCTCCAATAAACATAGGAGGGTTTACAGTGTATACAGTTAAAATATTCAGTCCAGTCGGTAACATAACGCTTTATCTAAATTTTGAGACGTATTTCTCAGCGGTTCAGTGCATTGCTACGCTAGAAGCTACAGAGCCGGGACGTTATAGTCCAGAAGTTTACTTTGAAGTAGGAACGCTTACTAGAGAGCCTAGAGGCGAAGTTATAAACAGTCGTACCATTGAATCAGATTATGTATTAACTTATTTTGATAAAGTCAGCGATTAAGTGAAATTAGTTGTTGACTTTCAAGCAAGTAGGGTTTATAATTAAGATAGTTACAAAATACTTATTAAATCTAAAGGAGATGTTTTCATTATGAAAAACGCATGGGCAAAGGAACTTTTATTAAACAACATCGAGGACATGAACACAGAGGAGCAATTACAGTATGTATCAGATGTTTGTCAACATGGTTGTGTAAGTGGTTGTGTATCAGGTGTTATCTACTACAGTGAAACAATGAAGTTGTTCAAAGACAACATGGAAGAAATCTTAGAATACTTAGGCGAGTATGAAGAGGAGCACGGCTGGAACCCGCTTGACTCAATGGAAGATGTTTCAACTTTTTATAACTGGGCTGTATGGTTCGTAGTAGAAGCGGCGGCAAATGATTTACGATATGAGCTATCAGAAGAAATTGACAGCTTAACAGACTTTGACATCGATATCACAGAAGAGCTTGCAAACATCCTAGGCATTGATGAAGAAGAGCTTCGCTTATGGAGTGATAATAGTATCACACTTGAAGACACTGACGATTACGAATTTATCTTTAGTAAAGTAGAAACCGACAAATACAGTCAATACTTAGGAGAGTTCAACGGCTTGCACTTATATAATAATGGATGTGAACAATATGAATTGGTTAAGTAACAAACTAGGTCTAACTGAAGAAACTATATTGCTAACTCTAGTAGCTACGTCTACTGGGTTAGCTCTTCTCATAGTAGCATGCAGAGCCGTTGGTTATTATTACATGAGTCATTAAGTAGTAGCCGCTTATAAGTAGTAGCTTAGTAAGTAGTAGCTTAGTAAGTAGCCGCCGCCTTCGGGTAGGCGGTTTCTTTGTGCCTCCAATTGGTTAGACCAAACAAAAAAGCCCGGTTTCCCGGACTTCCTCATTTGTACCAAATCTTTTTGTTTATCAAGATTACTTCGTTCGCCTTCTGGAGCGGCTGCTGCGTTTCCTTGTCTACGAAGCTGCTGAACTTGTATGGATTGTATGTGGCCTCTCTATATCCTGTTAAATCCTTTCCAGTGTCGGTGCCTTGGAACGTTCCGTTTACAAAAGCGTGGACGTTCTTTTTCTTTTCTTGTAAGACCTTTTGTCTTCCGCTCTCTCTGACTTGGAACTTTACGTCTGTGAGCTTTACCGCTTCTGTGTGAAGAACTACTAAGCCTTTTTGCTGAACACTGAACACCAGCTTGTGAAGGTTGAAATACACCTTTGATTTTCCTTGTTCAACTATTCTGTTTTTGTATCCTAACATTTTCCAACAACTCCTCTTTTGTTTTTGTCTTTCTGTCTATTATATTACAGACTTGTTGACTTTATGTCAACATATTTTAGAAACTTTTTAAACTTGGTACTTTTTACCCATCTTTCATTATTTTGCATTTACTTATTGATTTTCTGTCAACCCGTGCATATAATAAGAATATACCACAGAGGAGGTGATACACAGATGTTACAGTTTTATTATTGCTCTGAATGCGGTGAACGCGTTGACGCTGATTCTATCCATTATCTTGAATGTGAAGGAGATGAAAAGGAAAATGACTAACCAACAAATTCTAGACGCTCTAGAGCAAAATGAGCGCAAGCTACAGGCATTTAAAAAGAAGAATGACAACATGTTCAAACGTATCGATAAAGCATTTAAAAAACTATTCAAGGGGATGTTAAACAAATGAAAAATCTATCAGCTTACTCAAACTTCAAAACGACTACGGATGTACTACAGGCGGCACAAGGCTTGCTAAGAGCCGCTAAACTTGTTTCATGCAGAGACGAACACGCGACTTGGTGGGACGTGAAAGTCCTTGTCCTACGTACAGCAACTGAAGCACTGGAGAGCGGCGCTTTCACTGGTGAGGCTAGGGAAGAGCTTCTACAAGCCTTGTACATTATCGACAAAGCAGAAATACACGCTGGAGCATATTCAGCATATTAACTGTCATATTCACTCTGTAACATGCATATACTATATTAACCAAATACAAAGGAGATGTTTTAACATGGTAAACGAACTTGTATATAAAATCGAAGAATTAGAAGAGAAGGTAGAAGCGTTAGAAGCACTTATAGAAGGGTGTACACTAGAGCACACTGAACAGCTTACAGAGCAACTAGAAGACGCAATAGAAGAGCTTGCAGAGGCTCGAGAAGACTACGAAGCACAGCGCGAATACGAGCACATGGACGCTTGGCAATATAACGGCGTTAGTCAAAAGGATTTCTACTAAGACAAGAGGAGGAGCTGAAAAGCTTCTCTTTTTTTTTTGTCGTCAAGTTTCGACAAACCCCTCCCCGTACCATTTTTTTCCATAAAGACAAGGTACCCTACCGCCACCCCTCTACCTAGGGCAGAAATTTTCCAAAAAAATTTTAGAGGCTAAAATAATCGGTATCTTAAACGGACAAAGACCCCCCAAAAATTCCCAGAAAAATTTTAGAGGGTCAAAAACCTAATTACCATATTTTTCCATTCCTTAATTACTTATCCTAACATCCAACTAAAGGACGCGAATATAATCACTATAGCAATGATCGTAAGAATAATGTTATCCATAGGCCTTATCTATACTCCTTTAATGAAGCAGGTAGTAAGATGATCAATATAGCAAGGTAAGTGGTGAATATAATCTTCGCTAATGTACATACTATACAATCGAACTGCTGCATGTTAAGTTTCAATGGTGACCCCTCCCCGTGTTATCTTACAGTTTTATTTTACCCTCCCCCGTGCATAATACAAGTAGGAATCTTAACCAGCCCATAAAAAATAAGGTACCCTATATACAAGGACACCCTACGTATTACTTCTTTCTCTTCTCTCTGCACTCAAGGAGACGCACTAGGAGCTTGGTTAAGACACGAAGAAGCCACCTTAGTACCTTTGCCCTTATTTGCCTTAAAAAGTCCTGTATGCGTCTAAGAAGCTGCTTATACTTAGGCATAATAAAAAGCCCCTTTCTTTGTACGGTATACGAGATACCTACAATATAGGGGCTTGTTACTAACAATGGCAAGATATTCCTAATATTATATTACTCGGAGCCATTTTCACTATATTTGTTACGTGTTATCGAATAGTGGTAAATTTTCGTTCTCCGATGGATATATCCTAGCTGCTGTGCTCTGATAAGTCCTTTATACATTCGATCGCGGCCAACAGGATTATCTGTGTGTAAGTAAATCTTATTAATAATAAGGGGAGACCGGGTAGCTCCGTATTCGATAAGCCAAAGAACTAAATCGTCCCCCGTAGGAAGGATTTCTCCTAAGTCCTCCCCTAGATCGTGGTCTAGGGAAAGAACATCTATAGGATAACGTTTCAGATAGTCGATGGCTTCCAAATAGCTGCGGGCACCTACAAAGCCTTCAGGAATGTCTCTAAGGTCATCTACGTATAAGTTAATCATTCGAGTAAGCTCCTTAATAAGAAGTAAGGCCATAGTAAGACAATAAGTATAAGTAGCGGAGGTATAGCCATGATCATAGGCTCATTTACCACTCCGTATATAGTTAGAGCAATTCCAATGAATAAGTAGATACCAACAATAAGTAATATAGTTGTCATCGTTCTTCCACCAATTTGAAACGCTTAACGTACTTGCCCTCTTCCAGTACTGTCTCAAAGAACATATCCACGGGACGTAACCATAGCTGCCCATCTTTGCATGACTTGTATAGAACCGTAGGGTAGCCTAACCCGGAAATATATACATTTTGCATCGGCAGCATAAGTACCGTGATCATTTCCTTTGTCTCTGAATGGCGAGCCTTGATCATTGTTCCTACCTGTGTATTAGGATTAAAACCTCCGTAAGGGGCTACAACCCCTTGGAATGTATAAATACCTCCACCTTTATGCTTATACACGTCACCTTTTCTCATTTGAAAGGCCCTCCTTTGATATTAGGGTTAAATACCGGGATATCTTGGTTTAGTTCGCTAGCAATGACTGTAGGTGTATGTGAACGGCAACTCTTACAAATAAAGTCTGATCGTTTAAGCTTCTCTATTTCTCTACGATGCATTAATACTTGCTCTACAATAGAGTAGATGGTGATACATAAAATAATTAACGCAATTAACGCTATGAATACCATTTCATTTCCTCCTAATAGATGGTGTTCTACTTTACGTAATAATTACTTAGGGTCTCTAGGGTAAGGCTGAAGCATGAATACTCCGTCATTTAGCACGGTTACTTCATGCCCTTGGCCGCAGCTAGAACAAATATAGGTACCCTTCTTTGCCGGGATTGTATCACTTCTACACATTCCGCATCTTAGCATATTAGTCCTCCTTACTCGTAGCAGTCAATAAATAAACCTAGAGCATATTTTTGTTTATATGATAGTCTACCGTATATAGTACCCTTATTAAGTATATCTCTAGCCCGTACTACCTTCACATCGTACATTAATTCAGGAGGGAGGGAGTGGAGCGTTTCCCTCGTAGCCTGAAGAAGTTCGTTTAAGCTTACAGTTCTGATATACTCGTCAATGGTTGTCTCTTCTTCGGAGCCATCCCACATGTGGCGCATGGCCTCTTCCATTAACATCTGATCGATCATATCATCTGCATAACTCATTCAGCTGGAACTCCTTTAAACTTCTGGTCTGCTAGCTTAGCCCATAGCTCGTAGCACTTGTAGTATTTAGCTAACTTCGCTCCAATTTCTTCATGAAATTCATCCCATCCAAAAGCTAATTCCTTATGCATCATCTCTACCATTTTATCGATAGAGTAGCGTTTTACTGTAGATGGTTTTGTTTGCATCTCAGGTTTAAGCTCTGTGAACCAGTAAGTAACCTCTCGCTTATTCTTAGAGCAGCTTAATTGGTATATGCAGTCCATTAGGACTTCTTTCATTTCACGCTCTCTACGAGTAAGACCAATCATATGTACATTCTTTAAGGTGAGAATCCTACCGCCTAATGAGCTATCTTCAGTTGCTGTTTCAGGAGGCGTAAACCCAAAGTCCTGAACCTCTGCAACGTCAATCATTTCTAGCGCTAATTGAAACTGACGAGGAATAAGGCGACTTTTGTATACCGGGAAGGACTCTCCATCTGTTTCAAATAAGATTAAACGTTTTCCATCAGTTACAATAGCTGCATACTCAATCTTTTCAAGTTCATGATTCTTACGCTTAGCTGTTCTGTTATGGATATGTTTAAGCATTTCTGGAGGTAAATCATTATAATCATTTTCAATATAATCATATAATTCCTCTGTGATAAGTAACAACGGTACTTGATCAAGTAGTGTAACATCATCGGTCTTATACCATTCATGAAACTCTGGTACACCGTGTCCCTCTGAATACCCATCTACAAAATTAGCCCACACATCATGCATAATTAACATTATTCTTCATCCCTTCAAGGTTTAGTTTTTTCTTATAAACGTTAAAGCTATAATTAAAACCAACATCATCGGAACCTTTCGCGTGAAAGAAGCGGTTCCACTGATCAAGACTAAATTCTGGGAAAAAAGCGTCTGCATTAAATTCTTTATCAATCTCAGTTAGGTATAGACGGTTAGCATAAGGTAGGCACTGAGTATAAATCGTCTCTCCTCCGATAATCATTAACTCTGTCTCATGTCTAAACTCGAAGAAGATTTGAGCTAAATCATTTCTTACTAATACGTCCGGGTGCGGGTCATAGTCTGTATCTCTGGTTAATACTACGTTTAATCTCCCTTTAAGTGGTTTGCCAATACTTTCGTATGTCTTACGGCCCATAACCACTGTCTTATTTCTGGTGTGATTCTTAAACCAGTCAAAGTCTTCTTTAATGTGCCAAAGTAGTTGATTATCTCTGCCAATTCCTCTACGCTTGTCTATAGCTGCGATTAATGACACATGCAAGTGTATCACCTCCTTTAGTTTACTAGTCTGGTATTACTTAAGCCAAAGTTCGTCTAGCCAGTCAATATACTGGTTTAACTGTTCTTCATTTAGGGTATTGAGGTCTTTAGAAGCAAGTCCATATGCTTCTTCTGTTGCACGAATAAACTCTCTAGTGGTTTCACCATTCTGAGAACCGGGTACTAGTTCACTAAACGGTACATCTAAGTTTTCATGAGTAAACATTTTCTATTTCCTCCCTCTGTATTTGCTTGTACTAAGTCTATAACATGGTCTGTAACTTTGTCAACATGTTTTTTACAAAATTATGAAACTGCTTCGTACCCTAGGTAACCCATAATTCGATCAACAGCATGATGCAGGTCTTCTACTGAACCAAGATTGTTAATTTCAAAATCAACCTTAAACCAGTCTACATGCGTCTCTGTCTCTGCTTCAAAGTTAGCTGCTGTACTATCGTCACCTTTTTGCTTCGCACGTTTCATACGTACATCTAAAGGGGCGGAGATACGAATGATAATATACCCTTCTTCACGAAGACGATCATATTCATTAGGTTGTCGCAGGTCTGTAACCAAAGGCATAAACTCAGCTTCAGAGTTCACAATATTATAGTTACGTGCAATGCTTCGATGCTTCTCTATATCTGCGAAGCATTTATTAATCCAAATGTCACTACCTACTGTACGGCGCTTCTCTTGTCCATATGTTTGATACCCTGTTACAGGCTTCGGTACGCGAGGAACTTCCGGGTTATCCCGGTGGAAGTCCTCTTTAAGTCTTGTACCAAAAGCAAACGCACTCATAAGATACTTGTCTACTAAATACTTCTCCACTGTACTCTTCCCTGAACGCATCTTACCTGTTAAAGCGATTTTTAATTCAGTCATTTTCTTCTCCCTCTCTATATCTTTATTTTCCTACTGATAGCTTACCTTTGATTCCTGCATGAGGCTCGTACCCTGTTAACTCAAGATCGGCCATTGTGTACTCTTCGATGTGCTCTTTAATTGTTAATACCTCTAGCTTAGGCATAGGCTTAATAGGTCGGGAAAGCTGTAACTTTAGCTGCTCTACATGGTTTGTATAAATATGGGCATCACCAAATGTAATAATAAGTCGGCCTACCTCTAACCCTAGCATTTTAGCAATTAGGTGGACTAGCTCTGCATAACTAGCAATGTTGAACGGTACACCTAGGAAAATATCTGCTGAGCGCTGGTACATCTTAAGACTAAGCTCGTTATCTGCAACATACAGCTGGAATAGTGTGTGACACGCAGGTAGCGCAATCTCTCCTAATACAGTAGGGTTGTACGCTGTAACTAGATGTCTACGTGAGTCTGGGTCATTCCGAACCGAGTCAATTACTGCTTTAATCTGATCAATTGGTTTACCTGTACGCTTATCCCAGTTACGGAACTGTTCCCCATAGATAGGTCCCATGTCAAACCCTTCTTCTTTAACCATTTCAATAAAGTCATCTTTAGACAGCTTGCCCCCTCTTGAGACGTAGAAACGGTAAGCATCATCTGTCCAGATGTGTACGTTACGATCTAATAGGTCTTTAAGGTCTGTGCTGCCACTGAGGAACCAAAATAGCTCTTTAGAGATAACGCGCATTGGCAATTTCTTACCTGAAAGCAATGGGAACCCTTCTTTTAAATCAAACTCAATTTGTGGCCCGAAAAGTGAAATGGTCCCGGTGCCTGTACGATCTTTCTTCAGCTTGCCTTCTGCTAATACTTTTTTTACTAATTCGTTATAAACTACATCTGCATTCATTCTGTATACCCCTCAAATCCTAAGTCTCTAGCTACGCTCTTTCTAACGTAGTAGTAAACAATTGTTTTAATTTCCTGAATAACTTCTTTGTTCATCTGTTTTTCTTTATACGCTGGCTTTAAATTAAACAGTGCATGCTCATACTTTGCACGGTGGGCTGCAATAACTCTAGGGTCTACATTCCCTCGCTTGACTGCTAAGATAAATCTACGATCGTTACCCTCTTTATACCAGATAGCTGCACCATAGTTGTTGAAATTACTTTTTTGATAACGTACTAAAATGTTTGCCATCCTGAATGCGGAAGCTGCATGCTTGCCTGCTTTTACTGCATTGCCTGCTTTGATTTCTCGCTCATAAATCTTCATCTCTTGATTGAACATCCCGGCGCATGCATCAAATAGTGCAGGTAAGTTAGCTCTAGCGATATCTTCTCGGATATGGTGTAGCTCTTCAAATATATGATCATTTCCGATGATGTTTGTAGAGAATAAAACTTCTATAACATTTGGGTTACCTTTGATTAACCCATCTCGCAGCTTGCGGATATCGTTGTACACGTTGTCTTCATCTTCTGTAACTCTACTCGGTTTGCTCCAGTCGGCTCGATCATACATATCATCGAATGAAGGATATAAATACGTTATGTAATCTGCATCTGAAGTAGGTAAAACTAAGTTATAATTTGCTGAGCCAAACTGAGCTTTAAATCCGAAACGGTTCATTGTACATGTTCCTCCTCATTATTCATCTCTCTTAACCATGCTGGGTAGAAAGCTTCCTCTTTTAATTCAATGTGGGCCGTTGTATCTTTACATTTGAAGCACCACATATGTTTTACATGCCCTTTTTCTTTCATCTTGTGTCTCTTTCTGAATATTGGTACAGTATTGTCACACACCTCACAATTTAAGTACGTTGGTAACGTACTTGTTCTAGCTCCTGAAGCCATTTTAATACACCCCCTGTAGTAGTAAGTTGACTCTTAATCAACCTCTGTAACCATAGTATAACCCAGCCCCTATCAACTTGTCAACAACTTTTCTGAATATTTTGAGGGGACTGTAACCTCCCCTCTATTATACCATGTTTTAGTACCTATCTTTATTACGCATTAACTTTTCGTAGCATGCCTGAATGACTTTGCTGTCGTAGAGTGAATTGTGTTTAGCTCCGTCAATCGGGCGATCGATAAATGCCTCGCGGCTAATGTCCGGGTCAATGTCAAATACTTTAAATAGAGTACAAATGTCATAGAATATGTAGTCTACATTAGCCGGGGCGTTAAGGCCACCACCGAATAGTTCATTCAGCAGCACTCCATCGTAGCTTAAGCAGTCGCCCCAGAACTCTACTTTGTCAAATTTAGTTAGCCAGTGACAAAAAGCGTTAGAAATATCGTTGGCAGTACCCTTTACATAGGCGTAATCACCTAGTATCTCGCAAAAGGGACCGTCCTCATTAAACATTAAGTTATCAATTACATTCTTTTGTATCCAATCATCTACTTGGTCTCTGGCGTAGTCGGTAAACTCTGAGTAGAAGCATTTACCATTTGCAGCAACTACTCCTAAACTGATTGGTGTAGTGTTTTGGTGAAGACCAGTAAATTCAAAATCAAAGTACAATCTCATAGCTAAAATGCCACCCTTTCACATGATTTTGTTTGTTACCTTTTTTCAGAAAATTATAAATAGAGCGACTACCTACATTAAGGTGTTTACTTGCTTGCAGTACTGAAGGAAAAATTAACTTTTCCTGTGAGGTAATATGGGTGCATAATACTTTTTTACCTGCGTAACAATTACCTTTCCCTGCTGCACCTATCCTCTCTTTATGCTGCTCAGATAGAACCTTACCTTTAGCACTTAAGCTCATTCGCTTTCTTGACTCTACACTTCTTTTAGCTCCTAGATGATATTGCCTTACACGTTCCCGGACATCTGTATTATCCATAGGGTTACTCTCTCCGCCATCGGATACGTTGGTTAAGGGGCCTCTTTTGTCAGAAACTTTACCTATACGAGAAATTAGCTGTTTCTCTAGTCTTAAAGCATCATTGGAAGTTAATGCTGTCCTTACAGGTAAAATTATAGGCTCTAACCCTTCAGAAAGAATACTATTAATCTTGTTAAACTTGTGAGGGTTACCTAAGACTTTGCCATGTTTAGCTCCCCAAAGATGAAAATACATACGGCTTGCCTTACCTTTGCCTATATAAAAAGGTAGGTAGTCAAAAGATAGGTCATCATAGACAAAATTACCGGGTTTACGTGGGTCTAGGTAAGCATAAACGTAGAAATCGTTGGTCATCTTTCTCATTCCTCCTATATTTTGGTTGTAATCATACTATATCATATGAAAAAAATGCAGTCAATATACCGACTGCATCTTATTGTGGGTGTAATTATTTACTTTTTAGCAGCTGAAGTACTTTAAACTGCTTAACTACTTGATCATCGGTCATAGCCATAACGTCTGCTACGCTTAAGTGTAACGTCTTTGATAAGAAAAAGCGGATAAGTTCCACATCTTTCTCAGTAAACGCATCTTCTTCAGCGTATGCGTTCTGAATAAGGTCCATTGCATCCTTTGTAACTTCAGAAACTGATTCATCGACATTAGAAATGTACTCATACAGTGTCGGAGCTACTAGTGGGCAGCTGCATGTTTCCTCTGTACAATCCTTCTCACATGTAAAAATGTTATCTTCTTGAGGTGCTACAATGTTCATGATCTTATCCTGAACGGACTCGGCCAACTTTTTCACATCGATATCGGAATCTTTAGCGTTTACAACGATATTGAAGTTGTTCTGCATGTATTCTGTAACCGGGTGGTCAGAGAAATATTCATCTACGCTCTCAAGACTTGTCTGTTTTAAGTCCATATTTGGGTCTGCTTCTTCGACTGAATTAATGAAAGCCTTTACTTCATCTAAAAGCTCATAAGCTGCTTCGACAAAGCCTACCTGATCTGTAAGCTCGTTAAGCTTAAACGTATCTTTAGCTCCTGAATGATACATTTCATCAATGTAATTCAGCTGTTCTTTTGTTCGGATGAACTGTTTATAAATTTGCTTTGCGTTCATTCTTTGCCCTCCTGTGTTGGGTACTCACCGAGCTTATCTGCAAACGTACTGAATGCACCTCGGTAGTTTTTGTGTAGTTCTGCAAACGCAATCTCTGGAAACTCTCCAGAAAGTACCCCTTGTTTAAAGTGATGCTTCATTGCTGCAAAACCAGAATTTTTAATATCTTTTTGACCGTTGTGGCCTGTCATAGCTACATAGCAGCTGTCATCCACACGGGTTAATGTCTTTTTAAGTTCATCAAGTGTACCATTCTGAATCTCGTCAATGATGATACCTGCATCTTTAATTGTACGTCCACGTAAGAACGTATGCGGTACAATCTTAAAGTCGCCCATAATTAAAGGGTTACACATATCTTCTAGGATTAATGTTTGCGGGTTAACTCCCGCTTCGATTAATGCATCAACAAAAGGTACTGCATACTCTCTTGTCTTATCTGAAATCCCACCGGGAATATATCCTAACGCTTTCTCCTGTACTGGGAACAGAACGTAATAAACTTGCTTTATGTATCCTTTATCTAGAAGTGCTTTCATGGCTTGCGTCATTACAGTGGTCTTTCCCGAGCCTGCTTTCGCGTCCGTTATTACTCTCTTTTTGTTGTATAGCTTTATAACCATATCTTCTTGCTGACGATCTAAACGCTTAATAAGTTTAAATTCATTTGGAGAAAGCTTACTCAAATCTAAAGGTTTTTCAGGTACCATAACAGCGACTCCTTCTATTTAGATGTGTATTAGTTGTTATCTCTATTATATCACATTCTGTGGGAGGTCTAGGTTATAGAGGCACCGTTGGGAGGTCGGATACTACCTCTATATCCTAACTATAATATACAGTATTTGCTATAGCTTGTCAACAAGGAAATAAAAAAAAACGTATGCACAAAGTATAAACCTACTCGTAACCCTGCGTTCTTCGCGCCTAGATAGTTTTGATAGGCTGTCTTACTAAGAAAGCTTGTACCTTCTGTTAATTTGATGTACGCCCCTTTTACACCGTCTAGCACTACTTGTGTCCAGTTGATTGTGCCGTTATGGTGAGATACATCAATGATTTTCACGTTCTTTGAGTTTCTACTTTGCATTTAAGTTGCCCCCTTTTATAAATACAAAAAACACGCCCGAATGAGCGTGTTTTGAGTAAAGATATATTTTATTTAGCTTTAGTTACTATTCACCTGGAATTATATAAGTTTGTATCGGGAAGTTTTGATTATCAAAATCTTCTTTTTTGACAACTAATAACATGTTACTGTTCAAAAATTCTACAATCCTATACATATCATCACAGAATTCAATTTCTCTATCTATAGATATGTTTTCAGGCAACAAAAAGTCTTGTTTTTTCATATATTTCCCACCTTTTTACCTGAATTATACTACATTATCTATTTTTTGTTGATTTTATTTTTATCAAACAAGATATTGAGAAACGATATGCCCTATATATGCATACCCTTTATCACCAGGATGGGCGCTATTAGTTCCTGAATTTCCCGTATAATCATTTGTACTAGGACCAAACAACCCCTTGCTTTGGGCTAGTGTATAGGATTTACCGAAAGCATTGTAAATATCTATTAGACCCACATTTAACTCGTCTGCTAATTCATACATTACTTTTAAAAAGCTATCCCATTTATCGCTTGTTACCCAGCTGCTACTAGGTTGGAAATAAGCATTAACAACCACACTCGCGCCATAAGATTGATACAATTTAATTAAATCACCTAAGTTAGTTTTGAATGTAACTTCGTCAATCGTTTTCACATCATTCATTCCAAGAGAAATTATCGCTAAATGCGGTTTTACCGTCTCCAAACGAGGTCGGTTTTTAACATCTAACCATTCAGAAGTTTTTCTTCCTGAAATGCCTAATCTATTCACTTGAATACCTTTTGTAGCCCCACTATTTTCGATAACTCCCTCTATAAACAATCTAGCTGTTGTTTGTGGCGTTATTGTCATTACATGCGTTCCTGCCCCAAGACCTGTATAAGTTGTAGAAGGGGTAAAATCTGTTGCAGTTGCATAGCAGTCAATTATCCCTTTATTAACTCCGTCAATTAAAATATCAGCTTTGCCTCCATCTGTTGTTTTCGAAAAAAGCAAAGTCACTGAATCACCTTTAAAAGTAACAGTTGAAGGGGTTGTGTTCCCGTTTGAATTAATCATAAAGCCCCCTCGTCCATTAGCTAAACTAGACCATCCTGCCCCTCTTGTCCATCGAGGATTTGAACCTGCTGGCATCCCTCCTTCATAAGAATTAATAAAACCTTCTCCAGGATCGTTGCCGTATTTAGCTTGTAAATTTTTTCTAAGGATTGCCACCCACGACTTGCTAGGTTCGTCGCTAGAGTATTCCCCTCGTGTTATAGAATCGCCAATGCAGTCTACTTTTACAATTTGGTTAGAAGCGTTAGAAAGAGCAATTCGATAATTAAATAAAGCATTGTTTAAATTATACCCGAAAGCTCCGTTTCTTTTTGACAAATCACCAATTTGACCGTTATTTTTCTGTGCTAAATCAAACGCCGCTTGAGTGTTACCTGCTAAAGCGTCCACTGCACCTTGTCCTGCAATTTTCACATTACCGTTAGCTGAGCCGATGTATAGCTCTTTCGTATCTGTAGCTAAACCCATTTCCCCTTCTAGAAGAGTAGGTAAATCCTTTTTTAACCCACGTTTAAGTAACAGAGTAACCTTTCTTTCATTATCTGCCATTTGTATATGTACCACCTTTCAAATAGTTTCCAGTATAATATAGCAGAGAGCACCTTATAGGTGCTCTCTGCTTATCCTAGTAACTTCTGGAAAGTCAATACGCCTGCAATTCCGTCTGCTGCGAGTCCATGAGATTTTTGGAAGCCGCGTAAAGCTGCGTCAGAAGCACTTCCGAAAATACCGTCTACCGCTAGGCTAGCGCCTTTAGCATTTAAAGCAGATTGTACTAAGCATACCCAAGAAGCTGCTGTAGTTTTACGGCTTACTAGCTGAACAGCTGCTGCCGTTTTAGGTCCCCATAATCCATCTGGTGTAGTCCCGCCTAAGTACTGAAGTACGCGAGTTAATGCGTCTTTAGTCTTAGGTCCGTTATAGCCATCGACTGTAATAGGTGCGAACTTAGCCTTAGTTGGATAGCCGCTACCGTTAACAAACAATTGAGCTGCACGAACGTATTTAGAACCGCCAGTAGATTCTGTTGTCGGTACGGAAGGTGCTGGAGCTGGCTTAGTTGTTACCGTAGGTGTTACAGCTTTACCGTCTAACATTGCTAAAAAGTTATTCCAAGTTACGCCTTTATCTCCATCACGTAAATGACGAGGACAGTTTTTCCACCCACTTGATACGCGGTGAGTAATAACTGCTGACTTCGGAATGTTGTGTCGTGCCATTAAGATTTTAACTAGCTCTGCTGTATTTGCTACAGCTTTCTTATAGTCGCCACCTTTATTAACACAGATTTCAATGCTGATACCGACTTGGTTGTATTTCTTACTACCTGCTGCCCAACATTGCTTACGATCATCGAATGATTGGTATGCGCCTTTATCATCCACTGTGTAATGCCAAGAAGCTGCGCGAGAGTTACCGCCTGCTTGTAAGCGAGCGTGTGCGTTTGCATCGGCTGTTGCGCCTTCATTGTCCGTCTCATGGATGATGATAAAGTTACAAGGATTGTACCCTGAATACGTCACATCTTTGGCTAAACTAGGTGATACTAACATTTGTTTAATCTGTACCATTTTGTTGCCTCCTTATATATTTTGTCCTCTTTTAATATAGAGGTTATGCTTGACCTTCAATAATTTCTATAATCATGTCAAAGTCTGTGTTTGGCCTGAAAGAGAATACAAAATTTACTCCAGTAAATCTACCTGTCTCATGGGGCTCTGCAATTACCGGGCAAGCAAGAGCTGGGCTGTTATTAATTGTTTTAGCAACTTTAATAAACTCCTCTGTCTCTTTCGCTTGGTCTCTCATAAGAGCGGTAGGGATGAAAATGGAGTGTTCTGTTACCATTCTACCTACTGTCTTACGCTCTTTAAAAAACTGTATTTGATCTTTAAGAGAGTCGAGGAGTGTTTTTCTCTCCTCACTCATTGGCTTGCTCTTCTTCCTTGGCCGGGAAATGCTTATCGTACCACGCTTTAAAGTTCTCTTTGCTAATAAAGCTAACAATAAATGTGATTTCTCCACCTTCTAAGCCAGAGTTAATGTTTGATACTCCAGTAGTCGGGTTGCCTGTATTGTCATCTACAACTACTACTGCACCTTCGCCTAGGTCTAACACTTTACCAGTGCGTACCTTTTCAGCGAACAACATACGGAGCTTATCCATATTGATACCGTAGTCAATCGCTTTCTTAAAGATTTCCTTATGTAGGGTAGGTGCCTCTGCCCAGTTACTTACAATTTGCAGCAAGTGTGGCATGTCTAATTCATTGGTAGTTTTATAAATTAAGAACTTGTACTCTTCGTAAGCACGTTTAGCTAATCGAACTAATAAGCCTGCAACCTCTTCATACTCTTCTTCTGTAGCTGTACGCGTAATCAGGTCTGTAAGAGTAGGTGCTTTGTCTTCCGTGTACTCCTTAATTAAATCCTTTGAAATTGCTTCTGAATGACGTGTGCTCTTGTTATTGCCTTTTTCTAATGTCATAAGTATAGTTTCCTCCTCGTTTATAACTTCCTTTAATTCATCTACTAAACTCTCTACAGCTAATTTGTAGAGCCTGTCTTTCTTTCTAGCTGTCCATGCAGCTATCGTAAAACCAGTTAATAGAACCAAAGTGTATAAAATATTCGCTACTATCATTATAACACAGATACTATTGTTCACTCTCGTTACCGCTCTCTCCAAATACTTTTTGAAGATCGTCCGAGCTGATAGACCAATGGTCTTCATCTTGCTCTAAACCAAACTGTACAAACACTGGACGTGCCTGCGGCTGGTCGGCTACTTTTACACCTTTCTGGTTCTGTACTGCGAGTTTAATAAGCTCTGAGAATCCTCTAGCTGCAATCCCGGGTACTAGTCCATTTGTTTTATAAAAGTCCATGACTAGATAATCGCTCTCCTCGGAGTACCCGATAATACCTGCGATCTCTCCGTCTGGGCCTGCTAATTCTAAATAATAAGTGGAGCTTTCTTTGAAAGACTGACCACCCGACATATCTTTAGCAGCCTGTTTAAGCTTCGCTACTTTCTTGGGGTCTGTCTTGTCTGGTCCACCATGAACCTTACCTTTAAGCTCTCTAGCGTGGCTTACTCCAGCGTTCTGTGTACCTCTTCCAGCACTATTGCCTTCATTAGATTCACTTCCGCCTTTGTCCGGGTCTTCATAAACTGTGATTTCTGTCTCTTTTCCGTTACGCATTACTTTTCGCTTAACGGGTACGAGCTTACTGTAGTCCTTGCGCTTTGTCAGTTCCATTGGGAGGATGTCACAAGACATAGCGTAAAGGTACATATCGTACATAGAGTTGAAGCCATACATGTTTAAGAGCCCTATATGCGCCTTAGAAAGCTGCTGGTTGCGTTCAATTACATCGTCTAGACCTTTTACCTTAGTAAGAGCTTTAACAAATCCTGTGGTAATCTCAGCCTCTTGGAGACCTGTTACTGCGGTGTCCGCATTTTCTGTAGCGATCTGTGTAAGCTTTTCCATTAGGTTATCCATACTGGATTTGGATAGACTGTATTTGCCTCTATTCACTTTTATTACCTCCTTTGTGGCTATTGTAGCATAAGACTGTATGCCTGTCAATAAAATAGAGGGAACTTTCGTCCCCTCAAATTAGTAACCTCTGGAAAAAATGTCTGTAGGAAGGGCGGTCGGATTATTAACAGTTGTATAGTTAAACGCATTCTCCTGTACATTCGTAATGAAAGGCTCTAACACATGCTCCATACCTACCATCGAATACACGGATGATTGAGCAAAATGGTCGTCACCTTTATTTGTAATAATCTGATAAACTTCCGCAGTCTTTTCATCCTCTTCATCTCGGATAACTACGTTCTTCCAGTGCTGCTTGTAGAGGTCTAACTCTCTATCTGGACGGTAGAATCCTAGACGGTTCATCTTCATATCGGAAATGTGGCGTTTATTTTGAGTAAGCTTATCGACTGTTACCATTGATCGCTGCTCTTGCCATACAGGTTGAATCTGGCCTGTAGAACGTGGGTTAGGATTCACCTTTACCCCATATACTTTTCCGATTCCAAAGTGCTGAATGAGCTTTTCTACGTAGTTTCCGCTATCTCCGATATCCGCACAGATAATGTCCGGGTTATACGGGATAAGCTGTGTAATAATTTCTTCCAAGTCGGCCTCGATATTAGCTACTCCTCGAGAACGTTCTACCGAAAAGATACGAATTAAGTCAACCATACCGTTGTCGCGGAACCCTCGAATTGTTATCCAATGACGGTTACCCCAGTCAATACCTACAGAGATGAATCGGTAGTTACCTCTATCCATAAGCGGTGCAGGTAAATCTTCTCGAACGTTATTATTGATATCGTCATCTGTAACAGCTAATGCTAAATCTTGGAACGGGAACCCTAGAACGTAGTTGTAGAAATGCTGCTTAGATTTTGCTTCTAGCTCTTTACGTTTCAATTGGTCCGCAGAAATAAATACAGCGTTCATTTGAGTGATTAAGTATCCGCGAGTACCGCCACCATCTGCTGTACGGGATGGGTAAATAGGCACCCACGTACCGTTATACCAGCGGTCTAGTACTTTACCACACTTCTGACAGATAAATCGGAATGTACCATCTTTTACTGTCTGAGCAAGTAAATCTACTCCGCTTTCATCTGTACACTCGATATTCTTCTCATAGTCTAGCTGCTGAGTAAGTCCGCAGTGGTCGCATTTATGCATATACACATGCTGGTCAGATTTATCATACAGCTCATGGATACCGTAGTTAGGTACCGTTGGTGTACTCCATCTTCGAAGAATTTTAAAGTTAGAAGAAGACATAGACTCAATAGCCGAGATTTCCGCTGAAGCAGATACACGGTCGTACTCGTCCAGTGATAGATAATCAATATCGACACCCTCTACTGCTGCACCCTTTGAAGATGAACGGAACAGTAAGAAGCTGTTTCTAATCTTTTTCTTTTCCAATGAATCTACATGTTTATCTGTAATAGTTGAATAGTACCCGGCCTCTAACAGTGGGTTGATACGGGTACTTACAAAGTCCTTCATTTGTCGGTTCGTAGGGAACGTGTACAGACATTTCACACCTGCATAGCTGTGTAGGTCTGCAAAGTGAATCATCTCCGCTACACCGATTTCTGAAAGCCCTAACTGACGTGATTTAATAACCGCCTTATTTACATGCTGATCATTGATCATTTGAACTTGCCACGGACGATGTGACTGGTACTTGGCTGAATTACGTCCGCTGATATGAAATGTAATGGGATGGTTTTTTACCTTATGGTGCTTAAGAAGATAAGAAGAGGGGTTAAGCATTGTCAAGACGTAGGCTAACTCTTCTTTTGTTAAATCTGTACGGCCGAACGTCTGAAGAGCAACATTCGTAATTAATTTACCGTCAATGTGGTTAATCATCAGAATGCGCTCTCATTCTCTTTATTTTGAGCAATATCAAATTGCCTAATAAGTTCAGCCACATCATCAGTTGACATATCCATAACATCTAATCGTCCCTCTTCATCTGTTGTAATTTTTCCTTCTTGTATCGTATCTTCTAAAGCCTTCCCTTGTTTCATATTAATCTCTGGAAGCGCGGACTGCCCTGCTCTACCTTCCATTGCTTCGGTAATGCCATTAATTTCCTTGTACATTCCATACACACGGGCTAGGTCAGACATGTTGTCAATCGGAATATCTCCAGACTGTAACCGCTGTATAAACTTAAGTAAGGATGTGGAAATACTGTCATTTAACAATTCCCGGACTTCACTTTCGCTAGACATACTAACTTTCTTCTTTTCCATGCGTTTTCTGATATTATCAGCCATCGACATCTAATAGCTCCCCTTTCTTTCGTAATGTTCTGTAACATGAGTTAACATCTTTGCAAATATCCACCTTGAAATATTTGTTCAGGTGGAAATGTACGTGAGATGTAGTGGTAATATAGTTGTTCTGATTCAAAATAAGAGAGGATAAAGGGCGGCTGCATACAACACATAGCCTAGGAGTATGAACCCGCTTATCTCCTTTTCTGAACTCATGGTACTTTTCAGCATCCTGATATAGGGATTTACGTTTTTCTACAATCTCTTTTTTAGTCGTCAAGGTCCTCCTCAACCTCCTCGTCTTCGTCCTCCAGTTCTTTATCGTCCGCGAAATGCGTATCGATATAAGTGTTGTACGCGGCCAGTCGTTCCTCTAAGAACTCGTCCTCGTCCAGCTCCTCGTCTTCGATTGCTGCAACATACATATACGGCAGCTCTAAGATAATTTCTTTTACAATGGCTACTGCTGCATCTGAAGAAGCGACTACTCCATATGAAATCATCTGTGTAATTACTCTGTCTTCGAAGCTTTTATGTAGGAAGTCGATAATAGCCTCTTCTGTCATGTCACTATCGCATTGCAAATGTGCATACTCATAAGACATATCAACAGCCGTTAAGGTAATGATCGTTTCAATATCTGTAACCAGTTTACTTACGAACTGCATATCAGCCGTAATTTTTTCTCCTTTTTTGACGATAGGTGCTAAGATTTCTGTACCTGTAACTACTTTAGGTGTAACTTCCTCGATTGCAAAATTTTGAGCCATACTGCGGTAGCTTGCTAGTTCCTGTTCTGTTAGTCCAAACATTTTATTGGCACCTACTTTCTTTTTGTATCGTCTTTCTCCTGCGGGAGTCGTTTTAATACTACATCTGTAAGTTCCTGTAATTCCTGCTCTACTTTTTCCTTCTTGCGTAGTAGCATCTTATCGTATATCCATACTACAATTACAGCTAGCACAGCCCCAAATATGATATTGGCAGCTAAGAAGTGGTGAATATGAAATATATACTTAGAGATACCGTAGTTAATTGCCAGAGCTACAGCTTCAGCAATGATTATAAGCATGATTTTTATGAGTAAATGCTTACGGTTAGGCATGTCGGCAACCCTCCTGTTCATGTGACCTTTGCTATAATATAGTGGATAGAGTAAATTTTCTTAAAAAATGTCACTGCGAAGTCCTATATTAGATAGAGAATTAGAGTAGGAGAGGATGTATATGCTTGTTTTTGTTTCGATTCTAACGGCATTATTTTATATGCTCGTCTTTTATTTGTCCTACATCACTGCTTTTATCCTCTATGACGGGCTACGCTACAGACTAATATTATCGATCTATAAATCGACTATATTTATAGGTGTAACCTATATCTCTATTATATCAGATGTTTTACTCTTTAGTGGCGCTATGTACAGCTCCATTATGATGAAGAACGGACTTCTGCTTTTATTAATTTCATCGTCACTGGTTCAATCAGTGTCAGAAAGGAGACAAGGGAATGAGCATGAAAGGGAATAAATACCACAGCACAGTAAAGCTTGAGTTCCGCGATTTAGTGAGCCATCTTGTTCAGAGAGAAAGATCGGTGTTCCACATGTACACCATCCATCGACTGCTTAATCTAGGTCTGCTGATTGATTTTACATATGACTATTGTACAAACAGCACTCCCGACAAATTTATCCATCTTGAATTAGACTTACGAGAACATGGCCGAGTACACTTTCAAATCAATACAGAGTCTAGTTATGGAAGCGTATCTGACGAAAGAAGCATGCAGGTACTGAAAGATTTTCTAGTGAATTTTGACACTGGTTTAGATGACAAAAGGTAGGAGAGATATATTTGGTGCTTAAAAAATAAAGGAAGGTGGGGTTTTTAGTGACTAACCAAAACAGTGAACTTATTCACAGACTTAAGGGGATAGAGGATAAGATTCAGAATAACGAGACTGACACTGAGGAACTAAAAGGCGTAGTAAACGAGCTTAAAGTCATTATCCAGTCCCTCGATAAAGACATGGCTATTCAACTTGAGAAGCAGTCCCACCTGTATTATCGAGTTGAACAATTGCAAAAGGAAATCGAGCTGCTGGAGAATAAAGGAGTTAAGTCTAGTGACAAGCAAAGAGCGTTAGTGGAGAATGCACTAATGGCATTTCTTGGTGGGCTTATCACTTACATTTTCAGTCTTCTAAGCGGTAAATAAATAGGACAGAAAGGTGCGAAATTAAATGAGACAAAAAACGATCGAATTAAAAATGATGGATGGAAGTTCTTTCTTCATTGACACAATGGATATGCAAACACTAGGTATTCCAGATAATCCTGAAGCTTATGTAAACAGTTTCCTAGCAGGTAGTCGTGGACCCTTAATGCAGGTTAACCTTGCAGTAGATGGAGCTGGAGGAAAGACTTACATTAACCCTCATATGATTATTAGCGTAAAAGTTACGTATATTTAAAAAAGACCGAGAAATCGGTCTTTTATTTATGTATGCTCTTAGTATGTAATTTTGAATCCGTATAGTTCGAGTACTGCTTGTCCAGTAGCCCAGTTCAAATGATTCCATTGTTGGTTAATTTGACTCCACTGTTCTAATAGTTCAAAGTATTCGCGCATTTTAAGCCCTCCTTGGTTTGTCCTATTTTGTAGTAAAAATATCTCCCGGAGTTACCGGGATTATTCTAGCTCCTTACATTCATCACAAAGTAACCTATGGTGCCCACAATCTGAGCAAGGTTTAAGGTCTTTTAATTGCCCTTCATGCCTCATATGGTAAGTTGTAAGGCTTTGGTCTTCCTCTCGCTTATAAAGCGCACAGTGATGGACTGGAACCTCCTCATTACATATACCGCACTTCTCTGGTCTCATTTGTTCACCTCCTTAGTCAAATACAATTCTCCCCTGAGAGAAATACTGAATAAGTACTCCATTCCTCTCTACCTTTTTCTTACATCTCATTCTTTTATGACTGTCTACAATAATTATCTCACCAATTTCATACTCAAACGGAGTAGGCTCTGGTTTACCTGAACCATATACAGCATATTTTTTCATTAATAATGCTCTCCTTTCCTAGCGGCTAATAAGCGTTGGTCTAATTCTTTAATTTCATCGTCAGTTAAGTCTGAGAATAATTCACGGTACCCTACATTAAATAAGTCTTCCAAGGCTACGATAGTTCCAATACGAGGAACCTTTTCTCCATTCTCCCAGTAACTAATGGAAGAATAGTGAACACCCTTACCTAAGATTTCTTCTAACTTATCCGCTAATGTGTAGATCGTGTACCCTGCATCCATTCTGTACTTTCTGAGTCTCTTCGGTGTCTTGTTTTTCATTTCCAATCTCTCCTTTTTCTAATGTGTTGTTTGTTGTTGATTTCATCTTATCACCTTATTGATTAAATGTCAACCACTTTAGATAAAAATATCTGACCTATTTATTTGTCCTATTTTAATCAGTTGATACATAAGGGTTATAGAGCATTCTGAACAGGATATATGCCTATTTTATTTTAGTTACCTTGTATTTATATATTTATTATTATTTATTATATATAATTATTTATTAAATATAAAAGTAAATATAAGGGAAGAGATAAAATTAAATGTGACAAAAATATGGAAGACATTGTAAGTTACTTTATAGGGTATGATCTGAACAATTATTAAGTGATTTATTCTGAATAGCTATTAGAGTACTCTAAATATAAAATGTCCTATTTTAATTCCTTGGGAGAGTAAGGGTTAAGAGATATTCTGAAGAACTTTTGTCTTATTTAAAATTAAGGGTACTTGTATTTATATATTTATATATTATATTATTAATAATAAATATTTTAATTAGATATATTATTTATACAAATGCCAAAAAAAGTTGTCTTCAGGACTTGCTTTAGGTTACAGAGTATGATATAGTATAACTAAGCTTAAATCGTCAATAAAGGTTCCGTACACACCGTATAGACTTGGCCGCTATCTAACACACCGTAACTTCCATTAGGAAGATCGTTAGGTAGCAAAGCCTAGTCAAATATTCTTTCAGATAGTATAGAAAATAATGATTATAATTTACATAGATGGTTATAATAGAAATAGAGCCCCAAGCATTCTTTCACTTCCTCCCTTTCTATTTAACTTATGAAGGGCTCTTTTTATTCTTCAGGTATTCACATTGAGTACACGACTGAAACTATATCGTGTATTGACTGAGGATTCTTGTTTAGGCTTTTACTATTGCCTCTGAAAATAATGAAAAGCCGAGTGTTTACTGGTTTCCACTCAAAAGCAAACCACGAAAGTACCGTCCGTACCTCCTGTATTCAGGTCGATGAATGAAAACGGACAACCGTAACTACTTTGCAGAGACTGGCTAAGGCGATACACCTGACAAGAGAGTGTTCCAGTATAGTCGTTGTAACTATAACCCATCTTGGTTCTTGGTATGAGGGTGGGTGCAGATATTGACTAGTAGCTCAGTTGGTAGAGCAATCGGCTGTTAACCGATCGGTCGCAGGTTCGAGTCCTGCCTAGTCAGCCATTGCTGAGGGGTCGGTACCCAGTGAGGTCTCATAAGCCTTACTTAGTAAGTTCAACTCTTACCTCAGCAACCATTCATATTATAGCGCTGTGGTGAAGCGGCATTAACACACTCGACTTTCTATCGAGCATTCGCGGGTTCGAGTCCCGTCAGCGCTACTCTCCCATTGGTCTAGCGGTTTATGACTCTTGCCTTCCAAGCAAGCAGCCTCGGTTCGATTCCGAGATGGGGGTCTAATTATGGTAGAGGTTGTGGGACATCTCACTCCTCTATCAACGAGATAAAACAGGGGTGCATGTTCCAAGGCTGGCGATACGGTCTCCAAAACCGAGTGTGGCGGGTTCGATTCCTGTCCCCCCTGCCAATTTATGATTTACTGTGAAATGCAGATTAAAGGTAATTACGCATAGTAGGGTAAGCTCCTACAGTTACCTCCTTATATGGAGGTTCAGATATGTGGAAAACATACATAGGTAACTATGAGATGAATGAACTTGGTCAACTAAGAAATAGTAAGACCGGGAGAATACTTAAACCAAAAATCAGCAATAAAGGCTATGTGGTTTACGGTATATCCTTAGAGGGTAAATACAAAGATGTCTCAGCACATAGAGCTGTAGCTACTTTGTTTGTAGACAACCCTGAAGGTAAGCCTGTTGTAAACCATAAAGACGGTAATAAACAGAATAATTGTTACACTAATCTAGAGTGGGCTACTAATTCTGAAAATACTGTACACGCTGTTCAGGAAGGTATGTTGACTAATGACCATTGTAAAATAGCGGTTTATCAGATTGACAACAAAGGTAACGTCATTAATACTTACCCTTCAGTAAGAGCAGCAGCTAGAGCTGTTAATGGGTATTCATCTAAAATCTCCAACTGTTGTACTGGAAAGCAAGTAACTCATAAAGGTTTTCGTTGGGCTCATAAGCCTATATAATATTTAATAATATGGCCCATTAGTGTAGCGGTAACACGACTGACTGTCTATCAGTTATCCTCGGTTCAAATCCGGGATGGGTCGTACATAGATTGGTTCCGATAGCAGAGATATGATGTATCGGTGCTAGGTGGTTACTGCCAGAAAGCGCGGCACTACCGCCTAGTAGGTAAGGGAAGACTGGAATGGAGCCCTTACAAACAGCGCTGAAGGAAGTTTCAGAAGACTGCATTCAAGATAGGTCGGGTTACCTATCGCCCATGAGTGGGTTCGGACTTACTCCCCGGTATGCCTCTTCTCAAACTTGCTAACCATGCCTTACTAGTGTTCTAGGCTTAAAAGACGAAGACTACCTGTGGAGACTAGTTCTAGGAAGCAGGTGGGGATGTGTATATCCTGAGCTATACTAGTCACTAGCAAAATACACCCTTTGGGGGATGGGTAGGTTAAACCCCCAACATGCTCTTGTAGCTCAGTTGGCAGAGCAGCTGATTTGTAATCAGCAGGTCGTAGGTTCGAGACCTACCGAGAGCACCACTTTATACCATGTTCTTGTATCCCAAGGACACCAAGCACACTTTCATTTTCTTTCTTGTTTAATGGATTTCATTATTCTATTTCCTCTTTTTGCCTGTAGGGTGGTTCCTACAGGTTTTTTTTTATGTCCTAAGTTCTATATTATAAGGTACAGTACCGCGCAGCTAGAGGGTACCTATTATATGGTATAATAGAAATAGAGACTCGTTTGTTCTATATTATACACAGATAAGGAGGCAGCTATGGCATCATTCAGTCAAGACGAGAAGTGGATGGAAGCTAAGAGAGCCGTAGGTCATCTCAATTGGCTAGAAGTTATCTCTTACTATCGATCAATAGAAGGCGACAATGTATTTGTCTATTCAGTTATCGATGGAGAGAAGAGGCTCATAGTTGACATACTTAGTGATGATAATATCCTACTGGTAGATAAGCACGGCTGTATTATAACGGATTCATACATGAACGTTTTAAACAGTAGGAAGGTTTTTAAATATTCGGAAGATTCTGAGACTAAGCAGTACAGGCTCGGTCCAGACAAATACACAATCGTAATAGAAAGTCACAAATAGAATGGAAGTGATAAGTAATGGGCGTATTAGATTGGATTCCTTCATTCGGAAATAACCAGAAGCAAGAGAACCTGATCAATGTAGACGATGAAATGTCTATCAGAATTAGACAGCTTGAAGAAGAAACAATTCAGAAGAGTACGAAAAAGAACCCCGGCCGCGCTAAAGCTTACGAGGAGCCGCTGATTGGTAACTTCTCAATGAACCCGGATTTTAAAGAGGCTCCTTCAATTTCAGGTACACACAACCTGTTACAGACTCTTAAAATATGGTCTAGAAAGAATATCATCCTTAATGCAATCATTAATACTCGAGTAAACCAAGTAGCTACTTTCTGTACACCAGCCCGATACAGTGAAAAAGGAGTAGGGTACGAGGTACGACTGAAAGACCCTCTAGAGAACCTGACCTCTCACGACAAGAAGAACATTGAGCGAATTGAAGCTTTTCTTGAGCACACAGGTAAAGATAAGGACGATTTCACAAAGGATAACTTTACTACATTTGTGAAGAAGTTAGTTCGAGATCGATTGACTTATGACAAAATCAATTTTGAACTTATCTACGATTCAGAGGGTTCATTAAACCGTTTTAAAGCTGTAGACTCTTCTACGATATACGTAGCAGTAGATAGCAAAGGCCATGAGCCTAAAGGTAAGAATGCAGACCGCTATGTACAGATTATCGATCAGAAGAAAGTTGCTGGTTTCAAAGCTAAGGAAATGGCATGGGAAGTACATAACCCTCGTACAGATATTACAGTTGGACGATACGGCTACCCGGAACTTGAAGTAGCTTTAAATCACTTACAGTACCATGAAAACACTGAAGTATTTAATGCTCGTTTCTTCGCTCAAGGTGGTACGACTCGAGGCTTGTTACATATTAAAACAGGACAAGAGCAGTCTAACCAAGCGCTAGCATCATTCAGACGTGAATGGACTTCTATGTTTAGCGGCCTTAACGGTGCATGGAAAATTCCAGTTATCACAGCTGAAGACGTTAAGTTTGTGAATATGACACAATCATCTAAAGACATGGAATTTGAGAAGTGGTTAAACTACTTGATCAATGTTATCTGTTCCATCTTCAGTATTGACCCTTCAGAAATTAACTTCCCTAACCGTGGAGGAGCTACAGGCCACTCTGGGAATACATTAAATGAAGGTAACTCCGCAGAGAAGTACCGTAACTCGAAGGACAAAGGGTTAGAGCCTTTATTAAAGTTCATTGAGGATGCAGTAAATAAATACATCATCTCTCAGTTCGGGGACAAGTATGTATTCAACTTTGTCGGTGGAGACGCTAAGACAGAAATGGAAATCATCTCTATTCTTAAAGCTAAGGCTGAGATTGGCCTTACAATTAATGATGTTCGTGCAGAACTTGGTTACCCTCCTGTAGAAGGTGGAGACGTAACACTTGCTGGAGTACACGTACAGCGTTTAGGTCAGTTGTTACAAGAGCAACAAATGGAAATGCAGCGCCAGATGGAAATGCACCAGTTTGTAGCGCAGCAGACAGGCTATAACGGCGACTTAGACAATGTTAATGGTAAAGGTACCCACAATAAGCAAGTAGGCAAGGACGGACAGCTGAAGGCGGAGAACAACACGAACTCTACTCCTCAAGGCGGAAAGAAGGATGATGGTTCGGCTATAAATGACTGGGAAGTTTAGGCTTCCCTTGGTCATTTTATAAACTAGGTAGTGTTTCTGCTATATTATACACAGAAACGTGACTGCAACACATAGCATTATTTTAAAGTGTGATATTATAGAAGGGAGGAAACAGCCCTGAAAACTTTTAATGGAAAAGTTGATTTGTTTGTTCCTATCGATCTAGAAGACTCTATTAAAAAGAGTAATGACAACGATACTGAGCAAGCTTGGTATCTACGAGGGTATGCCACTACTCCTGATTTAGATTTACAGGAAGATATTGTAGACCCTACAGGAATTGATATCAGTCATTTCATTGAAAATGGCTATATCAACTATGAGCATATGCAAGGTAATGAGCACATTATCGGAGCTCCTACTGAGGGTACTCACGTAGACCCGGACGTTGGCCTATATGTGGAAGCTAAGCTATACAAAGGTAACCCATATGCAAAGAGCATCTGGGACTTAGCAAACAATATCGCTAAATCGGGCATTCCAAGGAAACTAGGATTCTCAATTGAAGGATACGCGAAAGCGCGAGACAAAAGTGACCCACGTATTATTAAAAGTACATATATTACAAATGTGGCTGTAACAACTAACCCAGCTAACCCTAACGCAACATGGGACGCTTTCATGAAAAGCTTCTTAACAGGGTTCGGTATCTCTCCAGATACGCAGGTAGATGCAGCAGCACTTCGTACAGAGTCGTTCGCTCGTAGCTTACATAACCTATCCGCTGCTTATAAGCAGTTAAATAATCCTGTCGAGTTTGACCGTGTTTGGAAAGAGGTAGGTTCATATCTAGACTCTATCGATCGTTCAACTCCTGAGAGCATGGTAATGTTCCTTCAGTTGTCGAAAGGGTACTCCAGAAATGAAGCTGTAGCCGCTATTGATAAGCTTATGCAAAATATATCCAATGGGAAGGAGCAAGAATAATGGCTAAAGATAAACTTAAGTTCCAAGACCTTACAGACGAGCTAAGCAAATCTGCTGAGGAAAAACCTGAATTACAGGAAGCGCCTAAAGTTCAAGAGGACGCTGAATTTGTACAACCTCCAACGGAAGCTGAATTAGAAGCTGCTAAAGCAGAAAAGGAAGCTGAAGAAGCAGAGGTTAAGGAAGAGGAGCCAGCTAAGACTGAAGAAACTGAACCTGAAAAGGAAGAAGAAGAAACAGCAGCTGAGCCAGAAGAAGGTGAAAAATCTGAAGAGGAAGCTGAATCTGAAGAAGACGAAACAGTTGAAAAGTCTGAAAAATCAGAGGAAAAAGCTGACGAAAAGGATTCTAAGCCGAAAGGTAAGGACAAGAAAAAAGCTAAAGATGACAAAGAGAAAGGCGATAAGGGCGAAGAAAAGGTAGAAAAGTCTGAATCTTCTGAAAATGAGATTTCTGGACAAGACATCCTTAATGCTTTTGAAGCAATCGTTAAGTCGTATGGTTCTCTAACAGTTGAATTAGCTGAGGTTAAAAAATCTCTATCTACTCTTCAGGAGTCACTTAAACCTGAACAGGTTGAAAAATCTGAGAAGGAAGAGGACAAAGAAGAGAAAGAAGAAGATAAAGCTGAGGATAAGGAAGAGAAGGCTACTGAAGAGCCGTTGAAAGCTGAAGACATCGAAAAGAGTGTTAAGCCTGAAGAGGAAGCTCCAGAAGGTAAAGCAGTCGAGTATGTTCAGAAATCAGCAGACGGTGCAGCTGTCCCTGAAGTAGAAACTACTGAAGAGGAAGAGCAATCAGAACCTGAATTTAATCCTAAAGATCATGTTACTGATGTCGTTACCTACTACCAAAAGAATATTACAAACATTAGCCGTGGAGCTCAAACTGAGATTCGTGCAGCTGTACAGCGTGTTAAACGTAACCAAGCTACAGAGGCTGATGTAAATTTATTCAAAGAAATTGCAGGATACGGCAAAAATTAAGTACAAAGTGCTATATTAAGGACATGAACGCCTGATATAGGGTTTGGTAGCGGGGTTCCTCCTCCTAACCTCGCTACTATTTTATGAATTTGGTATTAAGTAAAACTAACTATAACTTTAATTGAGAAGGGAAGATACATAAATGGAAGAGAAAAACGAACGTGTTCTACCGAAAGCGGCAGAAGACAAAATTGAAGAAGTTCTTTCGAAGTCATTCACAACTGGTTTCGCTATTACACCTGACACACAGCATGACGCTGCTGCTTTACGCCGAGAGTATCTAGATGACGAAGTTAAGATGTTAGCGTTTGATAACTCTGACTTTACTATTTATCCAGCAATCGCAAAGCAACAAGTTAATAACACTGTTGTAAAATACGCTGTATTTAATCAACACGGTCGTACAGGCCACAGTCGTTTTGTTCGTGAGGTAGGGGTAGCTTCTATCAATGACCCTAACATCCGTCAAAAGACTGTACAAATGAAATTCTTAAGTGATACAAAGCAACAATCTATCGCTGCTGGCTTAGTTAATAACATTGCTGACCCGATGACTATTCTTACAGAGGATGCAATTTCTGTAATTGCTAAATCTATCGAATGGGCAATTTTTTACGGAGATGCAGCTCTAACTTTCGAAGCAGACGAGCAAGCTGGTATCGAGTTCGATGGTTTACATAAACTTATCGATCAAAAAACAAACATCATGGACTTACGTGGACGTACTCTTACAGAGGGCGACTTAAACAAAGCAGCTGTAATTGTAGGTAAAGGTTACGGAAAAGCTACAGATGCATTTATGCCTATCGGTGTACAAGCAGACTTCTCTAACAGCTTACTACAACGTCAGTATGTTTTACAACCTGCGGCTAACGCTCAAGGTATGGCAACTGGTTTCTCAGTAGTACAATTTAACTCTGCTCGCGGAGCTATCAACCTTCACGGCTCTACAATCATGGAGAATGATAACGTACTAGTTGAAAACCGTTTACCACAACAAAACGCTCCACTACCTCCAAAAGCTGTAACAGCAGCTGTTAAGACTGGTGTAGCTGGTAAATTCCGTGAGGACGATAAAGGCGTACAATCTTACAAAGTAGTAGTATTCTCTGATGAAGCTGAGTCTGTAGCATCTCAAGAAGTTACAGCTACTGTAGGTAACCTTACAGATGGAGTAGAATTGACTGTAGAATTACAACCAATCTACCAAGCTCAACCACAATTTATCTCTATCTTCCGTAAAGGTGCAGAAACAGGCCATTATTTCTTAATCGCTCGAGTTCCTGTATCAAAAATGAATGACGAGAATAAAATTGTATTCGTTGATAAAAATGAAATCATCCCTGAGACTACTGACGTATTCGTAGGAGAATTAACTCCACAAGTACTTAGCTTACTTGAGTTACTTCCAATGATGCGTTTACCGTTAGCTCAAATGAATGCTACAGTAACGTTCTCTGTACTATGGTACGGTGCGTTAGCGTTATACGCTCCTAAGAAATGGGTTCGTATTAAAAACGTTCGTTACATCCCTGCTCTAGCAGCTGACGTAACTCTGTAACATATAAATTGAATATCACTAATTGAATAGACAAGTAAATAAGGGGCAGACAAAAATCTGCTCCTTATTTTTTTACTAATTCGCAAATACGAAAAGGAGAGATTTTAATGTTAATCAATAAAAGCCTAGCAAACAAAGAGGTAGCTACGGAGTTTGGAGTAATTCAGTTCAATGATAAAGGTGAGTCTAAAGACTTAAAGGCCGATCAAGAAAAGAAACTAGCAGAGCTTCCGGGCTTCGAATTGAAATCAGCAGCAACTAAACCAGCAGATAAAAAAGAAGATAAAAAAGAAGACGAGAAACCAGCAGCTAAAAAGCAAGCTAAAAAATAATGAAAGGTAAGGGGATTGGCTATGGAGAGTAACAACATTAATGGCCGTTACGGACACAATAACCCACAAGCGCTTAATATCGAAGACGTGGAAAAGTATACGTTAGCTGACTATGGTTTAACCGTAGACGCAGTAAAGATTAACCACTTCGGTATCGATATTACAGACCCTCGTACAGGGGAGCATTTACCTGATGCCTTCTATAAAGCTAAACTAGAGGCCGCTGTAGCTCAAGCAGAAAAGATGTTAGATATCGTTATCCTTCCTCGACTGCTTTCAGAGCACCATGACTTCTATAGCAATGACTACCAGAGCTATACCTTTATTCATACTTTCCATAAGCCGATCTTACAAGTAGAGGCAGTTAGACTAGAGTATGGAGCAGGTACGCTTTACAGCTACCCTACAAAGTGGTGGAGAGTTTATAACCTTCCCGGACATCTTCAGATGCTACCTAATACATTGCTGTCTGGTGGTTCAGATGGGCTATCATTGGCAATGGCTTATACACAGTATCCTATGGTCTCTGGTATCCCAGCTACAGTAGGTAACAACTATGCACCTCAAATGATGCACGTAGAATATGTTGCAGGTATGCTTCCTCCTACTCGAAGCGGAGTTACAAAGCCTAATGAGATGCACCCGGACCTATGGCAAATGATTGTCAAGATCGCTGTTAAAGAAGTATTCGAACAGTGGGGCCGCTTAATTATCGGTGCAGGTATCGCTAACATGACTATTAGTATCGATGGTGTAAGCCAAAGTATTGATACTACTCAGTCCGCTATGTATGGTGGGGCTAGTGCAGATATCGTACAGTTAAATGAGGATATTAAAGAACTTTATACAGGCTTGAAATCTTATTACGGTACAAACGTAGGACTAATCTAAGGAGGGGAAACCAATGGCAGAGAAACCGTCAATATTGAATACTATTTCTACCGCTGGAGTTCGTACTGACATGATGGATGTTACGACAAACTCTATGGGTATTCCCTGCTTATGGGAAAAATCCTACTTATGTCCTTGTCGTGATAGAGCTACAAAGCAGCCTAACCAAGCTTGTCCTAGGTGCCACGGGAGAGGGATTGCCTATCTCCCTCCTGTACCTATTAGAATCATCATTCAGTCCCAAGAGAAAGGCGCATTCAATGCAGACCTAGGGCTGATGGATTCAGGTACAGCAATTGGTACACCAGCAGACAGAACAGCTCGCTTAGCATTCCGGGACCGTATTACAGTTCCTGATGCAAAAGTGTCACAATCTTTTATATTTGATGTCTCTGACAGACGAGTTAAAAACGGATTCTACATGGTCTATGATGTAAACGAGATTGAGTATGCGGTTACAGTCGATCAAGAACTACAAGCAGGAATAGACTACGAGTTTAATAAGCAAAAGAACTTATTTATCCCTAAACCACACCTGCTTAACAAAATGATATCGATTAATATTCTAACGACTCTACGCTACATGATTGCCGATTTACTTAAGGAACATCGTTATGCCCCTAACCAAGCTCAACAGCTCGTACAGATGCCACAGAAGCTTCTCCTAAAGCGTGAGGACATCTTTATCGATAAAGAGGCATTCGAAGTAGGAGTAAACAATGAGCAAGTAGCAGAGATGATCGATACGAAGAGAAAACCGTCTACTGATGGTCTGAATGGATTCTTTAGAAATGGCTAGGAAGAAGGCTAGAAGACCTAAGCTGTTTCAGAATGCTCAGGCACCTAAGCAGGCTATGAAGAATGTAGGGAATGCACTTGTTCAGAAGACATTAGATGCAGGGATGAAAGCTGCACAAGCAGAGAAACCGAAAGACGCAAAAGTCGTCCGTAAACCTAAGTATTTAGAAGTAACGGAGACTAGGATGAATAAGCTAGGAGTTATAGACCTTAAACCTTACTTCTCCAGAAGCTCTCATAAGGTTATGAAGAAGGGCGGGGGCTGGTACCTACGTGTACCTATCAAACGTAAAAAGAAAGATATGTCCAAGCGTATGTACACTCAGTTACGTACTACAAGCCTAGGGGAGAGCGATAGCCGTACTATTATTTCTGACTATCTATACGATAGAAGACGTGCTAGTGGCTCCAACATGCTCGATTATTCGCCAAAGTCGTATAATATAACTAGGCAGAAAACTGGTAGCCGTAAAAGTGTGTATATCGCCTATCGTACTGTATCTAATAATTCTCCTGCAAGTAGTTGGATTATAAACCGTGATAGAGTTAATTCAGATGATACATCGAAGACCTTTGTACGGAATATGAACCGACTAATGAAATGGAAAATGAAGAACGGATGGGAGTAAGCAGAGGGGAGGTTAAATAGTGTTACCTAGCATTGATACATATTTATATGATCAAATTGAGACAAAATTAAAAATTATCTTAGAGAACCGCTATATTATAGAGGAAATATTAAAAGGGGTACAACCTGATATCGCTAAGAACTTTATGAGGGCGTATACAGGCGACACCGCTAGAGAGATTCCAATTGTATATACAATGCCTCAAGATAAAGAAAAGCAGCAAGGAGCCATCTATATAGGGCTTAGAGAGGGTCTTGAATCAAAGACCAGTATAGGCAACTTAGAGGGTACTTATGCATTTAAGGATACCGGGCTAAGAAAAGAGGCTGTAACCGTTCAGGCTACAGAGAACGAAGAGAGATGTTACTTTGAAGTAACTGAACGAATTGCTGACTTAAACAATGTTGAAGGCTTAGAATTTGCTAGGTCCGACAATGTAACTACCGATAAGAACCGCATTTACTTTACGTATGATGCAGAGCTAGTCGGAAAGACATTTAATGTTAACTACGTAGCAATGGCCGCAATTGGAGATGAATATGGACTTAAAAAAGGATTCACTACAACCGAGCAATATTCAGTATTAGTTGTATCAACCAACATGAATACAGTTAGATGCTTGGATTTAATTCTAAAGGCTATATTGATTCTAATGCGTAGCAACCCGGAAGAGTCTACAAGCTTTTTACTTCAAAGACTCCAGTTTGGGCAGATCGAAGAAATTCCTGTAGGAACAGAAGAGAACCCGGAGATGCTTTACGGGAGAGAATCTATTGTAACATATACCACTTCTTATAGCTTAGACGCTCCAATTATCGACACTGTATTGGAGAAGATAATTCTTAACATTAACTATGAGTTGGGAGGAGAGCAACGTGGCTGAAAAAAACAAAAAGGCTAAGGCCGCTCCAAAGAAACAGGAGGCACCTAAACCTTATGTACACATTGACACTTTTATGAAAACTGCACAGCCTATGTTCGGACTATCGAATGTACAAGCAGCAGGCTTCAAAGCTAAGATGAATGGTCGTCACTATCAACAAGACGAGAACATTTTCTTAGATGAACTTAAGAAACACTTTAATTTGGACCAATAAAAATACCTCGTTTAGAAAGGAAGATAATATATTATGGCTAATGTATCTTACGGATATGATAGACAACGCCCTCGTACAGAGATTTTCTTAGACGCTAGCTCATTAGGCTCAGCAAACAACCGTTCTGAGAAACCTCTAGTATTGATCGGTTCTGCTAATGGTGGAGAACCAAACGTACCACACGAAGTTTCTAACTTTGCACAAGCTCGAGAAATTTTCCGTGGCGGAGACTTGTTAGACGCTATCGAAATGGCATGGAACCCATCACCAAACGTTGCAGGAGCAGGTAAGATTATTGCAATCCGTACTGACCAAGCAACACAAGCTAAATTAACTCAAGGTGGATTAACTTTCACTTCTAAGTTATACGGTAACGATGCTAATGCAATCCAAGTAGAGCTTTCAGACAACACATTAACAAAATCTAAACGTGTAAGTGTTTACTTCACGAAAGAGCGTTATGAGCGTGTATATGATAACCTTGGAAACATTTTCACAGTTAAGTACGAAGGAACAGAAGCAGCTGCTACAGTAGAAGTTAAAACTGATACTAACACAAAGCTTGCAACTCAGTTAATCCTTAGTGTAGGCGCAGACTCTGGCTCTGTTGCTCCAGTTCGTACATACGCGTTAGGTACTGGTGTTTACCAAGACGTTCACGTACTAGTAAATGACATTAATAACCTACCAAACTTCACTGCTCAGATGAATGCTTTAGGTGGTAACAAGAATATTGCTACTCAATACCTAGATGTACTTGCTAAAGCTGACATCAAAAATAAAGACGTAACAGTGAAAGCTGTAGGTGCGGATATCCAAGCACAAGTAGCTAATGATACTTATGTTGACGTAGCTATCGATCGCAGCCAAACGGTACCAGCTTCAATTGCTTTAACTAGCTTAGCAGGTGCTAAATCAGAAGTGGCTCCCGCTTCATGGGCAGAGTTCTTTTCTGAGATTACTAACTTAGATACTTACTATGTTGTTCCATTAACAGCTGATGCTGCTATCCACGGGGAACTTGGTCAGTATTTACGTGATGAATCTAAAAATGGTCGTCACCTACGCGGTCTAGCTGGTGGAGGCATTAACGAGTCTGTAGAAGAAACTCGTAACCGTCAAATGGGTCTACGTAACTCTCGAGTAGGTTTAGTTGGAGATTCAGGTACTCGCCGTATGGCTGACGGACGCGTTTACAACTACCCGGGCTACTTGCATGCAGCATTAATTGCAGGTCTATTAAGTGGACTACCAGTAGGAGAACCAGCTACTTATAAGAAACTTAATATCGAAGGATTAGACCACAAGTACACAGGAGACCAGTTAGACCTACTTCATAATTCTGGAGTAATTATGACTGAGTTTGTACGTACTCGTAACTCTTCTCACTTCCGAGTAGTATCAGACCCTACAACATACAACGTTGCTACAGAGCCTGTACAAAACCGTATCTCTCTTGGAGAAGTTTCTGACTTCCTTACAACTGAGCTACGCGAAGTATTGGACAATGAGTTTGTAGGAACTCGTATCCGTAGCACTTCAGCTTCTATCATCAAAAACCGTGTTGAGTCTTTCCTAGACCAACAAAAGAAAGTAAACGGTTTGATCGTAGACTACAACCCAGATGACGTACAAGTTGTTATCACTGGTAACACAGCTCGTATCAACTTAACAGTACAACCATCTCAAGGTCTAGACTACATCAATGTATATATCACTTACGAAGATAATGAATTGACTGCTTGAAGTAATAGCCCTTCTTCTTCTATTACAACAAGCAATCCCCCTGATTCTGACTCTATCAATATGTATGACGGTAGCTCTTTCAGCTCCTCATACGTTGATAAGTTGGATGGAGGAAGCTTTTCAGCTTCTTCAGGTGATGTGCTTGATGGAAACAAATAAGTTCCCTAGCTTGTAATAGCGACACCGAAGAAGGTTTTCCGTGGAGGGGCCACCCTCCAAACTACTATGAATAGGAGTGACCTAAATGGCAACTGTAACTAACCAAACAGTACAGTCTGGTAATACAGTGTACTTTATGATCAAGAACGTACCGATTGCCCGAGCTCAAAGTATCTCAGCTGAACGTTCTTTCGGAACTACTGGGGTATACCAAATCGGTTCTATCATGCCACAAGAGCATGTATATCTTCGTTACGAAGGTTCTGTAACAGTAGAACGTTTCCGTATGAAGAAAGAAAACTTAGCTTCTCTAGGCTTTGCTGCTTTAGGAGAAGAAGTATTACAAATGGACATCATGGACATTGTATTATATGATAACTATACACAGGAAGTTATTGTAGCATACCGTGGATGCTCTATCGATACTTACTCTGAAAGTACAAACGTTGGAGAAATCTCTTCTGAGAGCGCTAGATTTTATTTCCTCACTAGTGCGAATGTAAGAGGTTAACGAAAGAACCCCTAACCGGGTTCTTTTTTTTTGTATAAATGCGCGTTTCTACTTCCTTTGTGTTATATTATAGATAAACAGGAGAGTAGGGATAAAATGAAAAAGTTTGAATACGAACAGGTTAGAGAGTTTATTGCAGATAAAGGATATACACTAATTAGCAAAGAATATATAAATGGGGACCATAAGCTTGATATGTTATGTCCGTTCGGTCATCCAGTGCATATGACATTCCATTTGTTTAAATCTTCAGGTAAAAGATGTAGACTGTGTAAGTCCAGTAGAGGGGAGAATACCATAAGGTTTATTCTTAGACATATATTACCTGAAGAAGTAAAAACGGAAGAGCAGAAAAGAGTAATGTATAAAGGCACATCTTATGCGTTTGACTTCTTTTTATCTTTAGGTAAAGGTCTGTATATTGAGTACGATGGGGAACAGCACTTTAGACCTGTTGACTTTTTTGGAGGGGAAGCAGGCTTTAAGAAGCAGCAGTTACATGATCAACAAAAAACAGAATATGTAGAGAAGAAGAAAGGTCATTTGTTAAGAATCCCTTATACAATGACTGCCCCTGAAATGTATAAGGCCATTCAGTCTTTCCTAAAAGACCACACTACAATAAACGATATAGCGTTAGATAAATTGTCGGAGGCGCAATACTATACAAAGTATAGCTTTACTATAGCTGATGTTGTCAAGTTCTACAAAGAGAATGAGCTATCAGATACTACAGCTAAGTTTAGTATTCATGAAGCAACTGTTAGAAGATACTTTAAACAAGTGTATGGAATGTCTAAAAAAGCGTATAAAAAACTCAAGATAAAAGAGGACATGGCGGAATACTACCTTACCCACACAAATAAAGAAACGCAGAAAAAATACAATGTTAGTGACAAGACGTTACAGAAGTACTTTAAGGAGGTATATGGTACAGATAAATCATCCTTCTTACTTTCTACTTCTTAACATCTGCAAACGTTCGAGGATAATAAAGGAGACCCTAGTGGTCTTCTTTTTTTTACCCTATATATTACAGTTTCTTTACAATGCTGTAACATTCTGTATTTAAGGGGTGTGATGTGTTACATTAAGAAGGTACATAAAGACGAGGTACGTACAACTTAATTGAGAGGGGAAACATCATGAGTATTAAAAAGTTTGTAATTACAAGTTCACTAGGGCTAGGTTTATTGTTTGCAGGACAAGCAACAGCCTCTGCCGCAGAGAACAACAGCATCGTAGATTATTTATATCAAAAAGGTGAAGATTATAGTTTTACACATCGATCTGAGCTAGCAGCTAATCATGGTATTAGTGGATATAAAGGTACAGCTTACCAAAACATTGACTTACTTGGTAAATTAAAGGGTGGCAATGTTCAGGAGCCAGCGCAAGTTAATGCTACTCCCGCTCCAGTACAAAAGCAAACACCAGTCGTTCAGAAAGCAGAACAACCTGCTACACCTTCTGGTCGTACAATGACTGTAAATGCTACTGCTTATGGGGCTGATTGTGCAGGATGTAGCGGTATTACAGCTACTGGACTTAATGTAAAAGCTAATCCGGGAGCTAAAATTATTGCAGCAGACCCAAATGTAATTCCATTAGGTTCTAAAGTTTACCTTGAAGGATATGGAACTTATACTGTTGCAGATACTGGTGGCGCTATTAAAGGAAATCGTATCGATGTATTTATGGGAACAGAAGCTAACGCAATGAGTTTCGGCCGCAAACAACTAAAATTAACCATCTTAAATTAACGAGAAGCACCCTTATTTTGGGTGCTTTTGCTATATTATAAGGGATTATAAAACAGAATGGAGGAATAATATATGGCAGATAATGAAAGAAAGGTTACCCTCCTACTTAAACGTGGGTTAAAAAAGGATTTACCTACTCTTCTAGAAGGGGAGATGGGTCTAGCTACAGATACAAAAGAGTTATTTATTGGTTCTGCTACAGGTAATGTAAAGATTGCAGGTCAAGGTGCTGTAGATAATGTTGTCCAAGGTTTACAAACAACTAATACAGAGGTAGCTCAAAAAGCTAAACAGTCTGATCTAGCTGTAGTAAACAATAACCTTATGAGTCGAATTTACGATTTAACGCAGAGCGATTTTATTTTAAAACCACCTTATAAAGTGAGAGCCAATCCTTTAACTTTAACATTTAACAACGCAAAGCAAATTGCAAGTTCCGTAGAGTACGCCGCGGTAGATTCAGGAACTGGAGTTATTAACCCGGTATTTAGATATACAAATCCGTATATTGTGCAAGCAGGTCCAGCTTACCCTGACTATAAGTTTGCTAAGGATGTAAGTGTAACTACTACCAATTCTAAAGGAAATATAGCGGTAGAGTTTGAGTACAATGGAGCTAAGTTAGAAATCTTTACTAAATACTACTCTTATATTCTCGTACTTATTGATGAAGGGAATGGGTTTGAACTTGCTCAAAAAGATGCATTGTATGTAGACACTGCTTCAACACTAAACTATGTCATGCTAAACTTCGGTTCAGCTAAACTTAGAAGAATCAGGGTTTATAACCTTAGTGGGTATTTTGGTGGTGTTTTTGCCGAGCCGGGGGCTACTGTAACTGCAAGTACAAGACCCCTAGGAAAGAAAGCAGTGTTTATAGGGGACTCTTTTACTGAAGGCTCCAATGCTAAAGATAAAACAAAAGCCTATCCTCAGTTAGTAAGTGACATGTTGGGTTACGAGTGCATTAATAGTGGTGTAGGTGGAACAGGATATTTGAAACCACTAGACGGAAGAGTAAAATTCCGAGATCGTATTCAGCATGACGTTATTGACGTAAATCCTGATATTGTTTTTATTGCAGGAGGTATTAACGATACTTCTTTTACTGTAGATGCGATTAAAGCTGAAGCGGACTTACTATACAAACAGCTTAAGACTGCGCTCCCTAACGCTAAAATTGTAGTCATCGGTAACTGGTTCCCAAAAAACCCGGGAGACTACCAGTTAAACTTAACAAAGGCGCTAAAAGAAGCAGCATTAGCAAACGGGCTCCCTTATATTGACGTTTTACAGGGGGATACTTACAAAGGTACAGGGGACAAAGTAACCTTTAACACAGGAGCTTGGGTGACAGGTACAGGTAATGCAGCAGGCTTTAAATATGATGGAAACGCGGATTTATTCACCTCTTCAGATACTACACACCCTACACAAGCAGGGCACTATTACTTAGCGAAGATGTTAGCGGTAGAGATTTATAAAGTCCTTAACAGCTAATATGGTAAGTGTAGCCAGACAGCAGTAGATACACCTTTCTTAAGAAGGGTGTATTTTTTTTAAATTTGTTGTTGACTATTAGAAAACATGCTCGTATACTAGAAATGTAGCAACACAAATTAAAGAAAAGGGAGTGCTAAGCGCATGAACGAAAGACAAGCAATCGAAGGGTATATTGAGTACATAAAAGAGGAGCGTACTCGAGTTTCTAACCTCTTCCGTGATATGGTTGCAGAACGTATGAAATTAGAAGAAATGTATAAAAATCAAATGGATAGCTTAATGAGAGATTACAAGGCGCAGTTAGATCGTCTTCGTCAACTAGATGAAATTGATAATGCAAGAATGGAAGAAGAAGTTAAACTAGCAAGTTTGGTAGCTCCTCCAGCACCTGCCCAAGAAATTAAACCAGTTATCCAAGAAATTAAACCGCAGGTACAAGAAATTAAATCTGATGTTCAGGCGGAGATCGATAAAGCAGTAGCGCTACGAAACGCTTCACTCAAGGAGCAGAAGCCAGCGGGAGCTCCATTCAAGTATGACCCCGAGAAAGAACGCATTCGTGAACGTGATTACAGAGAGCGTGTATCTAAAAAAGGTAAACGTGGTACAGTACTAGATATGGCTAAGGTTACCAGAGATGTTGTGGATTACCTAAAATCAAGAGGTACACCAGTGAAGACGAAAGAAATTCTAAATCACTTACGAAACAATGGGCACACACTAAATTCACCATATGAAGTGTTCAGACGAGTTCGTGACAACAATCCAAAGATTCAGTCTATCACTCACGGCTTCTATCAATATAAATACTAATTAGCAGAGGGCTACTACCGGGACAGGTAGTGGCTCTTTCTATGTTATAATAAAGATATGTAAAGAAAGTACTGCTATATTAAGAGTAGAGACTAACCAATAGGAGGATTAAAAATGTCTGAAAATTATGAAAATCAATTAGACGATTTGAGACCTGCACCTACTTCTGAGGAACTAGAGGCAAATAAACAAATCGAACAACGCAAAGCAGTAGACCGTATTGTCCGTGGAGTAAATGACACATTTATTAAGGACTATGATTTTAAGGATATGGGTGTAAAATTTACCATTAAAGTAAAAGCACCTAACGCACTGGAAATTGGCCGCATTCAGGGCCGTATGTCTGCATACCTAGGAGGCATGAATAACTACGCTTCAGAGTACATGCTTATTGTTTATAACATGCTAGCTACATTACGTGTAACTGGAATTGACGTACCGAAGGAATTAGCTAACGATGAAGATATCTACAATTTAGATATGCTTTATGAGATTGGTCGTGATTTCAAGCAGTGGCTTGAAAACTTTCGATATTAAGTTAAAGGAACTAGGTGGATTAAAAGCCTTAGCCAGAACTACATATATGCGAAATTTGTGGGGAATTATGAAGACATTTGAAGTATTGCCGACTGACCCTAGTTTCAGGGAGTTAACAAATACTCAAATTGATTTAATGATTTACTCACTTAACGAAGATCATCGAGAAATGGAACTTGCTCGTAAGGGACTTGCTATCGATAGTGAGCACTACGATACTTCATTCGATGACGAAGTTTGGAACCGTGATGTTGGGGACTGGGATGTACTGCGAGACGGACATGACCCTAATGAAATCGCTAAACAGGTTGAAGAACTTACTCGTAAAGAAGACCTTAAGAACTTGGCTTCTAAATTCGATAGTCTGGAAGAGTATAACGATTACTTGGCTGCTGGAGGTAAAACAACTAGGGAAACTGAAGTTGAACAGTATATTAACAAGCAGATTCAAGCCGCAGAAGAGAAAGCTCGTATGCTTTCCGCAGCTGGCGGGAAAAGCAAGTTAGTAGATGACCAAGACAGACCAGAGGCAGGCGGCTTAAATGATCGCCTACCAGATATTGATAAAGCTGCAATTGATAAGTCGATTGCATTGTTCAATTCGCAAGATGACGATGATTTTGACGAATTATAAGGGGTGGGGGTCTTGCCTCCACCTTATTTTTATAGCCCCGAAGGGAGAGTGATTACATTATGTCTAACACAGAGAAGTTTTTGTTTGAGGTAGAAGCAGAAACCCAGAAGGCCACTAGTAAACTTGGTGAAATTTACCGTTTGATGAAAAACATCGAAGGCTTAAATGCCAAGGGTAGTGCAGACTACTATACAACCAATCAGAAAGATATGGACAAAAATATGCACTCGATGTCCAAACTTTCTAAAATCTACAAGCAAACTGAACAGGATTTAGATGCTCTACAAGAAAAAATGAACCGTATGTCAAATGGTATCAAAATCCCTGAAGGGGCTACTAAAGAGCAACGGGACGAAATTGAAAAGCTGAAACAAGTAGCGGAAGAGCATGCCCAGTCTGCTATTCAACAGCAGCGAGCTCTTCAAAGAGAGTATACTCGTACTCTTGTTACATTCCGTGAATTAGCTAGCTTCGAACAAAACTATTCTAAAAACTTTAAACACGGGTTCAGCTCTAACGATTTATATAATTTACCTCAAGGAGATCAAAACTTTGACCGTGCTAGAAAAGCTATGGAAGCTATGGCTGACGGTGCCGATAAGGTTGAGAGTAAATTAAATGACGTTAAAGCAAAGATTCAGGAAGTAAACAAACTAGATAGACGTTCGGATAGTTTATCGCGTAGAGCTCAAGCTTCTAACTATATGTCTCACCAGCAGGCATCTAGCTTTATTAAGGACCACCGTACTACAAATGAGGAGTATGTGAACGAGCGTAAGAATAACTTAGATTATTTAACTCGTATGGGTCAAGAGCGTACTTCTATCACAAAACAAATTAAAGACATCGAAACTAACCCGGAAGCTACACAGCATGAAATTGATAAGAAGATCGCGTTACAGCAAACGATTGCTTCTATGGATAAAGAGATGGAAGCACGTATGGAGCTTAACAATGTGTTAAATCGTACCATTAGTAATATGGAACGCTACAACCAACGTGTAACAGAAAACGGTGGAGTAGAAGTTAAGCCTGAACGTGGTACATTCCGTGGGATGGTATACGAACGTGCTCCCGCTATTGGTTTAGCTCTTGGTGGGGCTATGGCTGGTGTAGCAGGAAGCTTGTATAGCCAAGGTGCCTCTATTAACCAATCTATTCGTGATGATGTTATCTCTGTAGGACAACACACAGGAACAGACGGAGCAGACTGGCGTACTAACATCCGAGACAACGCACTAGAAGCAGGTCTCCAAGATAAGCTAGGTTTTAAAGGCCAAGACATGTTAGCATTCCAACAAAACTATCTTTCTAACGAAGGGTTTAATGGAATGGATGATTTGAACACAGCAATGCAAAACCAAGCAGTATTCAGTCGTTCTACAGGTATCGATCAAAATACAACTAAAGATTTCTTCAATACAGCCTTTTCTTCAGGTGCCGTAAGCGGTACACAAGTAAGGGATATTCAGGATGCTTTCATAGGGGCTATTAAACAGTCTGGTATGGAAGGCCGGGAGAAAGATCAGTTAAAAGCATTACAAGGTCTTTTAGGTAGCGTATCGAATGGTCGTTCCCTAAGTAATGACGAAGTAATGAATGTAATGGGTCTTCAATCGGTATTAGCTCAATCAGGTGTACGTTCATTACAAGGTGAGCAAGGCGGCCAGTTAATGAGTAACTTGAATGACGGTATTCGTCAAGGATTCAATAACCCGGCTGTTCGTTTAATGTTTGGTCAAGGTACAAAATACCAAGGACTAGCAGGTCGTTTTGAACTACGTAAACAAATGGACAAAGGGATTAGTGACCCAGAGAATATTTCAACTATTGCTCGAGCAGCAGAAACAGCAGGTCCTGACGAAAATGCACAGAATGAAGCGTTCGCCACAGCTGTTCAGCAAGCCCTAGGAACAGATATTACAGCGGAGCAAGCTGAAGGTCTTATGGACTTACATCGTCAAGATAAGTTAGACCAAGACCATATTAAATCTGTACTAGAAGGAGATAAGGCAGTCGGAGGTAAAGAAGGAGATAAAAAGCTTGAGCAGTATCAAGGTTCACACGAAGCGATAGACAACCAGTCTGAAGCTACTACAGCTAAACAGGCTACAGAGTTATACGACTTAGGAGAACCGCTGCGTAAGGTGAATGACGCTCTAGGAGTACTACCTCCTGCTCTTTATACGTTAACTGTTGCAGTAGGTGCGCTTACAGCGGCTATTATCGCTTCTGGTGGTTCATTCTTAGGTTCTTCTGTACTTCGTAAAGGTATGGGTAAGAAAATGAAGGGTGGCAAAGGTGGCCCTGAGATTTCAGGTACTAACCTAGGCGGAGATAAGAAAGGCCCTAAAGGTGGCGGCGGGGGTCCTACCATTGTAGACTCTAAAGGAAACCCGATCGGTACAAACACTACAGAGCAAAAAGGCTGGTTCGGGCGTACTAAAGATACAATCGGTGGCTGGTTTACTGGAAACAAAAATAAACCAGACGGTGATGGTGGGCCAAAACCTAAAGGACCAACACCTGAAGGCGGAGGACCAAAACCTAAAGGACCTACTCCAGAAGGAGAGCCTAAGAGTTTCTTTAGCAAAGTAAAGGAGAAGTCTTCAGGACTATTCGGAGCAGCTAAAGAGAAGACAGGCGGTTTCTTTAATTCAGCTAAAGATAAAGTCGGAGGCTGGTTTAGTAAAGGAGGCCCTAAAGGTGGTTCAGGTATTGTCGAAGGTGGAGCTACTGGAGCTGCTGGAGGTCTTAAAGGCTTCTTAGGTAAAGGAGCGGGATTCCTAAGTAAAGCTGCACTACCCCTATCTCTTGCATTTGGAGCTCACCAAATCATGACCGCTGAGGAAGGTAAGAAACCCGAGGCAATTGGTTCTGTTGGTGGCGGTATCCTTGGAGGTATGGGTGGAGGAGCCGCAGCTGGTGCTGCATTAGGTTCTGTAGTTCCCGGACTAGGTACTGTTATTGGCGGTATCGGAGGCTCGATCATTGGAGGCATAGCTGGAAGTAGTGTCGGAGGATGGATTGGTAGCAAATTCAACGGTGAGAAGAAACTTGAAACTCCTGAAGAAGTTGCACAAGCTAAAGAAACTCTCCATAAAGCTTTCACTATTGGAGAAGACAAACCTAAAGACGAGGAAGGTAAAGAGGGTTCAGGCTTCGTTAAGAAACAACTAGACCGTGAAAATACGGACACTAAAGCAAGAGCAGAATCTAAACGAGGCGATAATATTTCTCAAGAGCGAGAGCTTTTGAAGTATTATGAAAATCTCCTTAACCGTGCTCAAGCTCTACTCGATCAAGCGCGCATGCAGAACGGTATCATGGGTACTATGCAAGCAGGCGGAGGCATGATGGGTGGAGACGGTACAGGTGCAGCTTCCCCAGTAGTAGGTAACTCGAACTCAGAGAAAGTCTGGAACTTCTTCGCAGGTAAAGGGATGTCTGAGGGTGCTATTGCAGGTATCATGGGTAACTTACAGCAAGAGTCACAGTTAGACCCTACTGCACCAAACGGAGGGCTAGCGCAGTGGTTAGGGCCTCGTAGAAAAGCCTTAAACAGCTACGCTCAAGAAACAGGCGGAGACGTAAACTCTATGGAGACACAGCTTAACTTCCTATGGAAAGAGCTATCTTCTGGTCAGTTCGGTAGCATTGACGAATTGAACAAACTAAACCCTACTGAAGCAGCCAAGTACTTCGAAAAGCACTACGAGAAGGCTGGTAAACCTATGATGGAAAAACGTATCGGTTATGCAAATGATTGGTACAATCAGTATGGTAATGGTAAGAGTCCGCAAATGCAATCTAATGCAGGAACAAATAACGCCTCTAGCACAAATAACAATAACAACAATATTAAGGTTAACTCCAATATTAACGTTAAAGTTTCTGGTGACGATAGTGTGTCCAAGAAAGTTAACGATAGTAAGGACCTTAGTAAGCTGGCAGCAGATGTTCAGAAGAAGATTTATGGTTCACTGGGCTTCTTCTCCCAAGAGACAAAGAGAGCATAATAGCTCTCTTTTCTTGTTTTAAAAGGCGATAGTGTATTCGTGCTATAATAGTATATGAAGGGGTTGTATAACATGATTAACTTAAGTATAGGGGGAGTATAATGACAACTGTAGTAAAACGGTATCCGACATTTGAGTTAGAGCTCATTACAGAGAATACCACATACGAACTTACATATGATACAAAAACACAATTAAAGCAAGCAGACTTCGAGGAGGCGTTAATCTCCTTCAGTATTAAAAACTCTATGCAAGACGATAGCCCAGTTTTTTCCTTAGTAATTCTTGCAAAGGATAAATGGGACACAATCGTAAACTCAAACGATCTAATCCGTATTAAGGTAATTCCAGACGTTACTAAAGGGGTACCAGATAACCCGTACATTATGGTAGGGTTAATTTCCGATGTACGTAGGGATGGGGAATATTCTAACGGAAGTATTTACTATCGTATCACTGGCCGCGCTATGACAAAAGCTTTAATTGATTTTGAAGTAGGAGTTATTCAGGAAGTAGCAACAATCACACCTACGATGGAATGGCTACCAGATGGTACAGAAAAAGGATTGAAGTTTTCTGCAAACACCGCAGCAGGTATCGGTAATGAAATCGTTGAGCGATTCGTTTATAAATATGCAGAATATTCTTTCTCAAATAACAAAGGTTTAAAAGACTATTTTACACATAGCTTCTCTAGCTGGGAAGAGGATGAAAGTTTAGGAGACGTTACACCATTCGTTAACTACGAAGGAAGCCTTAGACAGTTCCTTGAGGACGTAGCAGCTAAACCATTTAATGAACTTTTCTTTGAGTATACAAATGACGGTACTTGTGTAGCTATGATGCGGCCTACACCATTTGATCAGGATAAATGGAAAGAGCTACCTTCCTATAAATTTACTTCCGATGTAGTAGTGGAAGAGTCATTCGGTAAGTCGGATGCGGAAATGTTTTCAGTATTCGTTGTACAGGCTCCTAACCTAGTGGAGTTTAACAGTTTAGATATTGGAGTATTTCCTAAATTCCACCCGGACCTTGTTCGCAAGTATGGCTATAAGCGTTTAGATGCTCAGAATAGATATCTGCTTTCAGGTACAGTAGCTAATGCTCAACCTAATAATACAGCAGCAGACGGTTCGAATGATGGGAGTACAGGCCAAGATGGAACTGGACAAGACGGTACTGGGCAGGATGGGAATACTAACGGTAACCAAGGAGTTACCGCGCAGACAAACCCAACAGACCCTAATAACCCGAACCCCACAGACCAGCCGTTACAGCCACAGAACCTAGCACCTACTTTTACAGAACTACTACCTTACCTGAATGATAACAAGTTCTTTGATGCAGAGAACCTTCGTAAAAATAGAAACAAGTTGTTAACCGATTTAAAAACGAAGTTCCCTAATATGACTGAACCTACGGCAAATGCAGTATTAGATGCAATCAAAGATGGTAACTTGGATGCAGACAAATACAATAAGATTCTAGAGACTACAGGTAACGCACAAGACCAGCAGCTAGCAACAGATAAAGGCGCTTCAGGAGAGAAGCTAGAGAGATACACAGAGCGACTATTTAACTGGTACTGCGAAAATGTCAACTTCTATAACGGAGATATTCGTATTATTGGAGACCCAACTTACCGATTAGGTATTAAGCTGTTCTACGAAGATGCAGAACGGGACACTACTTGGGAGTTCTATCTAGAGTCAGTGCAGCACGAATTTAGTTTTACAAATGGTTACACAACTGTACTAGGTGTAACTCGAGGACTCCCGGATAACGGAGCCAAACGCTTCTCAAATCTATGGGGTAAGTCAGAGGACTTTAAAGGCGGTTATTTAGGCGAAAGTTCGTTACAGGACTTAGTAGACAATGCCAAGGCTGCGGCAGCCACACAAGGCAATACAGGCGGTGGAGGAGCAGCTTCTGGAACTTGGGGAGGCGGACAAGGTAGCGGAGGAGCTATGGGAGCTCTATCTACTGCTCGACAAATGACGCAACGTGCTTCTAAATATGTATTCGGCGGAGGACGAGGCGGAACAAATATCTTCCTAGCTAACCCGATCATTGGAGATTGTTCATCGTTTATTTGGTGGATATTCCAACTTAACGGAATAACGCTTAAAGGCGGAGCTACAGGAATGAATACAGATACAATTAAGGTAGACCCGCAGCTAAAAGTAATTAGTCCGCGTGGCTCTTCTAAACAGGCTGCAATGGGTATGTTACAGCTCGGAGATATCGTTTACTTTGATACATACAAAGTGGATGGACATATCGGTATCTATTCAGGTAACGGACACTTCATCGGATTCCAAACGAAGAAAGGTATTTCAGAAGCTAACTTTTCTAGCGGCTACTACTGGAACAAATTTAACGGCCACGTATTACGATTATAAAAAGGTAGGTGAGTAGATTGGATAACGGTTTTGATCAATTCATGACTCCGCTTTCTCCAATTAGATTCCAAGCTCAGTTAGGTAAAGAGACAAAGCGTATGTACAAAGAAGGGCAGAACGTTGTTAAGCTCTCCCTAGCGCGAGTGATAAAAGTAAACTATAAATATAATACAGTGGAGGTTATCACAACTCTACATAAAAACTCTACAGTTAAAAACCCATCCGATAACGGGAAGTTTTCTGCTCGTCTTCCTGTAGCTTTTGGAGGAACAACACCAGAAGGTAAAGTGTATGGCTCTAACACACTAGTAACAATCGGCTCTTTAGTATTGATTGGTTTTATGGAAGGTAATAAAGACCACCCTATCGTATTAAATATCTACGGAGATACACACAACCAGTCTAGGCTTACGCGTACTACATTTGCTAGTGCAGATGAATCAGACGAAGAGTTACAAAGAGAGCTATGGCAGCTATTTACTCTTTATCCATCCATGACGTATAAAAATACAGACGGAAACGGTAACCAAGAAATCACTTTCTCGGGTAAATCTTTTATGTACATTACGGACACGGACCCGGATAATGACTACGTAAACGATTCAGAATTTGAGTATGACTTACTTCCTAGCGCGCACTATGCAGATGGAGAGCTGATCGAGCCTAAGTCACCGCAAGCACCTACTGTACTATACGTCCACCAAGGAATTTATGATAATCATAGAGTTACATTCTTTATCAAGAGTGATGGTACCGTTCGACTAGGTAGCCGACATACTTCTGGTACAGGTGTTACGTTTATGGAAATGACAACTAGTGGAGCTTTTCAGGTATTTCAGAAGAAGGATACAACAGACCCGGAAGACGAGTCTGAAAAGTACTCTAAATTCGGTATTGAAGAGGATGGGGCAGTCGTTCTAGAATCCCCAGAACATCGTCTAGAAGTAAACGAAGAGGGTGTATTTATCGATGGAAAGCCTATCGCTTCTTTCGGTGGAGGCGGAGATGGTACGTCATTAGATGACCTAATCGATGAAGTAGACAAAGTAAAGGCTTCTATTGAGGTTGTCGATGGAAAGATCGAGTCAAAGGTAGAGTCGGAACAGTACTCTAAAGACCTTGCCGATGTTAACCAAAAAGTAGCAGAGGTTGTAGACCATGTAGCAGATGTAACTGATCGGTTAAATGGTGTAGAAACAAAAGTTACCTACAGCGCTAAGATTGTTAGTACAAATGGAACTACATTAGGAGCTGGAGAAACAAGCACTATTTTATTTGCAAACATCCTTCAGTCTGGTGATGACATCACTAATTCAGTCGATGCAGCAAAATTTATCTGGACAAGAGTTTCTGACAATGCTACAGCCGATGCAACATGGAACAATGCACATAAAGCAGGAGCTAAATCTATTACAGTTACTCAGGCTGATGTATCTAGCCGCGCAATCTTTAATGTTGATGTTGTAACAGATACATTCGATGTAACGGGACAAATCGCTATTACAGATGCAGCAGATACCCCGATTACAGATGACCCGACTAAGCTTAATCGCTACAGACGTGCATTGACTAGAGCAGAGCTAGCTGTAATTGTTGGCCGCTTCCTAGATAGCACCGAAGCAATGCCAACTATTGCTCAGATGGATGCTAACGGCCTAGGGCAGGTATACCAGCTCAGAAGAGACGCTAAGAGTGTTGGAATGGCTTCGATGAACACTTTATACGTAAACTTCGAAAACGCCTATATGGGGCTAAAAACGTACTTAGAATCGATTACTCCTAAACCGTGGGATATTTCTTCTTCTACAGTTACGTCAATCAATTCAGCAACGTGGCAGGCTAAGTGGGATGAATACCGCCTACGTTATACTATGCTTAATGTTGAAGTTGAAAAGCGTAAAGCAGAGTACGCAGCAGCAATCGGTGAACAGTATGTAAATGAAGCAATTAAACGAGTAAGTCAATCAGAACAGTTCGAGAATGCTCCAATTACTAAGCCGATGAACATTACTTCTCCAATTGCAAGTGTAGGTTTACCTGAGTTCCAAGGTAGACACATCATTTCTACAGGAGACTCGGGGAACCGTATTTTACCGATTACCTCTCCTAGTTTTACAACAGGAGGTACGTTAACAATCTACTCTAAGTTCTACGGAGACGGGACTGTAAACGATAGCTTCTCTTGGAATAAGCAAGGCCAAGCGGTTAAGGTAAAACGATGGGAAGACAATGACTTAAGCGGAGATGACAACTGGGCACTAGAAGCAGATCGTACAGGCTATAAGATTGTAAAGATTTCAAACTATACGCCTTCAGTAATTAGCAACTCTGCACTAGCTGCTAATTTTAATAGAGAAATGCTTACAACGGTAGGAGATATCACAGCTGCTGACCAAGTAAAGCTAGTAGATACAGATAAGACATTGTACATCTCGATAAAAGATACAGCTACAGGATGGGGAGAATCATACACACCTTCAGTAGATGAAATTAAAGCTTTCTTCTACGGATGGAAAATGTGTAACGGAACAATCAATACTCCATACACCGGGACAGGTAATAAAGTATGGTACCCGTTCGGAGACACAGATTTAAAGCGTTCTACTCGAAGCAGTGATGGCACAACGTACAACCCGGTACCAACATCTATGTCACCAACTGTAGTTGAGCAAACAATGCCTCAATACCAAGTCGTTCACCGTTTAGTTGACGCAGTGGAGGAGACAGTACAATTCGATGGTATTCTGCCATTAATTGCAGGAGACAACAACGTAGATATTACTTACCCAGTAGACACTCCTGAAATTACAAACGGCTTTATCCGCTATGCACTGAACTTAGCCACTGTAACGGATACGCTTAAGTACATCATCCCGGTTCTCCAGAAACGATTGTCTTCAGCAGAACAAGTTATTACAGATGATGCAATCCGAAACACAGTAATGCAGTCCATCGAGTACCAATTTGACCTAGGAAATAAAGCAGATAAGTCAGACCTAACCAAGTACGCTACTGGAGATGATGTAGATGCTAAAGTAAAAGCAGGGCTAGACTCTCTAGACTTTAAACCATACATTACACAGTCTCAACTTGATCAGACAGCATTCGATATTACAGCTAAGTTCTCTACAGGGAACGGGGTAAATATCATTAAGAACAGTATCGGTTATGCTGGCCTTGATTTCTGGACTCTGGACCCGAACGATGGAGTAGTAGACACAATCAATAACGTTGAGCTAGACACTCTAGGTTTTGGTAGTGGGTTCCTATTTGTCCCGGACGGTAAAGATAAAGGCATCATTCAGGAGTTAGCTGTTATCCCTAACCAGCCATACACGCTCTCATGGTATTTAAACAAACGCACAGGTGGTCCAGATTCAAGTTACCGCTTTGCCATTCAGATTATCGAAGGTGACGTTATCAAGAAAGAGATTTCAGATAATAGTAGCGCTGTAACAAATGGGTATGAGGGTTCTTATTTCACCTATACTCCTGAGTCTGAGACAGTAAAAGTTCGCTTTGTAGGATACGGTAACGTAGATGCTACACTCACAGGAGCTATGCTTTCTATTGGAGACATTCCGTTGAAGTGGTCTTTAGCTACCGGGGAGGTCTATAATACCAACGTCCGTATGGATATTAAAGGTATTCGTGTATCTCAGTTAGATGCAGACAAGAAAGAAGTAGGCTACACTCAAATTACTCCGCAAGAGTTTGCAGGGTATAGCCGTAACGAGCTTGGTTCTTTCAAAAAGGTATTCTACCAAAATGGGGACGAGACCGTAGCGACTAAACTACGAGCTGAAGAGGAGATTAATATGGGTAGTATCAAAATACTAAACATTAACTCTGGTGGATATTCAGGATGGGCATTCGTGCCAAACCTAGACTAGAGCGACAATACAGGCACTTAGGGTCTTTATGTTATAATTAACCTAGAGACTTTAAGTGCTTTTTCTATATTAGAATTGAATAAGAAATTAACATAAGGAGGTTTTACTTTTGACAAAATCAGCTACTTTATACACAAACGTAGCCTCGAACTATAAATTATCGATCGAATGGTCCGCCAGTCAAGACGTAGCTAAAAACTCAAGTACAATCACTGCAAAAATGTACTGGGAAGCCGATAAGTACGGATATGTAAACTCTTCCACAGTAAAGGATGGAGCTATCGTTATTGACGGTACAACCTACACGTTCAGTGGCTCAGGTTTAGCAGACTTAAACCCGGGACAAAAGAAGCTGCTAGCGACTAAATCTAAAACGATTACACATAACAATGATGGTACAAAGAGCTTCAGCATTTCAGGGTACTTTGATGCAGAGGTTAGACTAAGCGGAACCCAGTATAACCGTATTAATATTTCTTCGCGCTCTTATGACTTAGAAGATATTCCTAGAAAGTCTAGCGTGTCTTCAAGTCTTAACTTTACCGCAGGAGATAACTTTAACCTATCTATTTCTCGTTCATCCTCTTCTTTTAGTCATATTGCTTATATCGATGTGCAGAATAGAGACGGTAGCTGGCAGTATATTAAATCGTTAGAATACTCTACTTCAGAGACAAGTAAGAATACAGCTTTTGATACGACTGCACTAACTCGTATCTTTACTGCATTAGACGGAAGGAACTCAGCTCCTGTACGAGTAAACTTAAATACATACAACGGTTCCAACAACTTAGGCTACGTAACTGCTACAGGAACTGTAACCGCAACGCAAGCAACAATAGGGGAAGCTGTTTATGGTCAAGCAGGTGCAGCAAACAAATGGTACATTGATCAAACAATGGGTATTAGTATCACTCGATACAACCCTAACTTTACCCATACAGTAGAAATTACATCCGGGTCTTTTACAAAGAAACTAACTGATGTAACGACTGGAGCAACTTGGACTCCTTCCGATGATGAACAGAAGCAAATTTATGCGCTACTCGGTTCTGGTGGAACATATGTACAGGCTCGAATTAGAACATACACTTATTACAATGGAGTACAAGTTCGTTCGTATGTAGACCGTACAGCTTACTTCTGTATTCGAGACAGTGCCAATGTTCCAATCTTTTCAGCTAGTGGCCTTAAGTATTCCGATAGCAACTCAGTGACAAAAGCAATTACAGGAAATGAAGCGTACCTAATTCAGGATAACTCTTTCTTACGGGTCACTATTCCTTCTGGAGCTCACGCTAAGCCACAGAACGGCGCAACAATTGCTAACTATACGGTATCGGTCAATGGTGTATCTAAAGTCGTAAACTACAGCAGTGGAGACCTTAACATTGATTTTGGTCGCGTATCCATTTCAGGGAACACAGTAGCAACTGTTAGAGCAAGAGATAGTCGTGGACTAAGTACAACTGTTACTATGCCAATTATCGGTATCCCTTATTCAGCCCCTAAACTAGGTGCAGTCGTAAAGCGAAGAAATAACTTCGAGGCTACAATCGATATTACAACAAACGGTACAATTTCCCCATTAACAGTAGCAGGGGTTCAGAAGAATAAGCTTGAGGGCTTAAGTTCTGGAGAGTCTGCTCTGCAATACCGCTATAAAGAGCAAGCAAACGGAGCTAACTTTACTGCATGGAAAAACTTGACGTATACAGCTTCGAACGCAGCCTTTACAGGTAATGCAGCTACAGAGATTTTAGATAGTACAAAGTCTTATGTATTTGAAGTACGAGTGACAGATAAGCTCTCTACATTTGTATTCTCAAAAACTGTGACATCCGGGCAGCCACAATTCTTCCTAGACGCTAAAAATAAATCAGTGTCTGTTAATAAGTTCCCAGAACGAGCTAACGGGTTAGAGGTAGGCGGAACGCTATACGGTTATGGTGGGATTGAGGCATACGGAAAACCTTTTGTTACAGAGTTAACGTATACAACTCCAGCAGTAGCAGGGTGGTACCGAGTAGCCTATACGGAGAGTACAAGTGTAGGTAATAATAACGCACAGTTTGAGCTATATGCTCCGCTCTCTTCTTATCATACGTTTACTCGTTTTGAAGTAGGTACTATGTGGGGTAAACCTGCGGGAGTTAGTTTATCTCAAACTAGCCACTCAACTTTTGGAGGACCAAACATTAGTAAGGTAAGGGTAACATTTAACCCGGACTCTTGGACAGGTAACACAGCTTATCTTGAAGTCTACCAAGCAGAAGCCCGAGCTACACCTATCACATTACGAATGATCGGTGGAGTGGGCTGGAGACTTATGCCTATAGTGGCTGGAGGCATCCCTAGCGGGTATACAACTAAAGAAATGGCTTTCCTTAACGGGATGAAGTATAAAGCGCAGGATTTGATTGTACCTAGTCTTAACAAGGGAGCCCAGTATAACGATGTAGGTGGGGCGTACCATCGTGTTTCCTACCATAAAGATGCAGGAAACTTTGTACATATACACGGGCTAATTAAAGGATTAGTACAGGGAGACCGTATATTTACTTTACCTTCCGATTACGCTCCCCCGGCCAGACTTATCTTTAATGTGATGCAGGATGACTACAGTAAGCTAGGTCGTATAGATGTTTGGACTAGTGGGGCCGTAACCGTAGAGAGTACAACCAATACAACAATAGGTAATGATAAAGCATGGATGAGTTTATCAGGTATCTCATTCTTTGCAGCAGAAAATCCACAAGCAGGTATATAGGAGGTTAACATGTTAAAACAATTTTACCAAGTAGACCAAGATGGTTACATTATTAAAACCGTTGTTTTAAACGATGAATATATCCCACCTTTTCACTTTGAAGGGTGGGGAGAAGGAATCGAGGAGCCTAGGTGGGACTTCGAGAAAAAATGCTGGGTAGAGTCAAGAGATTTAGAGGAGCAACTTGCAGAATACAAGAAACGTAAATTTGCAGAATTAGACTCTCGCTGCACTCAAGAGATTACTGGGTACTTTAAGGCAGAGGTTAATGGTCAAGTATATGATTTCAGTTTTGATTCTGAAGCTCAAGGGAACTTTATGGGCAGCATGACCTTACTTGATCGTGGACTAGTGGATAAAGTAGAATGGACAGCTTGGCAGAATGGAGAAGTCCGTAGAATTAAAATGAATAAAGACCAGTTAACAACAGTAGCATTAATTGGTTTTAAACATAAAGATGCTCAAGTTTATCGTTTACGAAACATTCTAGAACCTACGTTAAACGGCTATACCTCTGTAGAACAAGTGATAGCGTTGAACTGGGATAGTGACATCCCGGACCCATCGGTAGAAGAGTAGGCAGGTTTTCCTGCCTTTTCTTATATTAAAGAAGAGGAGCGTGATACGTTATGACAATGGCAAACGGAAAAGCTGCATTAAGAAAGATAGCTTTTCAAGTTGGAGATAGATTTTTTAGATTTGCAATTAACCCGGACACTATGGTTTATTCTCGTCCTCACCGAGCAACTACTGTAAAAACTAAAAGCCGTATCGTTGTAGAGGACTTCGGTAGTGATATCGCTACTGTAACAATCGGAGGTACAACAGGTTACAACCCGACAGGAGTAAGCAGTGACAGAGGGGTTCAGAAGATTAGAGAACTGAAAGATTACTTAATGGCCTACGCAGACATGGGAGCAAACGGTAATAAATCTTCAGAAGATTTCTACTTTCATGACTTTACAAATAAAGAGCATTATGTAGTTCATCTATCTTCTGAAGGGGTTAACTATACACAAGATGCCAACTCACCATTAACACATCGATATGATATAAAATTTACTATTCTACGAAAAGCAAGTGACCCGCCAGATGACCAAGTAGTAAGCCCGGAAATTGGTAACAGGTTTCCAACACTACCTACAGGTCCGGGAGGATTTACTGGAGGCCAAGGAACAGGAACTAGTACAGGTAATAACCCATCCAATTCAGGAGTAGGCTCAGGAGCTCAAGATAGTAACGGTAATAAGTCAGATGATAAACCATATGACCCTACATCCGGGAACGATAAAATTTACAACAAAGGAACAGAAGCTCCAATTAACCCTCAAGCCCCTTCTCCTAACGCTTACAATTACGGACAAACAGGTTTAGGGTACGCGATCGGTTACTATTTAAGAGATAGGGGGATAGGCTAATGTTATACGCCTCAGATTTAATCAGATTTATTTCTAACGTACCTGTATTAACAGATGGGACTATCCCAACAAATACAATTGAAACAAATGCTTCTTTTGCTTCTGTACTATATGACCCTACCTATTCTCTATCCGTAGTAGCTAGGTTAGTCCAGAAAGACCTGAAGATGGTAAAATAGAGGTAGCAACAGCTACAGTAGACCCTAGTACAATCGTGTATAAAGCGCTAAATAGTGACTTGGCTTCTTATGCACCAGATATTTACGTGCTATTGAAAGCCACTGTATTAGAATCTTTTGCTCTACTGTACACAATCGACACGACACCTACTAATCTGGAATACATGTCTACAAATGATATTAAGAAAGCACGTACTAATATCAACTATATTGCAGATTACATGAGTACAGAGGGAAAGTATTACCATATGATTGAAAGTTTACGAGATATGAATATCTCTTTTGGATACATCGAGAATCAAATCGGTGTCATTATGAAGGAAAGGGGAGGACGTTAATTGGCTAAATTTACACAGCATATTGTCAAAGAAGGTGATACGCTACAAGGTATTGCTCAACAGGAGCTAGGAGATATGACTGCTTGGACAGCTATTGCTCAGTTCAATAACCTTCGCTATCCGTACATTGTAGATACAGTCGAAGAGAAGATGGAGAACCCGGAGCACCTAGTTACGATCGGGGATACACTTCTAGTGAAGATTACAGACGATATTCAGTCTAACCTTATTGAGCAGCTTAAGCGTAGCACAGAGTATGACCAAGAAGAATTATATGCACTAGCCCTTGGTAAAGACCTAGACATTCTACCTAAAGCGCGCAGCATGCTAAACCCTAGCAGAGATTCAGATATATTCGAAGTTAAGGGAGATAGCAAAGGGCGATTAAAAACTATTCGTGGTATCGAAAACTTGAAGCAGTCGCTCTATATTAGATTAATAACCCCTAAAGGAAGTTATGTAGGCCATCCTAATTATGGCTCTAATTTACATAAATACTTGGGAATGAAAAATACAGAAGAGAATGCAGCACTTATTGATTTAGAAATTGAGAGAACACTTCGTACAGACAGTCGTGTAACTCATGTTGAAATGATGGAGCGAACAATTTCAGGTAATGGTTACGCTGTAGCCTTTAGTATCTCCACTATTACGCTAGATCAAGCATTCGAATTTGTACTAGCTGCAAGACAGAACGGACCAATTGTATTAGAAAATAACTTTAATGACGCGATCGTCTGAGAGGAGGTACACCATGCGTTTTAAACGAATGTCAGAAATTTATTCTAGACTAGTAGACTACACAATTACAAATACAAATGAAGTAAACGACTTCTCCGTAGGTAGTGCTATGAGAGCACTATACGAAGCGTTCTCAATGGAGTTAGAACAATTCTACGTACTTACAAGAGAGAATATGGTAGAGGCTATTGAACAAGGTGTGTACGGCTCGTTTGGTTTCCCTCGTAAACAATCTGTACGAGCTTATGGTGTTGTTCAGGTATCCTTCCATAGCCCAACACAGAATGAAATGATTCTATCCCGTGGTTCACGCTTCCTATCTAGTGTACCAGAGTATACACAGGTTTACGAAACGTTAGTCACTTACCGTATCCCTAAAGGCTCCATTGCAGCAGAATTTGAAGTCTACTGTTTATCTCCGGGCTCTACAGGAAACATTCCTGCAAATGTACTAGACATTATGCAATCTCCAATGGCTAATGTTAGTGTCGTAAAAAACCCGGCAGCTTTCCAAACAGGCCAAGACCAAGAGCCGTTAGAAGAGCAACGTTCACGTTTTAGTTCATTCATTAAAGCATTAAGCCGCGCTACAATCGATGCAGTAGAGTACGGTACACGTACTGTAGATGAAGTGGCAGGGGTTTACATTCTCGAAGAGACAGGGCGTATTAACGTGTACGCGCACGACAGAAACGGAAACTTACCCGATTCAGTTAAGGAGAAAATTATCATTGCTCTAGAAGATTATCGTCCCGGAGGTATTCCCGTTCGAGTATTCCCGGTTACACGTAAGACTGTAGACGTGGATGTGGTCGTTACATTAAGTAATAAAGCAGCCATTACTTCTACTTTCCAGAAACGTATTGAAACGGAGATTACTCGTTACTTAAATAATATGCAAACATCTCAGGATTTAATTTTATCCGAGCTAACTAGTATTGTAAAATACATTGACCGTCAATTAATCTACGATGTATCTTTCACTAATTTAAACGGAAATATTACTCTTGCAGGTTCGGAGATTATTCGAGCAGGTACTGTAACAGTAAAACTACAATAGAAAGGAGGAAACCTTATGTCATTTTTACGCCACCTGCTCCCAGCATGGAAAAGAGGGATTGAAGATAAGCGAAAAGCAAACGCAGCCATTTTAGCTGCAATCGATAAAGAACTCAAAGACTCCGAGCAGGAAGCTATTAAGAGTAAGCTCCTCCTTTCCCTAAATACCGCTACGGATGAATGGCTAGACCAGTACGGTAAAATTTTCGGTGTCCTACGTACAGATGCAGAGAGAGACGATAAATACAGACAGCGTATTATTAATTATGTAATGCTACGTAGAGGGACTATCCCGGCCATTCGAGAGGCTATTCGTGCATTCCTAGATGACTATGATAGCTACATTGAAATTTACGAGCCGCACACAAATGTATTTACTCTTAATAAATCGAAGCTAAACGGTCCTGATCATTTTCTAGGGGAGTACTACACAGTCGCTGTATTAGACATTCGTATCTCTAGACCCTTTCCATCTGGACTAATTGACATTATTAATGAATTTAAGCCAGCAGGGGTTACAGTACGATTAACATACAGACCTAGCTCACACAACCCTAAAGCACCTGTTATTGATTTACCTCTAGAAGACAGCGAGTTCTTACCTTCTAATACGCGCCTACGTATTGTGAATGGTATGAATGATCGTATCCGAGGCCATTTAAACTTAACAGCACGTTCTAGGGACGAGTCCACAAGCGGATTATTTATGCTAAATGATAGTAAGTTAAACTCTTTAGACCGATTAGCAGGGTCTCTATCGGCAGCCAACGCGTCCTACAACTTAGCTACCTTCTCAGAAAATGATATAATGTTCTCAGAGACTACTACAATGGCTGACGTACTTGGTCAGACACAAAATATGTCTCCAGACTTTTATACTAAGACAGGTACTATAGATGAACAGTATGCGGCACAGTCAATGGATACAGGAGCTACAAGCTATCTATACTTCACAATGGATATGGCTACATACTTTGCAACTAAATACGATAGCTACCTAAGAGAGATTGAGCCAAGCGGAGTGTACACAAAAGAGACTTACATGAGCTTAATGGATAAGTTATACGTTCAGTATAAGCTTGCAGCAGTTACAGCTCAACAGGCTTCCTTCTCTGTACAAGTTTTCGACTTAGAGACTAATTCTTGGGTAGATTTACACGGAAATAAAGCAACAATCCGCTATATTAATAACATCGTTTCTATCGTATCGAACCCAGAGTACCTATCAAAAAATGGACTTATGTTTATTCGATTTAAGTTCTTCCCTTTACCTGATGCAGGAGATTTTCAAACACAGTATGAATCCCCGGTATTTGGTGCTAGTACTTATGAAGAAATTTTAGATGGGGGTACTTTTACAGGCAGTACATACGATGAAGTGATAGACGGTACCAATCAGAAGACTGGTATTATGTACGATGTTAGATTCGACTTCTTTGAGGTAGGATTTACGAAAGACGTTGCTATTAGACCAACAATTAATATGTTTGATGGTACTGTAACGAGCGTGAGCACAATTACAGATGCTTCAATCACATATTCTACGTACCGAGGCATTCAATCACCTACTGAAGCTTACGAGTTTGTAGTAGATGGGGGAACATTAGCAAACCACACTTATGATGAAACCATAGATGGTAGCTACAAAGACTATACTTCTTGATTATAGTCTTTGTAGTAATAAATGATTGGAGGTTTTAGTTAACATGGCAGAGAACACAAGACATGTAAGACTGATTCTAAAACGAGGATTAAAGAAAGATTTACCAACTCTAGCCGAAGCAGAGTTAGGTTTAGCTACAGACACTAAAGAGCTTTATGTAGGCTCCGAAAACGGGAACGTTAAGTTAGCAGGTCAAGCAGCTATCGATGCCTTAGCTACAGCTAAAGCGGATAAGACGGAGCTAACGAATAAAGCAGATAAAACTTATGTTGATACGGAGTTAGGTAAAAAGCCTAATAAAGCTGACCTAGATGCTCAAAAAGCTCGTATCGATAACTTAGCAACAAATGCAGGAGACGTAACAAATAACGCCGAACTACTAGATATCCGTGTGGACGAGTTCGGTAGAACGTATACTAATGCAGGAGCGGCTATTCGCGCAATTGGCTCGGCTTCTACAGTTAAAAAACTACGTGACTATGGTAATGCAGCAATTAGGGATAATGTAAATGGACTATTCAGTTCATGGGTGCAGAACACAGATGGCTATTTTAAATCTACTTTCGATATGTCACAAGCAAAAGAAAAGTCTTCTATGAACTCGAACATTAAGATTACTGCTAGAGATGGGTCGGCTTTAGGGTTTGAATTGGCCACCATCGATCAGATTGCTGTATATGTACGAGTTACGACAAATGATACTTCTAGACCTACAGTTAGGATTGGTAGATTATTAAACATTTCAGGTACTTGGGGAAATCTTCAAACAGGTCAAGCTAAATACTATGACGAGTATGTTCCTAACCAGTGGACAAAGGTACCGTTCATTCAAAAAGAGGTAGACACGTTACGAGCTCGAACAGACTATAACGGCAATAACTTCTTGATGTTTGACTTTGCGAATGTGTTAGGTGCAGGTACGTTTGAGTTCTTTGTACTTGATACGAGAAAAGACAAACGTGCTAGCAAGTACTTTGAATCTTTTGCCCTTGAGTCGGAGATTGCTAAAACAGCTAGCTACGCAGATAAAGCAGGAAGTGCAACAACTGCAACAACCGCAACTACTGCAACAACCGCAACTACTGCAACAACCGCAGCTAAAGCTACTACGGCTGATTCCCTAACAGGAATTAATTCGATCAATAAGCAATTTTTAACAGCTTTTTCTGCTTTTAAACATTCAACTGTTTCCACTCTTGCCTCTTACGTGGGATACACCGGAACTGATGGTAAAGTGTACGGGTCCAAGATTGTTATACCTAAAGCAGCAGGGGAAAACTCGTATAATGCAGTATCTTTTAGACTAGGCGATGGTGGGTATAAATACCAAGACTATTTTAAAGGTAAGAAGTTTAGATTTGTAGGAAAAACAGAAGCCCCTACTATACTGACACTAAGGTTTACTAACGGTGCTCAGTGGGGAAGCTCAGATAATACTATAGGAACTGTTATGGATGCTAAAATCGTCACAACAGCAGATAATCTTTCGTACACATACGATATTAATTTTGATGATCAAAAATTTGTCGATTTTTATGCAGCATCTCAGAGACAGACTGATAGTCTACAGCGGGTGTACTTAGTTATTACAATGAATGAAGGTAACTCTAACACACCTGTAGGGGACAACGTAATTTATTCTTACGTTTACGATTTATCTCAATTAGATAAACCTGCATTTGAAACAACGTTAACTGCTCCGATTATCAATACAGTAGTTACGAAGAGTGAACTAGACCAGTCTAAAACTAACCTAGACGAGCAAATTAAAGTCCTAACTGACAAAATGAATAGCATGTCCACCCCTGTAGCAGATAAAATTGTAGGATGGGGTGATTCCTTAACAGCAGGTGGAGGATGGACAACTACTCTAGCAAATCTTTCAGGGTTACCTTTCTATAACGGAGGTACTGGAGGAGAGAACTCTCGAACAATTATGTCTCGTCAAGGTGCCGATGCAATGATGGTAAACAACCTTACTATCCCTGCGGATACTTCAGAGATTCTAATTGCTTCAAGAGCTACAGACGGAGGTATTTCTACTTTCTTCGGTAAGAAAGTTACACCGTTGTTACAAGGAGGCTCCCATGTAAACCCTTCTTACATTAACGGTATTGCAGGTACACTTCGTTGGACAGGGACTAGTTATGCTGATACAGCGGGAACTTGGGTATGGAAACGTAACACAGCAGGTACTGCTGTAAACATTGACCGTCCAACTGCGCTTATCACAAACTATGACTTGAACTACAATAATAAAAGCAGCATCATGATTATCTACATCGGTCAAAATGGAGGATGGACAGACGTAAGTGATCTAATCAACCAGCATAAGCTTATGATTAAGCATGGTAAGCCTTCCGATGTAATAGTTTTAGGACTATCTTCAGGAACAGTGGCAGAGAGAGCAGATTACGAGACAGCTATGAGAAATGAGTTTGGCCGTTACTTCATCTCTCTTCGTGAGTATCTATCTCAGTACGGTCTAACAGACGCAGGAATTACCCCTACCCAAGCAGATACAGACGCAATGGCTGTAGGAAAAACTCCACCAAGTCTTTTATCGGATGCAGTTCACTACAATGATGCGGGTAAAACTGTAATTGGTAAACTGGTTTACAAAAAGATGAAAGAGCTTAACATTTTAAAATAAGCAGCTATAACCCTCCCTCTAGTGGAGGGTTTCTTTATGATATAATAGAGTTATACGATAATGCTATATTATAAGTAAGATTATAAACGGAAAATAATAAAGGAGGTTGCTACTAGTTATGGCAAACGAAGTTAAAAAAGTTAAGCTTTTATTACGTAGAGGCCAGAAACAAGAGTTAACCAATTTAGACGAAGCAGAAGTAGCTGTAACAACTGATACATATGAAATGTACTATGGTTCCCGCGCAGGGAATGTACGTATAGCAAAGTATGCAGATGTTTCAGACTTAGATAAGAAGACAGATGCATTTATCAGTACATCGGCAATGAATGTAAAAGGCGGAGACAAAACCAAGGATGATGCTGTAGGTATTATCGCTACAATTGCAATGGCACAGACCCTAGGAAGAAAACGTGTAGTTATTCCAGATGGTCAATACTATATCGGTCAAACTATCGTTGTACCAGAACGTATCTATTTTGACATGGGTAAAGATACAGAGCTAATCCCTACTAATGATGTTAATATACTACAAATGAAACCTCAAGCACATATCGATGGAGGAATCATTAATACCAAAAGATTTGAAGGACGTACTTTCAACGATTTTACAAAGGCTTGTATTTACTTAGATGGAAACGACATCTTCTCTCTAGTAGACCAGCTGCACCGTATTAGTAACGTTGTTATGATGGGGGAAGACCACTATTACACTGATCAAAAATGGACAGGTACAGGTATTCACTTCTACTCTGGTAAAGGTTCAGGTGGAGTGCCTAGCTTTATCTCGTTCGTACAAACAAATAACGTAGGTATTTTCAACTTCTATCGCGGTATCTTCTTAGACGTAGATGATACTATTACTTCTAACGATGAATGGGCATGGGTAACAGGCTGTAACTTTGATGGAGTAGCAATGATGAACTGTCAACGCTCTATCGATATGAAAGGTGCAGGTAGTGTCCCTCGAGACGTAGGAGGTAACACATTTACAAACCTACAGATTCAGGTAGAGAAGAATACAGAACGAGCATTATTCTGTCAAGGTTCGTATAACCGATTTAAAGGAACTTTCTGGGATTTACACAAATGTCCTCATGAAGTTGTTGAGTTTGATGAAGGCGCTAAATTTAATGAAGTAGAATGTGCTCACGGTTACGAGCAGCCACAGCACTTTAGAGATAAAGGGTATATGAATACTATCTCCAGTGTAACAAACCATGTACCAGATAAGCTAACACTTGCTTACCCATTATCTACTCCATTTAGACCTAGTTTTATCGGTAACCAAGATGACTATTTAGTTAGAGGGGACGCGCGAGGATATACCATCACTCAAACATCTACACACCCTATTAAAAACGGTATGCCTTTAACAGAGCTGCTTACAATGGATACAGAAGTAGGGGTAGTATGGGATGGGACAAATGCAACATATGAAAATCCTATCGTCATTGAGGTAGACACTTCTTCAGACCCTATCTACTATGCACAGTTTATTGGCTACGTAACAGCGTGGAAGGACTTTCCAAGAGGCTGTGAAATTGAGGTATACGATGAAACAACTGCACAATGGTACTGGGCTCACGGGTTAGACAACAACTCCAGCTATCCGTTTGTTGTATCAGCACCTTGGGCGGGAGCAGATAAGGCTACAAAAATCCGCTACAAGTTCTGGGGAACTAATAACGATACAACGAAAGCAATCGAAGTAGGCCGACTAATCGCTATGAGTAGTAAGCAGGAAGGTAAAGCATGGATGCCTCGAGCAGGAGGTAAGCTTTACGGAGACATTATGTTTAAGTTCTTTGACGGTGTTGTATTCGAAGATCAAAACGGTAAGCAGCATAAATTTGTTGTAGAAAACAATACAGGGCTCCTAGTAAACAGAAACATTCGTCTACGTAACCATGTACCTGCTATGCGTAATGCCTTTAACCGAGTACCGATGCCATTTAAACCTTACTTCAACGGTAACCAAGATGACTATTTAGCTGATGGAGTCTCCCGAGGATACACGGTTACAAGTTCTGCTACACCACTAGCAGGAGCACTTACGGATATTCTATCAATGGATATGGAGACCGGCCCTGTATTCGATGCAACAAATGCTACAGCTCAAACACCAATTACGGTAACGATTAATACAGCTAGTGACGAAATTCCTTACTGTGCATTTGTTGGTATCTTTAGTCCAGACAACAATAGTCCACAGAACGTTATCATTGAGGTATACGATCGTTCATCTGCTAGCTGGGTAGAGTTCCATAATGAAACAGGTATTACTGAAAACTTCTCTGTATCTGCGGATTGGAACTCAGCTATGTTTGCTCGACAAATCCGTATTAAGATGTGGGGAACAAATGGTAAGAATGCAGACGGTAGCAGTACAAATAAGATTTCACTATCTCGCGTAGTGGCTCAAAGTACAAAGGCACCGGGTAACGCATTCATGCCTAAGTCTGGAGGCTCTTTCACAGGCAAGGTAAAGGCAGCTAAAGGCTTTGTACTTCCTTCAGTTACAGCAGACCCTGCCGATGCAGAAGTAGGCCAGATGTGGTTTAGGAGTGATTTATAATGGCTCAACCGATTAGCTACCAATATATGAGAGGTAAAGCAGGTGTCGTAAAGATACCTGTTTATGCTATCTCGGATTTTCCGACAAATTCCTATGTACGGTTAAAGTTACCTAACGGGACGATCGGATGCTATAAGCTCAAGGTTCCTGACGCGTCTACACCTCTTAGGGTAATGACGAAAACAGGTATAATGGGAGTAGACCTAAGTGTAACACCTTCGACAAGTAATGTCTATATTAAAATGGACACACTTGTTAAACGTGGAAGCGGTACTACGATTCTAGAAGATACAACAGATTATGTTAAAGTTAATTCTAAGCTTAACGGTGATGGAGCTACTTGGACATTGAATGCTATGCAGCCGGGAACATCTTACAACTTTACAGGTAGGGTAGAAGTTGTTCAGACAGTTGATGATATTATTTCTATTCGGGTCTACAATAAAACTCAAGCAAAATATATTAACTCAAATATCGCACGAAGTACTGTAACTACAGGAACAGTTCAAACATTAACAGGCTCCTTCAATACTGGAACAAACATGGTGGCAGGAGATGTATTAGAGTTATGGATTGTTCAACAGTGGAATAACAGTACCGCAGATGATTTTATTTATAAGGTATACAAAACAGACTTAGCTATCAATTAGTGGCTAAGTCTGCTGCTATATTAGACAAAGAACAACATAAAACGGAGAGGGGTGGGTATTTGTATGGCAGAGGATATTAAAAAGGTTAAACTACTTTTTCGTAAAGGTACTCAGGCAGAGCTAAGCAACTTAGACGCAGGGGAACCGGGACTAGCTACAGATACACAAAACCTGTATGTAGGTACTGGAGGGGATAGTAAAGTTCAGCTGGCTAAACAAGCGGATTTAACCTCTTTACAGACAAAAGTAAATAACAATAAATCACAAACTGATCAGACACTGACTGATCATAGTAATAAGCTAACTCAACAACAATCAAGTATAGAAGGTCAATATAACGCTTTACAAAATCATGAGGGGCGTATTGTTGCTAATGAACAGGCCTTACCAAATAAGGTAGATACTACTACGTATAACGGTCTTAAAAGTACTGTAGACACTCTAAAGACAAATACAGAGAATAGTATATCGCAGCTAAACCAAGATGTAAGTGCTCTAGAGGGTACCGTTGCTCAAAATACCTCAGACATTGAATACCTTAAAGCTAATGGAGGCGGTGGGGGCGGAGGTAGTAGCGAAGACCTTACTGAGCTTCAGTCAGAGGTATCGACATTAAAATCAGATGTCTCTACTAACAAGTCTGATATTTCTACCTTAAAGCAAACGACTCAAACTCAAGGTACAGCTATTTCAGCAGCTCAAGGAGACATCTCTAAAAATAAAACAGACATCCAAACGTTGCAGGCTACTAAGAAAGAGGTAGACGATGCTAAAGGAACTGGTACTCTTAAAGAGAAGTTCGACAGCATTGAAAAGTCTCAAAATTCAGAAGAGTTTGAAGTTACTACCGCTAGGAAGGTATTTACGCTTACTTCAGGCCAATACGTACCAAACAGTAAAACATTAAAGGTGTACATACAAGGTATCTTACAATCTCCTCAAGACTATGTACAAACAAACTCTACTACCGTCACTTTCAAAGAGGACGTACCAGCAGGGAACATTGTTACGCTTGAATGGCTGCAAGGTAAACTACCTACACAATTCGGGCATAACTCTACTCACGAACTAGGTGGCCCGGATGAAATTGACTTAGCTAAACTTAAAAACTATCAAGAGAAAGTCGTAAAGCCGATCGCAGACGTGTACAAACGATCAGATATCTTCTTTAACATGCTAGAAACAACAGCTAAAGGTGATGGAGCTACAAATGATACGAGCGTATTCACTACACTAGAGAACTCGTTTACAGATAAAATCATCGAGCTAAATGGTAAAACATATCTAGTAGATAGTTTACCAACAAAGAATAAATATGTCAATGGTCGTTTCCTAGTAGGCGGTTCATACTTCGATGCTAGCTTTACCATTAATGTCAAGTCTAACCACGGAGTTATTGCTCTTGGTATTGGTGCAGCTAAGTCATCTCCAACGTTCCCTGTTTACTCCGGGACTGACAAGTTCTATAAGAATATTGCTATTGGAGGGTATGCACTACAAAATAGTATTGGTTCTTTCAATAACATTGCTATCGGGTGGAATGCAATGGACGCAGCTACTTCGGGGGAGTTCTATAACATTGCTATCGGTAATGAAGCTTTATGGAGTGTAAAGAAAACAAATACTTCAGATAGCTTTGCAGCAAGTCGTAATATTGCTATCGGCATGAACGCTATGCGCTTTAACATTAACGGACACCATAACGTAGCATTAGGTCGTAACAATTTACAATGTTCAAAAAACGGTTCGCGCAACACAGCGATTGGTGTTAATGCTATGGCAGGTATTGCTCCATTAGACCTTACAGGAGTTATTGCAGACTATACCAAATATGATAGCAACGATACAACGGCTATCGGAGCAGAAGCTTTACTTAACAGTGTAGGGAATGAGAACACAGGTGTCGGTGCTTATGCAGCAAACAACCTTGTCAAAGCTACACGTAACGTAGCAGTAGGTAAGAACGCATTGTATAGCCTCCAAAAAGATATGACAGTAGATGGTAACAATAAAATCTATTGGAGTAAGACAGGCTCGTATGTCTGGTCTGGAACAAAGATTACAGTTACAATGTCTGGTCATGGTCTTCAGAATGGAAACCTAATTTCACTTAAACTTACGACTGGCAGTAACTTGAAAACTTCTGAAGAAAATCAGTACACAATCTCCAACGTAACTACTAATACATTTGACATTGTTTCCCCGTTATCTAACAACACGGTAGGTAACTGTTCTTCTTCTTGGTATAGCGACATGACTGCTAACACGAAGACTGCGGATAACAATAATGCGATTGGTAACTATGCAATGGAGAACAGCGTAAGCGGCCAGAACAATACAGCTATCGGTACATGGACACTCCGTAATATTATCGGAGAGTTTAACAGCTTCGTAGGTAACTTGTCAGGAACTAACTTAACTAGCGGAAGCTTTAACTCTGCTTTAGGTTATGGTGCGCTTCGAGCTATGCAGGATGGTACTACAGCAACTAACCTAACAAATGTAACAGCTCTTGGTTATAACACTCGAGCAAGCGGAGACAATCAAGTTCAGTTAGGGGATGCTAATACTACTACATATGCTTTCGGGCCTGTACAGAGTCGTTCAGATAAACGAGACAAGCTTGATATTCAAGACACGGATTTAGGTCTCGAGTTTATCAAGAAGGTTCCTATCCGTAAGTTCCGATATAACTACCGCGATCTTTACGAGGAAGGAGATAACAGTAAGGGAGACAAAGCTGGTAAACGTTTCCACCAAGGGGTTATCGCTCAGGAAGTCAAGAAAGTTATGGATGACCTTGGCGTAGACTTTGGGGGGTACCAAGACCACAAAGTAAACGGCGGTAGTGATGTTTTATCCATTGGTTATGAGGAATTTATCCCGGTATCCATGAAAGCTATCCAAGAGTTAGCGGAAAAGGATAAGCTAAAAGATCAGAAAATTGAAAAACTTGAATCTGCTATCGCTAGTCTACTTGAGCGTGTAGAGAAATTAGAAGGAGGGAACTAGATGCCTAGATCAGATATTACTAAATATCCCGGAATTGCTGAGAAATTTATGCAGCTAGAAAAGTCAAGACGTAGACAAGTTATTACGGCTACTGTAGATAATCAAACAGTGTTTACTATTACCAATGGCTCTTATGTCGTTGGTTCTGAAACATTGGATGTAGTAGTAAAGGGGACATGGCAGCCCCCTAACTCTGGAGCCTATACGGAAACTAGCTCTACAAGTATTACCTTGTCTGAGGGCGTTCCTATAGGTACAAAGGTCGTTCTATACTGGTTAGAGGGTAAGCTACCTATACAGTTCGGACACAATACAACTCACTATAAGGATGGACAAGACCCTATCGATATTACAAAGCTGCAAGGTTACCTAGAAAGTAAGATTGATAAAATCCCGGGACTAATAGATAAAACTAGCTGGGTGGATGTACGTGAGTATAAGCCTGTAGGGGACGGAGTAGCAAACGATACAACACCCGTTCAAAATGCGATTAACGCAGTACCTACTGGAGGCGTACTTTTACTGGAGTCTGGTAAGACGTATAAGACGACTCTATCTCTAAACGTAGTAAAGAACTTAGCTATCCGTACTACAGGTAAAGACAAAGCAAGAATTTACCTAACAAGTACATCTAACACTCAGTTTTGTATCTATGCCAGAGGAACAGTAAAATCAACTACAACTCTAGCTAATTCTGTATCGGTTAACCAATACAAAACAGTCCTAGCGTCTAATGCACAAGTTAGTCCGGGAGACCTTCTTTTGTATAAATCAGACAAGCTCTGGTACAACGATAACCGAGGCTACCTATCTAAAGGGGAGCTACATATCGCTCGCAGTGTTAACGCTAATAACGAAGTAGCTATTTATCCCCCTATGGTCGATGGTTACGATACTTCCTCAGAGACAACTACTGTATCAGTTATTAGCCCGATTACAGTAGACATTGATAATGTTGAGTTTGTACGTGCAGGTACTAACGGGACAATCGAAGGATTGAAGCTAGAATACTGCGTAGACTCTGTAATTACTAATGTATCGGCTAAAGACTGTACAAACGCAGGTGTGAAGATCGTTACATGCTTCAACACAAAGGTAGACCGTATGTACACTGAACGCTCTAACTATGCTCTATCTGGCTACGGAGTGCAGACTTATGGAACAGCGTTTACGCTCATTACAAATAGTTTCTTCTGGGGCAATAGACGAGGTGTAGATATTTCAGGAGATTACCCAGATATCTTCTCTACTGTAGAAGGCTGCCGTATCTTCGGAGGCGGGTTCAATCGAGATGGGCTAGAGTACCCTTACCAAGATCAGCAGCATGGTATTGGAAACCACTCTACAGCTAGATATACCACTATTAGACGTAACACTTTTGGCTACCTTTCATATGGAATAAACGTTCGTGGGTTTAATACAGTCGTTGAAGAGAACTACTTTGTTGGTATGTTTACCCATGCTTGCATGAGCTTGACTTACGGGGAGAACATAACGGTTAAAAAGAATGAATACTTTAACGGGTTTAACGGCTCTAATGATAGCAGCTCTTACTCCCCTGTAACAAACATTCTACAAGGCCAATGCCCAACATTTGTATTCCTATTTAACACCTATGGAGCAGACAAAGGTTATATTAACATCGAGAATAATAACGTTAGAAACCTAACAAGTAACTTCATTCGTATTTACAACTTTTCGAATAGCTCTAGCCCTAAGTTTACTACAGTTAAGAACATGACTGTTAAAGATAATACAATCGGATATCAGACTCTAGCGGATACAGACTCATTCAACATGGTACAGTCGGATATCGATACAATTTACGGCCAGAACTGTATCTTCCGAGGTAACGAAGTTCAACGTTATGCAGGGAAAGGTAAATACATCTCTTTCATAAACTTTGACTTCCACCGCGCAGCTACTGGGGGCGGAGGCGGATTAAGTTCTTCAGGGGCACCTGTTACTTACTCTGTAGTAATGCCTGATGATTCTTACCAAGAGCTACCTGTAGGAGGCGCACTTACTAACTCTGTTCGTGTTATCTTAGATAGCGCCACAGGCTCACTTAATGGTAAGCTAACTAGCGGTAGTGCTACCTTAGCCAGCGTAGATACTAAGTCATCTTCTGTAGAAATTGCTGCGGTGCCACTAACAGGAACTACAGGTACAGATGGACAGTTCACTGTATCCTATGTAGACGGTATCTTATACTTAGAAAATAGACGAGGCGTAATGGCTCGTATCACCTTTACAGTCATGAACGTGTCATAAGGAGGGGAAAACATGTTAGAAAGACCAGATTACTTTATGATCGGGGACGATATTAAACAAAGGTTTGTTGACATCCTCGACAACCTTACCAAGGTAAACAATCGAAATGCCTACTACGCTATTCCTGAAGCATTCGGAGCTGTAGGGGACGGAGTAGCAGATGATACAAAGGCACTACAAGATACAATTAATGCAGTGCAAGGTACCGGGGCGATCATTATTCTTCGTCCCGGTGCTAAGTATAAAATCACAGCAACTTTAGAAATTACTGGTGGAATCGTTTTCAAAGGTGACTCACAGAACAGACCGAGAATTTTCTCCACTACTCAAACGTTTACAGGTATTAACATTGCTGGAACACTAGTTGGCTCTACCTCTCTAGCAGCTTCAGCTACTATTAATACAAACTATATTGACGTAGCAGATGCCTCTAACATTAAAGCAGGTAACTTAATTGAAATCGTGTCTAATGAGTCATGGTACCATGACGCTCGAGAAGAGTCAACAGATGCGCGTAGAGCGGAGCTTCACCGAGTAGAAAGCGTTACAGATAAACGAGTGTACTTGAATGACGCATTATTCGATAGCTATGTCCTCCCTACTGAAACAGTGACTGTAACTATTTGGACTCCTATTCGAGTAGATATGCGGGATATGGAGCTAGCGCTTACTAAGTACGGAGGTAACACGGATTCTATCCGTAAAGTAGGCATTCAGTTAGACCATACGATCGATGCTCACTTAGAGAACGTTTATGTAACGGATGCACAGAATGCAGGTATCACAATTAAGCATAGCTACCGTCCAGTAGTTAAGGGTGGTATCACTTCTGGAGCAAATAACTACTTCTCTGGTTACGGTGTTCAAATCGTAGGCTGTACACTAGCCAGAGTGCATGACCGCTTTATAACTGCTTCCAGACGTGGAGTAGACGTAAGTGGTTTCAGTATCCCTTCTCACCACACAGTTGTTGAAGGCTGTACAGTAGTAGGTAGCGGATACAATAGTATGGGTACAAAATATGGCTTCCTAGATAATCACGGTACAGGCGCTTACTGCGGAGGTATTGGTACTCACGGACCAGCAGACCATACGATTATTCGAAACAATAACTTCCAATACTTACATACAGCGATCATTGACCGCTCACGTAATACGGTAGCAGAAGAGAACTATTTCATTGGAGACTTTGCTAAACCACTTATCGATGCATCTTTCGGAGAGAACAACATCTACAGAAATAACATTTGTGTAGATAACTTGGCAGGTCTGAAGAAAACTGTAGTCTCTGATGGTGGAGCTAATATTAACTCACGTAAAGCCCCTGCCTTCATTCGTATGCAGGCTACAGCACTAGCTAATGGTTCTACAGGAGGGTTTACACACATCGAAGGTAACTTTGCAATGGTTCAGGACACATTCATCGAGTTCTATGGTGAGGCAGCAGACCCTACTGTACCAACTCTAAAGAACTATACAATTAAAGACAATACTGTATACTTCTCTCCAGTCGCAGGTGCAGACCCAGCTTACTTTATTAATAACAAGACAGTGAACAACGCCTCTATTCTAATGAGTGGTTCTATCTTTAAAAACAACTCTTGGAAGCGTACAAGCGGCTCTGGCGCTGTTTATATGTTTGGTAAAGTAGACCCTCGACAAGCTACGGAAGTCGATGGACCTAAAGCTTACTCGTTCTACATGACAGATGATTCAGTTAGCTCAGTCTTCCTAGGAAACTCTAACCTATTCTACGCTCGTATGATTGTCGATGCAGGGGGTTCTACAGGAGGAGCTTATGGTTGTGTACGTATTGGTCAGGCCAATACAGGGACCAATGACATCGGAACATCTAATAATATTGCTGCTGTAGCAGGAGTACCAAACGGAACTACAGGTACAGATGGTAAGCTAAACCTAGCTATCCAAGACGGTATACTCTATGTAGAAAATCGACTAGGCTCCACTCAGCGTATTATGGTTACCGTAATGAATGCAGTTTAATACAGTCCTTCCCTCACGCAGGGGAGGATTTTGTTATGTGATATAATAGTTATAGATACTAATACTGCTATATTAAATGTATACGCAATTTGAACGATATACGAGAGGGTGAGAATAAACGCATGGCTAAGTCTACGTTAAACGCACATATATCTGCTGCTATCGAATTACAGAAACGACAAGGCAGCGCATACCTAGTATTTGGTAAAACATCTCCGTGGGACAACGAGCTTAATCCTCCTGAAGAGGTTGAAGATACTACAGCTATTTCCGAGATCGTAGGATATAAGAAAACGAAACAGTTTTCCCTTGCACGTCCAGTACGTACAGGCGAAACACCTGCATACCCGGTAGTTACATACGGAGGCCTACAATGGGTATTAATCCCTGCTGATAAGGCATACACAGAAAAGGCAAGATGGCTATACATCGAGGCAGAGATTCTTCCAGATGAATTTCCATTAGGAGAATTTAGACAAGTAGGTGTTCATCTTGGTTTAGTTCCTAAAAGTGGAGTAACGAAACAAAATTTACTTCCTTCTGAAGTAGGTACTTTAGGGGAACTACAATTCTATGAAAACAGGGAACCACAAAACAGAACGTCTAGTGTGTTCGTAACAGAACAGTTTATTATAAAAGTTTAAAGGAGTGAATTAACTTGGCAGAAATCAATCAAAACCAATCACCATATAATGATCGTTTTGACGCGACTAAAGACCGCAATAAAGTTTTATTCCGTCCAGACCGTCCACTACAACAATCTGAATTAAATGAAATGCAGTCCATTCAGGAATATAATGTACGTCAGTTAGGGGACAGTATCTTTGCTGATGGAGACATTCAGACAGGTATGTCTTTTTCTGTGGCCAATGGTCAACTTACAATCGAAGACGGTCTAGTTTATTTAGCTGGTCGAGTTCGTAAGTTTAAAAAGCAATCAATTGCTTTCTCAGGTTCAGGTAATGAAAAGATCGGTATTAAGCTAAACCAAACAATTATCGACTCTAATATTGACCCTACATTACTAGACCAAACCCAAGGAGTAGACAGCTATCTTTCTGCGGGTGCTGACCGTTTACAAGAAACAGTCGTACTTACAAATAATGATACTGCTGCACCAACAATCTATGAATTTAACGATGGAAGCTTATTCGTACAGCCAACACGTCCAGAGTTCTCTACTTTAAACGAAGTACTAGCTCAGCGTACATATGAAGAATCAGGCTCTTACCAAGTAGAAGGATTCAAAGTATGGGCGGAGAAAAGTCAAGATACGTCAAAAGTAGATTTAATTGTTGACCGTGGAACAGCTTATGTACTAGGTTACCGTATTAACAAACCAACTTCTACTCGTATTCCTCTTCGTAAGTCTACAGAGTTTAAAAATGTAGCACAAGAGACGCATACATATGACACAGCAGTTCGTAAGAACAAAGTAGGTAGTTCATCTGTTAAACAAGTAAATCAAGTACTAGCGCGTACACAGTCTCCAGCAGGCGGACTTACAGTATCTAAAGGCGCTAACGGTGGCCGAGATGCTTTACCTGCTCAGTACACAAGCTTAGACCCTACAAAGGTAACGCTATGGACGACTAGCCCGGAAGTTTACTATACATATGGAGCTGATTACACAATTGTAGAAGACAGTGGCATTCAGTATGTAAACTGGGATACAGGCCCGAACGGTAAAGAACCTGCTACAGGTACATCTTACAAGATGTCATTCGAATATGACCGCGTAATGCAGAACAACGTGGACTACAAAGTAACAACGACTCCAATTGCTGATGCTCAAGGATGGGACACATATATCGACTTTAACGGTATGACTGGTCTTAAGCCAATGGATAAAGGATTAATCCGAGTGAACTATGATTACTACTTAGCCCGTGCAGATTTAATTACTCTGAACAACGAAGGTAAGTTTACAATCATTGAAGGACAACCAGCTCGCGCAGGTATCGCTTCTCCTCCAGTCCATGAAGACCCGTTAACGCTTAAAATTGGTGAGGTATACATTTACCCTAATGCAGATGCAGCAGAGCCAATCAACAACGGTGTCGTTCGTCTGACAATGCCTCAACTGGTTAACTTGAAAGATCGTTTAGAAAACGTAGAGTATAACCAAGCAATCGAAGCATTAGAAAACAAAGCAATCGTAACAGATGACCCATTAAACCTACGTGGAGTATTTGCGGACGGTTTCGTTGACTTCTCTCGTATGGACTTGAACTTATCTACAGTGGCTATGTCATTTGATGATGCAAGTATCACTTTACAGGTTAACGCTCCAGCTGATCAAATGAGAGCTCCACAATTTTCTGCAAATACTTCGGTAGCTGCAAGTTGGGGACGATTAGTTACAGCTCCGTATAAAGAGGTTAAAGAGATTACGCAGCCATTAGCTTCTCAGGCAATGAACGTAAACCCTTACTCTGTATATAACAAGCTAGGAACTTTAAAGCTATCTCCGGGAGCAGACAACTGGATTGAGCAAAACAAAGTAACCATTAACCGTGAAACGACTCAAGTAGTTCGTATGGATAGATGGTGGGCTCACGGTCGTCAAACATCCGTTGATAAAAAGCTTCAAAGCTTAATCGATAACTTGGACTTAGATGGAAACCAACACTGGGATATGGGACAAAGCTACGCTTACGATGTAAAGAACGGTCGTACAGGTACGCTCACAGATGTAGCTTCTACAGTTCGTAACACAGCGATTGAATTTATTCGTCAACGTGACATTACGTTTGCTGCTAGTAACTTACAACCAATGTCTAATAACCTATACCTAACATTTGATGGTATCCGAGTTCCAATCACACCTACAGGTACTACCGCTAAAGGCGCTGAAACTGGAACGATCATGGCCGACTCTAAAGGAGTAGCAACTGGTAAATTCACAATTCCAGCAGGTATCCGTACAGGTGTCCGAGAAGTAACGTTACAAAATGCCTCAAACATGGCAATCAATACGTATACAGCTCAAGGAACACTGAAGACTACCGAAGAGGTTATTACAAAAACGCGTGTAACAGTTAACTTATATGACCCATTAGCACAGTCATTTGTATTCCCTCAAGATCGAGTAGTAACATCATTTGACGCTTACTTTGCTTCCAAGTCTAGCACAGATAACATTATTGTACAAGTACGTGGAATGTCAGAAGGCGGGTTCCCTAACCAGACTGTATTCGCAGAACGTATCCTTACACCTGCACAAGTTAACATCTCTGCAAATGGCTCTACGGCGACTAAGATTGCCCTAGATGACCCGTTAATGTGTAAGGCAGGCCAATCATACTGTCTAGTCTTCATAACGGACAGTAACGAATATACAATGTGGGTAGCAACATTAGGCCAAAACCGTATTGATGCACCAGCTCAAAAGATTGTATCACAACCTTATGTTAACGGTGTATTATTTAGTTCATCTAATGCTCGTACTTGGACAGTTCACCAAGAGTCAGACCTTAAGTTCAGTGTCTATACAGCAGAGTTCCAAGAGAATGCGATAATTGAATTTAACCCTATGGCAGACCTTAACTCTGATATGCTACTGTTAATGGCTTCTTACTTAACACCTAACAACACAGGATGTTACTGGGAAATCAAAACAGTATCTAAAGCAGATGCAGGTACTGTATCAATCGACAGTGTACCGTGGCAGCCTCTAGCGAACTATATGGAGCAGACTACAGCAGGTACGGTAGTTGGATTGGTTAAGCTTCGTGCAACATTCAAGTCTAACCGCTACATCTCACCGATGCTGACACTAGAAGATTTGATGTTCGTTAACTTCATTTCTCAAACTTCTGGAGACTATGTATCATTAAACATTGACTCTACAGATGCACCATTCAATACACTAACTTTATCTTACGATGCTACATTGCCTACAGGTACTACGATTACACCAAAGTACTCCCTAGACGGTGGAACAACGTGGAAGACGTTTACGGCAGCAGCTACTGTAACTAAGCAATCCGCAGAGTTCAGCCGCTATACGTACAACCAGCGTGTATCTTCTACAGCAGTGAACAAGCAGCTTAAGCTTAAGTTAGAAATGAGAGCGGACAATCGTTTTGTACGTCCGAGAGCTCGAAGACTTACTGCTGTATTTAAAGACGAAGTATAAGGAGTGAATTAAATGCCTTTGGAACACCGTGACCCCGTTTCTAAAGCAAAGCTTTTTATTCCTACTAACCGTGAGCGTTCTCTGGTCCTTGATCAGAGACGACTCAAGGAAAGTTTAAGTGACGTAGATAAATTAAAAGCGGAGCTGCAAGAATTATTGAATAAAGCAAAAGGAGAGGAATAATCGATATGGCTAAAAGACCGCTTGACCGAGATAATATGTATTCGAATTTAGGTGACCCAACACCTGATATTATCCAAGAGCTAACTAGACTACAAGCAGAGAATAAAGAACTGAAAGAAAAGTTAGAGGCAATTGAACAAGGCGGAACTGGTTACGATACTTTAACTGGAGGAACATTTACTGGTTAATAGGCACCTGAATAAGGGTGTCTTTTTTTTTTGTCTTATTTTAATCCGTTGGTACATAAGGGTTTATACTAAAATAGCCCACTACTTTGTCATATTTTATTCTGAACGCTCCCTCTTATTATATTTTAATAATATTTTATATATAAATAAATTAATATAATAAATATAAATAATATATAAATTATAATACAAGGCAAATAAAATAATAATAGGCGCATTCAGATATAAAATATACAACAAATCCTTATGTATCAAGGGATTAAAATAGGGCATACACTTGTATTCACTGTACTTTTGTGGTACAATAGAGAGGTAATATAGACCACTAGGAGGAATGTTCAAAATATGATTATTAGAGTTGGTACAATGTTTACAACTGTAGACTTTCAAGATAATAGTTTGCTCAGAGAAAAGATTCAGGAAATGGCTCATAATGAATTAGGTATCAAAGAAGAAGGGGCATTTTATTCTCGAGCATATAAGTCAGGGTTCTGGGATGGCATTACAGATTTTTATGACATGAAAGAGGACAAGTTTCATACAGGATTACTTAGTCAGTTTTTAGAGGGGTTACGAAAGTTTAAAGAAACATATCCCCGCTTTACATACGAGTTAGTCGATGAAAGACCTGCTGCACCTGTTCATTACGAAGCAATTGACGAAGAGATTGTACTAGGTAATGGTGATAATGACCCGATTATTCTACGAGACTATCAATACGATTCAGTCCAACATGTGTTCAAAGAGCAGGTAGGGATTGTAAACGTAGCAACTAACGGAGGTAAAACAGAGATTGCTTCAGGAGTGATACAGCAAATCCTTCCGTACCTGAAACGTGGGGAACGAATTGCATTCTTTACACACTCACGGGAAATCTTTGGTCAAGCTGCTGAACGTATTGCTACGCGAGTAGGGTTAAAAGTGAAGGACGTTGGCTTTGTAGGTGATGGTAAATTCGATATTAAGAATAAAAAGATCGTATTCGTTATGGTGCCTACACTTGTATCAGCGTTAAAGGACCCGAAGAAAGGAATCAAGTTTACACCAAAAGAAACAATCATCAAATTAATTGCAGAAGAAATAGTGCCAAAATTCAGAAATACACAGAACACCCGTGTACTGCTTCGCAACTACTTGAAGAATCGTACTTGGAAAACAAAAGCAGAGCTGTCCGCTGAAGAGCAGCTAATGTATGTGGCCTATGATAAAAAGTTCACAGACAAATCAGCTCAAATGCATTTGAACAAGTATACAGCAGAGTTTACAAAGATCATGGAGAAGAAGAACAAAAAGAAATTTGAGAAGTACAAGCAGACGGAAGAGTTTATGCAATCAATCAAAGTCATGATTGCCGATGAAGTACATCACTCTAAAGCAGATACATGGTACACGTCATTATCGATGTGTGAAAATGCAATTTACCGCGTAGGTCTTACTGGTACCGTGGATAAGAAAGACAAGATGGGCTGGCAACGACTGCAAGCAATCTTCAGTCAAGTAGTGGTACGGGTATCAAATGAATACTTAATCGACAAAGGTATCTCTTCAAAACCGACTATTCGATTGGTGCCAATTACAGAACCGCGCAATATCGAATTAGCAGGTACATACTTGGAAGCATATAAGCTAGGCATTGTAGAAAATGTTTACCGAAACAAAATCATAGCAGACCTAGTTGAATCATACCGTAAGCGTAGACCGGGTGGCGTACTGGTTAGTGTAAAAGAGATTGCACATGGAGACGCTATTTTAGAAAATCTGCGAGCTAGGGGCATGGAAGCTGAGTTTATTCATGGTGGCTCGGATGCAGAACACCGTGCTACGCAGTTAAGCCGCTTCTCAAAAGCAGAGCTCCCTATTCTTATTGCATCAACAATTATAGACGAAGGGGTCGATATGAAATCGATTGGCTGTATGGTATTAGCAGCTGGAGGAAAATCGATGCGTCAACAGCTACAACGTATTGGTCGTGGACTTCGACTAAACGGTATAGATGGTAATAGTGTCATGGTTTTTGACTTCTACGATCAGACGAATAAATTCTTACTCAACCATTCAAAAGATCGAATTAAAATCTTCAAAGAAGAACGCTTCGATGTGAAGGTTTTGGGCGAGTAACGACTATAACTAAATTAAGGATTGAATATTGTACAGAATGTGTTATAATGTAACCAAACCCATATCAGGACAGGAGGAAAAAGTTTTATGGAATACGGTGCTGTATACTTGGAGTCCTCTATTGTCGATTTAAAGCCAAACGTCCTTAACTTTTTAACAAAGCTTGTAGATAAAGCGAAGGAAATAAAAGATGTGGCTATCGCTTTCAAAAAGAAAGAGCTAGCAGACCTCGGCGGAAAAGACACTAGAACGATTACAAGATATTTAAACGAATTAGAAAATAAACAATTTATCCAGATGAAAGGTGTACGTGGCCGTGCGGGTGGGACGATAATCTTACTAAACACAGACCGCATTCGCTTTGATACATCTGATAAGGCATTAATCAACTCGGACGAACCTATCTCTATTGACGATATCGTAGAGAAGAAGTTACCGAAGAAGAAAAAGCCTGAAAGCAATAAAGATAAGCGCCCTAGACGCACGAAGCTGCAAATGCTCGAGGCTAAATTACTTAAAGGTGAGCAGCAGTCGAAGAATGATCAAATGAATGATGAACTGAAAGAATTAGGTGGCGTACCTAACTGGGAGTGGTTCCAAAAGACCGATAACCCGGTAGGTAATTACCGTACATACTTGCTTTCCCGATTATATAACCGATACGCAGTATTATTTACTGACTATAAGAACGCAGAAGTAGAGACATATGGAGAAGGAAGCGCAGTACAACATATCACAAATGATTATGACGTATTGTCTGAAGATTTCTACGGTTCGTCTAGATGGGTTCAATTTGAAAAGTTCCGCGCATTCTGTGAGGAAAATGATATTGACCCGGCCCTGTACTTATCGGCTCAATTCTCTCGTTCAGTATTTACTGCTTCAGCTAAGAACATGAAGAAGAAAGCACTTCCTTTTGTGAACGCCCTTATTGGTGACACATCATACGAAGTGTTCAAGCAATACTGCGATTATCAGAAGATGGTTAGTTATTCATATGCTGCCTACAAAGAAATCCCGGTTAAATTTGCAGATGACTTTGTAGTACGAGCAATTGTAGAGGCATATGAAACAGCTAATAGTGGAGTCGGTTTACTTCAGTACCGTCATGCGATTAGCGACTTCTTAAATGGTGAAGTTTTAACTGATAAAGAGATTGCATTAGTTGACTTTTACACATTAACAGAACAGGAGCTACGCAAACGCAAAGTATCGTACAAGACAAGAGATACAATCAAGAAGTTTGTATTACTACAGTCCATGATTTTAACATCTGGAGCAACAGCCTTACCGAACTACCTTATCCTCGGTTCAGAACATACACAAGTTGTGCTTAAGTCCATTGAAAGTATGGCTAACTCGACTCATGAAGCGTATGAGTTAAGAAAAAGAGCGCTAGGCGTATTCATTGACCCGCAAGGTAGTAAAGAAACACAGTTACAGGAAGGCGCACGTTATAATCACCAAATTCAAGTATTGGATGAAACAAGACAAGTCCTTAAGCTAATTATGGAGCGCAAAGGATTACATATGTCCCTAGCTGATTTAAACGAAGCATTCCGTGAGTATGGTAAAGAACTTATTCCGTTAGATGACTTCTCCGTAATGGATACAGATAAGATCGTTGAATTATTTGAAAAGAGTGAAGAAGTAGAAATTAATCATGATGATATTACAACTAAGTCCTCCTACGAATTAGTAGGGGAGCTTGCTTCTGATGACGCTTTAGAGCAAGCAATTGCAGAGTTTATGGGGTCTGAATAATACAGGCCCTTTACAAGCTCGTACAGACGTGCTATAATCAACACTGTAAAATAAAAGGAGGGAAATGAGATGATTACCATTAATATTAAAGTTCGTGATGATGCCATGTTGTTTGTAACTGATTATGAGCTGCCAGACGGTTCAATCTTTATTCAAGATGAAGGGGACCCGGAAAACTTTACGTATGCTCACCTTATTCCACATGAAGGTGCTACGGCTCTAATAAACTATTCAACTGGTAGACAGAGAAAGGTTCGCATTCATGATGTAAACCCGGACGACTTCAGAGTTACAGATATTTAAGAGGAGGAAGAGGAAGTGGAAGTAAACCCTATACAACAACAGATTCTAAAGAAAGCAATTGAATCCCCTGTCTTTTCATCGGATATTTTACCAAGAACTCCGCTGAGTGTATTTGAGGGGAACGATGTTTATAAAGAGATTTCAGGAATTGTTAAACGACATTACCAAACAAATAAAAAAGTTCTGACTGAAGAAGCGTTACTTACTCTTACCCAAGAGAAATTAGATCGTATGAATAAGGACGCAGAGACTCAGCAGGAGTATTACAAAGCTATTAGCGAATTATATATTGTTCGCAATAGTCAAAATGACGACATAATTGACGAAAAGATTGAGAAGTACATAAAAAAACACATGCAGATTGATTTGGTTAAAAAGTTTGTAATGAACTCCGACAATGAAGAGTTTATGGACAAGATGGCCGATGACTGGCGTGATATTATGATGTTGGATGTTAGTGGTAAAAATCAAGAGATTATCAACGTACTAGATGATACAGAGTACAAACGTAAAGCTTTATCTACGTTGTATGCTAATACCATCCCTACAGGCTTCTCTCAAATCGATGCACTAAATGGTGGTGGGTTAGCTAAAGGTGAGCTGGGTATGATCGTAGCCGCGTCTGGTACTGGTAAAACCTTAATCCTTACTAATTTAGCAACCAACTATACTAAGAATAAGCGTAACGTCCTTTTTATCGCTCTCGAGGAATTAGAGAATCGTATGATTCTAAAGTTTGAGCAATCCATGCTTAGACGTAATAAAAGTGAAATCTTAACTGGAGCTGCACTGAATGAAACCAACTTCGATAAGTACCAAGAGTTCTACAAGCAAAACCGTAGTCATTTTGGTAACTTATTCTTTGCTCGCTTCTCTCCACGTAAGATTACACCAGCGAAAGTTGAGCAACTAATCTCTGATGTAAAAATTAGACAAGGCATTGATATTGACGTAGTTATCATTGATTACCCGGAATTACTTCGTAACCCGTATGCTACAGGTAATGAAGCAGATGACGGTGGTAAGCTATTCGAAGAAATGCGTAGAATCGCCCAAGACTTTAACGTAGTAATGTGGACAGCTGCTCAGATGAACCGTACAGCTTATAGTGCAATCATTCGTACTTCAGAGCATATGGAAGGTTCACTTCGTAAGAAGAATGCTGCTGAGCTAGTATTGACCGTCAACCAAACACCTGAAGAATACGCCGCAGGCTTTGTACGATTATATGCGGATAAAGTTCGTAACCCGCCTGAAGGTGGATACGATAAGATGCTTGGATTTAAAGTTGTAGGTGCTGCTCAGACAGTTCGTGATTACCGAACAGATGAAGAGCTAAGACAGCACAAGGCTGTATTAGAAGAAGCAGACAGCAGAGCCGAACAAGGTTTCCGTGGTAAGAAGAAAGATGCTGGAGCTAAAGGTCCAGACTTTGCTACTGAAATGAATGCCAGTATCATGAGACAGAGAGGAGAAGGACAATGAAGAAAGATAACATAGAGGATATATTTGACGCAATAGATGAAAAGTATGCTTATCCGAAAGACCCGGATATAGTTGCAGAAATGACTAAACGCATAAACAAGCAAGCGTTCCAATACAAACAGGAGCATGGGAAGTTTATGGAGTACGCAGTAGTTACACAAGAGGAGTACGATGCAGCAGAGGTCCATGTTGAAAAGATATATACTAAGTTTCCGCACTTTGCCCCTACTCCGGGATATGCCACTAAGCTAGGTATAAACGGTTTTGGTGGTTTCATTGAGATTCGAGTGGAGAGTGAAAGTGAATGACAAAATTAGTCGTTTTCTCTGACTTCCATGCACATCTATTTGAAGACTTTGCTAAGCCAGACCCGGAGTACGTGAACGATCGTTTCCGCGCTCAAGTAGCTACGCTGTATCAAGTATTTGAAATCGCTAGACAGCATGGAGCCAAGCTACTATTTACAGGGGACTTGTTCCATAAGCGAGCTAAGATTGACGATATCGTTTTTAACACAGTGTATAGAGTATTTGCAGAGAACGATGATATTGACGTGTATATGGTACGAGGTAACCATGATGCTCGAACAAATGCTACAGAGACAGCACACTGGTTAGAAACATTTCAATACCTGAAGCATGTTACAGTCATTGCTACTCCTGAACGTGTATTTGTTCCAAGTGATGACGGAGACTTTTACATTTGCGGTATCCCTTATTCTGATGATACGGAATATTTAAAAACTAAGATTGTTGAGTATAAGGAGCTTGCTAAGGCTGATGACACTCCGCATATCTTAGCTGCCCATATCGGAGTAGACGGAAGTGAGACAGGCCGATACAGCCACCGACTAGAAGGAGCATTTAAAATCGGAGACCTGTTCCCGGACATCTTTACTTACGTAGCATTAGGGCATTACCACAAGAGACAGTTCCTAGGTCATCTAGATAACGTTTTTTATACAGGTAATACCATTCAGACATCATTCTCTGATGAAGGCCAAGACAAGGGCGTAATGCTGTTAGACATTGCAGGAGCTAGCAGACCTGAGTTTATTCCAGTCGCTAATAAGAAGTTCATTACTTTAACAGCGATCGATGAAAATACGCAGGAGTTAATTGACAATAACTATGTACGTCTTGTATTGCCACAAGACCAAGCTCAAGAGGTAGCAATCTTCAAAGAGGAATCTGATAATGTTCGTGTAGAGATACAGCGTGAATATAAAACAGAAACCCGTATCGCTATCGGAATGGATTCTACAGAAGAGCAAGTAGTTACAGAGTTTGCCAAAGAGTATTATCCGGGTACAGAAGAATTAGCATTAGATATTTTAAGAGAAGCACGACAAACGCTCTAACTACTAGGGGTATTCATTATTGGATACCCTTATTTGCTATTGACATAAAATAGAGTCTCTGTTATAATCTAGTTACACACTAAAGGAGGTAAAAGAGAAAATGGAATGGACAAAGGTGTATGCACAAAACTTCCTCTCATTTGAAGAGATCATATTAGACCTTAAGGATAGAGGAATCGTACTTGTCGAAGGTGTAAACCTGACAAGCAGTAAATTTAGAAGTAATGGCTCCGGGAAAAGTTCCTTACTAGAACCTATCCTTTACGGGGCATACGATACAACATCAAAAGGACTTAAGGCCGATGACATTATTAACCGTCAAGCCGGTAAGAATACAGTCGTTATTCTAGAAGGTACAAAAGGAAAGGACAAGTACCGTATAGAGCGTTACCGTAAACATACGAAGCATAAGAATAAAGTAAAGCTCTTCTGTAACAATGAAGAGATTACAGCGAAGTCAGCTGCCGATACAAATAAGATGATACAAGACCTTATCGGAGTAGACTATAATACATTCGTAAATAGTATCATGTTCTCTCAAGGGAGTGGTGCAGGTCGTTTTGCAATCGCTACTGATAAAGAGAAGAAGGAAATTTTAGAGAATCTTGTAAATTTACAAATCTATGTAAATGCTCAGGAGATTGCTAAAAATAGAGTCAAAGCTAAACAAGCTGAGATCGATGAAAAGAAACGAGAGATTGAACGACTGGACTGGGACCTTTCAAATATCACGTCCCGGGAACAAGAGGACCAACAGCGTTATCAAACAACTAAGAATATGATTGAGCAGGAAGAGCAGAGCTATCTCGATAAGAAAGAAGAGATGGAACAATACATACAGACGCAAGGTGCAGTTAAGTTACAGCTAATTGATGAAGTAACGAAGCTGCAAGCGGAACTAGAGAAAGTGTCATCTGTAAATGTAGCGAACCCTCACCAAGAGCGAGTAGACAAACTGACTCAAGCACTTAATATCTGCCGTAATAAGAAATCAGAACTTACATATCAGCAGAATGAAATTGTAAAGAAGTATCAGCAGCTAAAGACAAACACAAACTGTCCTGTCTGCGGGAACCTTCTAGATGAAGCGCACCGCGAGAAAGAGATGGAAGACCTTAAAGAGCAGCTAAGACCAATCGTTATTGAACTCAATAATACTAATCAAACGATTGAACAGTTCGAAGCAGCCTATAACGAAACATATCAACTGTATGCTCAAGTAAAAGCTGATCAGGATAACGTTGTTTCAGAATATAGAGCTCTCACAAATCAGATTGCAGCTAAGGAGCAGCAGATTCAACAATACGGCAATCAGCTTGAAGCATACCGTACTCAGTTAAGTAATATTCAGGGTACCATTAATAAGCTCAAGAATGTACCAGAACCGACTCCAAGAGAGAATGAAAGACTTAGTATTCAAGAGAAGAAACAAGCGCTTAGAGAGCAAATGCTGGCCTTAGAGAAGGATAAGACGAAGTTAGAAAATACAGTGAAGATATTCTCCAATTCAGGAGTTAAATCACATGTACTGGACTTGGTTACTCCTTTCCTAAATGAGCAGGGTAATAAATATCTAGCAATGCTGTCTGGCCCAGATATGGAATTAACATTCTCTACCCAAACACCTAAGAAGGATGGAGAAATGACAGAAAAGTTTGACGTTAAACTAACCAACTCGGTAGGGGGCGACAATTATAAAGCGAACTCCGAGGGAGAAAAGAAACGTGCAGACATTTCAATTGCTTTAGCACTTCAGGATTTAGTTATGAGCCGCGCTGAAAGCCCGGTTAACTTCGTAGTATATGACGAGGTATTTGACGCTCTAGATAGCGTAGGAGCAGAAAACGTAGTTACCTTACTGAAAGAGAGACAGAAGACAATCAAGACCATTTTTGTAATTACTCATTCAGAACATTTAAAACCGCTATTCGATAAAACAATAACTGTAACTAAAAATAAAAATGGAATTTCCACATTAGATGAAGGAGAAAAAATGACATGAAAACATTAATGGGTTACCTAGACAACCAACTACGATTATTAGTACGGACAACTGAAGATGAAATTAAGGAGTTTGAATTACCAGTAGAGAATATTCATTACTGGTACCCGTTTAATACAAACTACGAATATAGATTCTCTAGTTCAAAAGAATATCTTTACTTAGTAAGAAATAAACACTATAATGGGAGTGAAGTATACACAGTAAATATACTGAAACATTCTAAACCATTAGAGAGAAAAGATGGTACATTATTTAATCCTAGCGTGTATGGACGTAACATGCAGCTTATCCGAAAAGCAGCTATGCTAGGTATCCCTACTATTACTGAACAGTATTCGATGGAAGAGATTACAGAGGGATTCAATAAAGTAGGCCAGCTAATCAACATTGTAAAGACAGTGATGCAGCAGCGATACATAGAAGATAATGAAGACGTATGGTTTGCACCTGAAATTCCTTCACTTGAATGGGATACAGCAGTATACGCTCAAGCTACTCCAGAGGAGGTACAGGCTCTAGAAGACTTCGGAGAAATCCTTACGATGCTTCAACTAATGAGAAAAATCATGGAGGGGAAGTAAGATGTTTATTGATTTAATGAAACAAGAATTAGGGAGTCACAAAACAGCAGGAGTGCATACGCGCTTCTGTTGTCCTTTTTGTCATGAGACTGACTACAAGTTCTATGTAAACCATGAGAACGGACTATATATCTGTTTCAAGTGTGATGCCAGAGGAAACCCGGCACAGTTTGTAATGAAAAACTGGAACACTTCGTATTCAGAGGCAATTGATCATTTAATGGCTTACGATTATGACCCGCGTAGAGCTTGGAAATTCGATACATCTTTATCTAAGTACGGTGAAGAGTTAACGGAAGAAGAGCAGCTGCTTCTATTTATCTCCAGACAGGGTAGGCCAATAGAAGAAGATAATGCAGTTACATACAAATGCCCAGCACCACCAACGAACTGTAAGACATTAGCAGAAAACTTTAACAACCCGGAGGCATTCCCTTTCTTTGCCTATCTTCATGGACGAGGTGTTACACTTGAACAAATTAAGCAGCATAACATTTCTTACGTAGTACACGGGACTGTACGCAAAGTAGATGGAGGAGAGATGACGTTAAATAACCATCTAATCTTCTTCACATTTGACGATAAGCGCAAGCCGCTGTACTGGAATACACGTAGTATAGACCCAAAACCTTTTATTAAATCATTCAATGCTCCTAGTAGAGAAGATGAATATTCGAAAGATAATACCATCTTCAATCTAAACAATGCAAATAATACAGATAAGATCGTTATTACCGAGGGTGTATTCGATGCCATGACAGTAGGGGATAGCGGGGTAGCGACATTTGGTAAGATGATTACCGCTCACCAAGTAGAAGAGCTTCTTCAGAAGACCAGACACAATCAGCTGCCGATCTATCTATATCTTGATAAAGATGCTTGGAAACAAATGATTAAATCAGCAGCTAAAATTAAAGAGGTAGAACCTACTAGACCTGTTTACTATGTATTTAGTGGAACAGATGAAGATGCCAATGAACTAGGACATGAAAGAGTACAGCAATTGATTAGTAAGGCGTTCCCGGCAGATGCAGAAGGGGAATTACGATTAAGTTTAGCAAACTTGTAGAAAGTGCTTGACTGTATCAGGACTGTATGATACACTAAGCATGTACTAAAAAATAGGAGGGAAATAGAATGGCTTTAGTTATCTTTATTAATAGTACTTACGAAGAGAATGAACAGGCATTAGTAAATACCACCACTGGGCAGGTAATTTTGAATGGCGACTATGACCACGACAAGATTAATTACCGAATTGCAGGCTATTTAAAAGCGTTAGATGATCACGGCTTGGTAACCGTAGAAGCTATAGAAAATATCTATATCGACACTACCCATGAAATGTTTAAAAAACTAGAATTTTATGACGGAAGCGAGGACTATTAAATGAAGCCAGTTTTTGCAGTGTGCTCTACAGAAGAAGTGATGTACAAAGGTAGTATTATTGAAAATAGCCCAGTAAACCTGTCATTATGTTATTCGATTAAGAAAGCACAAAATGCATGGTACCCAGATAATGAAGGTATTCCTGCAATTGTATTTAAAGTGGCAGGTGAAGAGAATCCCCATAAATGGGTGTATCAAACCAAAGCAATGCGAGACAAAGATTATAACAAACTATTAGAAGGAGCGATAAATGGTGAAATCAATTGACGTACTTTATTTAGAAGACAAGGACTTAATTGTCCCAACACAAGGATACGAGGGAGACGTTGCATACGATATCTATGCCTCGGAAGGGCGCTTAGTTCCTCACTCAACCTTTAAGTCTATTGTAATTCCAACTAACTTAAAAGTAGCATTCGACTGGGAGAAGGCAGGTATGTTTGCTTCACTTCGATCAGGTGCAGCATGTAACACGCCATTAATCCTGTCTAACGGACCGGGAATTATTGAAGGTACATACAGAGGTGAAATTGGTATTATCGTTCGTAATACATTCGCTGATAACAGCTTAGTAGATTTTGTATTTGATGTAGAAGGAAACAGAGTCCCACTTGAAAAAGTACCAAACCTCGTTAAGAAGGAAGCTCGTAGATTCTTTGAAGAAGAGTCATTAGAGCTTGGTTACAAAGCAGTAAACGAAGGTAATGCGAAGCAGCTATTTAAAAAAGTTGTACCACGCGGAACAATGTATGTTGAAAGAGGTACACGTATCGCACAAATCTTCTTCTTAGATAAACTTGCTGGAAAGTTCAAAGGTACAGATATATTACCTGATTCTGTTCGTGGAGAAAAAGGACGGGGTTCTTCAGGAGCTAACCAAAAATAAGGAGAGAGCTATGAAGGATAATAAACTTCTACAATTCATAGATGACATGCTTTATTTCCGAAAACACGGAGATAAAGAAGGAATGGCCGCTCTTTTAAAAGAAGGAGAAGGCCAACAGGTAAATATGAAGGATGCAGCAGAGTCCTTATTATCTATCGTAGACGATCTTACAGTATACATAGATACAGTACAAGCTGTAGACGAGGTAAGGTTACTCACAGTAATAGAGTCCTTACCGCTGGATATTCAGAAATCAATAGCTGAAAAGTTTTCAGAAGATGAAGACGATTTAATTAATTCTAAAGGAGAGAATAACTAATATGGCAAAGAAAACAACTCAAGACTCTATCAAAATGGAACACTTACAGGAATTTTTAATGTACACAATCACAGGTGAAGCTGAATCAGAAGCAGCTGCAAGACGTATTAAACGTTTATCTAAGCAAACAGTTAACTTAACAGACGTGGTAATGACTATTCGTGGTCTAAACCAACGTAACGATAAAATTATTGATCAGTTAATGAGCGTTACACGCGTACAGGACATCTTACTTAAAAAATTAGGTGTAACAACAGAGATGGCTAAAGAAGCTGCACAAGAGTACGAAGCAGAGTTAGCTGAAATGCGAGCAGAGATGTTAGCAGCACAAGAGAAAGCGAAAGCTGAAAAAGAAGGCACTACTGAATCTAAAGTAGATGAAATTAAGAAAGAGATTGAGGATAAAGAGGTAGAAATAGAAATCCCTGATACGGAGGAGAAGTAATGGCTAGCTCAGGTCGCGGAAGTAAACAGAAAGGCAGTTCCTATGAGTTAAAGCTCGCTAAAGCACTATCTAAGTGGTCGGGGGAACAGGTACACCGAGTTCCCCAAAGTGGAGCAGGAGGTCATACTTGGGGAGCAGATAGCCGTATGAACGGGGATATCGTTTTCCCTGTAACAAGTAATAACTCTTTTATATACGAAGCGAAGAAAAGAGAGGGGTGGGGACTTCATAACTTATTCCTTAACAATGGGGAGATTAAGACATGGTTCGAACAAGTAGTTATGGATGCTAGGCGTATGGCAGAACATGGAATGTCTCCCTGCCTTATTTTCTCCAAGAATAGAGATAAGGATTATGTCTTACTCCCTTATGTAGTGGAAATTTACCTTGCATTAAATAAGAAGTACCCTGTATCTCGTCAAACGGTAACATTTGATAACATTAGAGGTGAAACCCAGTACTTTGATACACTGTTAACCACGCTAGATGGTTTTACCTCTTTTGACAAAGAATATTTGTTCGCAATGTACAGAAACCTAGACTGGGATTGGCAGAACAACAAAGAATAATTACTAAAAAATTTCCCCTACAATGTTGTTAGAAAAAATCAACATATGGGGAAATTTTTATATCTGGAGACTGTACAAACACTATATTGTGTGTTACAATGTTATTGTAGCTTAAATTTGATAACAACCTTATAACATAGAGAGGAGCACCACCAAAAATGACAGAAAAGCAAATCGTAAATCGAGGCAACACCATTGAGTTTTATGACCCCAAAAAAGTAGAGGCGTATCTTAATAGATATGTACCTGAAGGCATTAAGTTAGATAACATCGTAGGACTCGTTACAGAGTACGTACAATATGAGGACAAGATGACAAGTCTGAAAATCCAAAAGGAATTATATTCAATCGTAGAGGGATTAATCTCTGTACAAGAATCATTCTGGCAAGATGTAGCTGGGTGTATTCAATCAGATGTATACCGTAAAGAGGTTTTCAATAACCGTGGCTTTGAAAAAGGATTAAAGACCGTATTCGACTTAGGTTATGAAAGTAACCAATATACAGACTTCTATAAGACATACACAGACGCAGAGATTGAAGAGCTGCAAGAATATATTGATAATACGCGTGACTACTATGTGAATCATTCAGGAATACATATTGTGTACGATCGTTATACAACTGTTCAAATCATGAAAGAAGAAGTAGACGGAAAGCTTATTACAAAAGGTACAAAGAAGATTGAGACATTACAAGAGCGTTATATGGCAATCTCTATGTTCCTTCACATGAATGAACCTAAACATAAGCGTATCCAATATGTAAAAGAGGGCTACGATGCAATGTCTGGTAAAGAAATTGGAGTAAGCATGACTCCTGCAACACCAACATTTATGAATGCAGGTCGCCCAAGTGGTAACTTATCTAGCTGCTTCGTAGGTATGGTAGGAGATTCGATTGACGACATCTATAGAGAAGCCGAACAGTTCGCTAAAGTATCTAAGAATGCAGGCGGATATGGCCTATACTTCGGTAAAGTTCGTTCGCTAGGTTCAAGTATTCGTGAGAAGCCGGGTCTAAGCTCTGGTGCAGTTCCATTTATGAAGCTATTTGACGTTACAGCGGGTACAGTAGACCAGCAAGGTAAGCGTTCAGGTGCTGTAACTATCACTCTAGATATCTGGCACCGTGATTTAAGTGAGTTCCTAAAAGCTCCTCTTAATAATACAGCAAGAGAAAAGCAAATGCATAAAATCTTCTTAGCAGTATCTATCCCGGATATCTTTTTCCGTAAGCTGCAAAATGAAGAAGATTGGTACCAATTTGACCCTAAAGAAGTTTCAGACATCATGGGCTGGTCTTTAGAAGACTGCTACGATGAAACTAAAGAGGGCGGTACATTCACAGATCGTTATGAACAATGTGTACAGGCGTATAAAGATGGTTACTTACAATTAGTGGACATTGTAGACCCTTGGGACATTATTGCAGAGATTAACACTACACGTATTGAAAAAGGACATCCTTTCTTATTCTTCCGTGACACAGTTAACCGTGCTAACCCTAATGGTGGAATGATTTACTGCTCTAACTTATGTACAGAAATTACAATCCCTATGTCTCTACCAGAAATCACTACAGAGATTATCACCGTTAAAGGTGAGCCAGTAATTGCTGAATACATGAAACCGGGCGATACACCAACTTGTAACTTATCTTCTATCAACATGGCTAAGATTGCTAAAATCCGTATGGCTGGTGGAGATTGGAAGAAGCATATCGCTGAAACAGTTAAGACACAATATCGTATGCTAGCAAATGTAATTTATCAGAACTCACATGATGAAATGGAACAAACAAAGCTAAGCTCGTTCCGTAAACGTGAAGTAGGACTAGGTGAGATGGGTAATGCACACGCTCTAGCTATCTCAAAGATTGCAATTGATAGTGACGAAGCAATTGAATGGATGGACGAAGTAAACGAAGAAATCACATACAACGTTGTTAAAGCGAGTATGGAACTAGCTAAAGAGCGAGACGATATTGCTCCAGCATTTGCAAAATCTAAATGGGCAGATGGCAGCTTTATCCGTGAGCAATTCATTCCACATAGCCGTGACGTAGAGCGTTGGGAGAAACTAAACGAAGATGTAATGAAGTACGGTATGTACTCTACAATCTTACGTGCAACAGCTCCTACAGAAACTATTTCTTATGTAGCTAACACTACAGCAGGTGCAGACCCTATTTTCGGTAAAGAGTATACGCTAGAAAAAGCAGGCGTTAAAACGAACATGGTAGCTCCTGAAATTGGAGTAGAGAACTTCTTCTACTACAAAGATGCTTTCATTATCAATAAAGAGAAATTCTTAGAAGGGGTAGGCCGTAGACAGCGTTGGATTGATCAATCATCTTCTACAAACCTTTATTACATTAAAGACAACTTAGATGCTTTCGATGTTCTTCAGGATTACATTACTGCTTGGAAGAACGATGTTAAGACACTTTACTACCACCGTGGACAAAGTGAAGAAGCTTATAAGGCTGCTTGTGAGGCATGTGCAGGATAATATGATTCAAAAAAGGGGCTTGTTTTTTATACAGGCCCCTGTTATAATGAAGACTGTAACATATAGAGAAGGAGAGAATTACAATGGATGTAAGAAACAGACGGACAATTAAATTACTTCAACCTAAAAAGGACACGCTCTACCCATCACGAATACTGGACAATGACGGTGTTAACTCACTCAACATTAATGACACTCGTTATCCTCAGTTCATTACATACTACCATGCAATGCTAGACCGCTTCTGGAGACCAGAGGACGTTAAGATGAATAAAGATAATCTAGACTTTAAAATGGCTTCTCCGAAGATTCAAGCAGCTTATAAGCTAGGACTAGGTAACTTAACAGCGATCGATGTGGTACAGACTCGTATGGCTCGTATTTTAGCTTTAGCAATTACAGACCCGGCAATCAATTCAGCTTATGCAGTAGCAGCTCAGCAGGAAGCAGTACACGTACAGTCTTACTCATATGCTAACCTAGACAAGCTACCTATTTCAGAGCAAAACAAAATGATGTTAGATGCAGTACGTAACGAAAAAGCAAGAGAGCGTAACAGCTTAGTTATTGAAGTATTAGAAGAGCTAGAAGATGCTTACAAGCTTTATATCCTAGGTGAAATGACAGTAGAGGAGTTTGCGAAGTACTTAGCTCGAGGACTAGTTGCAATGTCTGTATTAGAAGGTATTAACTTCTATTCTACATTTATGATGTTCTACCACATTCAGCACAAAGAGAAAATCTTAGCAGGTACTGTAGCGGTTATCCGATACATTCATAAAGACGAGTTTCAACATACATACTTAAACGGACATACACACCGAGCAGTATTAACGGACTACCCTTTATCACCTGAAGAGACTAAGGAGCATATTGACTGGGCTTTAGACTTTATTAAAGAGAACGTAAAGCGTGAGATCGCATATGGTACAGACTTGTTCAGTACGATTGGTGTACGTCCTTCAGAGATTGATAAGTACATTCACTGGTTAGGTAACATCCGTGCTCAATCACTTGGCTTGCCGTTACCATTCCCGGCAGATGAATTTAAAGCAGCTGAAAATCCGATTCCTTGGATGAAAGCGTTCGATGATAGTAGATTAGATGCAGGTCAAAAGATGGACTTCTTCGAAACTACTAACTCACAATATACAAAGTCAAATGCAAAAAATACACAAGTGGACAAATCAGCTCGTAAGAAGCTAAAGTTCTAATGGAGGGTAAGTAGCATGGCAAACAAACTTATTAAACTAGAGAAACATCATTGTCGATTCTGCGGAGAGTTAGAACGATACCTACAAGGAGAAGGCGTTGAGTACATTACCTATAACATGGATGATAAACCAGCGATTGCAGCTAAATACGGCGTTATGAGCGCCCCTGTATTGATTTTAGCAGACGAAGAGGACAATGCTATTAAACAGGTAAATGGTTACTTCAGAGATCAAATTGAAGAGTTACTAGAGGAGTACAGAAAAGAGGCGTAAAGCCTTTTTTTTGTTGACAAGCATAGTTACAGTATGGTAAACTCTGTATATAGCTTGTAACATATAAGGAGGAAAATTAAATGATTAAAGTTACAATGATTGGTGTAGGCTCTGCATTTTCAAAGCGATTCCATAATACTAGCGCACTAGTACACTTCCCAAATGGCTACAACTTATTACTAGATTGTGGGCATTCAGTACCGCAAGGCTTACATGAGCAAGGAATTGAACTTAACAATGTAAACGGTGTGTTTATTAGTCATTTACATGCAGACCATATCGGCGGCTTAGAGGAAGTAGCACTATATAACAAGTTTGTACTAAGTGGACGTAAAATCGATCTACTTGTTCCAAGTAAACTAGTAGACAAGCTTTGGGCAAAGTGTTTGGCAGGTGGACTAGGTTCAGAAGGTGATGGATTAAGTAGCTACTTTAATGTGCATATCTTACATGAGCCCGGTCAGAGTATTAAACCCTACCCTTCTATTTGCTTTCTGCCCTTGAAGATTTTCCCTACTGCCCATGTGAAAGGTATGGACAGTTACGCTATCGGTATTGGAGATCATCTGTTCTACACTGCGGATACACTGTTTGACCTGCTTCTGCTTGAGCAAGCAGACAAATATAATTTCATCTTCCACGACTGTCAAATGTCTGAAGCTAAACCTACTAATGTTCATGCTTGTATTGAAGAGCTGCTTACAGTTCCTGACGAATTACAAGAGCGTATATTCCTAATGCATTACGGAGATAACATTGACGCTTACTATGGTAACACAGGTTTAATGGACATACTAGAGGAAGGCGACACATGGTATATAGAAGGGAAAAGTAAAATTGAAGACTAATATAGAATATGAGAATGGTACCCTTACTATTACATCATTAGATGGAGACATGAAAGCGGAGATTGAAGTAGCCACAGGCATTACAGAATTAACATACATAGAGGCTACGATTGACCGCTTACATGCTTTCACACATGCAGTACGATCAAGGTACCGTAAGTTCGTTACCAGTCAAGCTTTAGAAGATTTCATAGAATAGGCACTAAGTAGAGGCGTTTTCCGACACCTCTACTTTTTTGTTTTGTGGTATAATATAACTATACATAATATTCTGAAAATTCTAAAGAATGGAAGGTACAAGACAATGACACGTAAGAAGAGTTTGAATATTCATAACACTGATAGATTATTCAATTTGAATTTAACAACAAAGCAAGAAGAGGCCAACTTCACTAAGGTAACCCGTTTAAATGAAAAATCAATTGAACGAGAGATGGACCAATTAAAAGCGAAATCTACTCGATATAATAAGCGCAACAGAAAAAGCTATCTCCTATATAAAGAGCGTTACGGAAACGCCACTGTACAAGAGAAGATTTTTGATCACGGCGGCCACGTCTATTACTACACGAATGACCGCGTACCAGTGCCAATTATCAGTAAGCTTGCAGCTGTCCCACAATCAGAAGTCATTTATCTATGTAAAAAAGACCATACACTAGAGGACGTAAAGAATGTTCAGCTGACATCGATGGCTACAAAGGTCTCTATTGACGTACCTATTGTACTCCCGGATATGAACATTTACGATTACTTGTTCTCACTTTACCCACTTCGTTACCATGTAGATAAAGTGCGTATTTCTTTCCCTGCATTATCTGAAAATGAAATTCAAGACAGACATAAGCAATACTATATTTTCTATAACGGTATGTACCATCTAAAATCTAAATACAAGTACCAGTGCTTTCAGTATTTACAGGAACCATTATCTACTTGGAAAATGAACATCTGGCTCATTTGTGATTCAAAACGTGATATGCAAATGGTAGAAGATATGGTAATTGAAGATAACAAGCGCTTCCGTAAAGCAGAGCAGGGAGGCGAGTAATTCATATGGTAAACCGTAATGAGCTTGCAAGAAGAATCGCACACCGAGGCGGCTACAGCATTGGTGATGTAGAACACGTATTAAAATTACTTGAAGATGTAATGGTAGACGCATTAGAAAACGGAGAGGATGTTAAGTTAGGTAAAGCACTCAAACTCTTCCTGAACGATGTCCCGGAAAAGAATGCTTGGGATGGCCTGAATAAACGATATTTCATTCGTCCAGCAAAGCGTGTACCGAAAGTAGAAATGCTTAAGCGTCTAGAAGATATAGAACTACCGCCTAGTGAAGGTGATACAGAGGGATGATATCCCTCTTTTTTATGTTGACAAGCTTCTGTATGATATAGTATGATTATAGACATAGCAGGAAAAGGAGGAAGATAGATTGGTTAAAGTATTATTTCTTCAAGAGTACAAACGAGAAAACCACTTCAAGAAAACCGATCAATACGGCGGCTACACTAATGTCTTTTTTTCAACCAATGGAGGAAAGATTTTAAAGAAGCTGATTGAAACGGGTCTTGAACTAAGACGAGGGGAGTATGATATCGATTATGCTTACGGATTAATTCCAAAAGTATTAACGAGAGATAAGTTCCAACGTGCAACTAAATACAAACCACCTACGCAAAAAGAAGCAAGCCCGGAGTATGATTTACTGTATGAGCGCATTGTGCAAACAAAGCCAGACATTATCATCCCTTCAGGTAACCTAGGCTGTAAAGCATTATTAGGTAAAGCTTCTATTTCTTCTATGCGAGGGGTTCCACAGAAAGTTACAGTAACAATCCCACCTAAAGAAGATGGAGCAGCTAGAGAGCTCTCAACAGACGAAGCAGGTAGAATGGCTATTGCAGAAGTGAATTTAAACCAAGCAAAAGAAGAAAAGATAGCATTCATGAATGCATACGCTGACCGCTTACCTAACAGTAACGGCCTGAAGAAAGAATTATTCACAATTGAGTCCCGTATTAGCAAGCTGGAGCTAGAAATTAATGCTTTAAAAGGTATTGAATCAGCAGCAGCTAATGATACAACGCACGAATGCTGGGTACTTCCAATGTACAGTATGGAGTACATGTTAGTAAACCCAAATATTCAGAACCTAGTAGAAGCAGACTTTGGGACATTAAAGAAATATATTGATCAAGGTGATTCAGCATTCGAAGCCTCTCCAGTGGATTATGAACATGTAGAGGACATTGAGCGTGTCCGAGAAATCTTCACAAGAGAAATTCCAAATGCACCTATTGTCTCATGGGATTTAGAGACGAATACCTTAAAGCCAGAACTTCCCGGAGCTAAGCCGTTAGTTATCTCGCTGTGTTGGGAAGAAGGTAAAGGGGTTACAATCCCGCTAGAGCATAAAGAGTTTCAGTGGCTCCCGGGATATCTAGCTGAAATCTATAACTACATAGAGCAGTTTGTAGCAGACCCAAATATCATAAAAGTAGGCCACAATATTCAATACGATATTCGATTCCTACGACTTACAAAAGGATTCAAAAAGTTTGTACATCACCGCGATACAAAAGTTATGTACTATCTTCTGGTTAACCAAGAGGTTGAATCATCTTTACGATTGAGTGACCTTTCTTATGAGTTAACAGATATGGGTGGATATGACCGCGCATTAGAAGATTACAAGAAGCAGTATAAGACAGAGTTTATTGCTAGTGAAAAGGCTCGTATTGAGAAATGGAGAGCAGATCATAAAGCAATGGTAGATACTGCAAAGGCAAACCATAAAGAGGAAGTAGCTGCCCTTAAGCAACACCACAAGGCAATAAAGAAAGCAGAGAAGAAGTTAGCTAAGTTAGAAGAAAGAGAGCCGCGTTATATTGCACCACCTGAATTGCCTGAAGCTCCTGAATTTGAAAAGCCTGACTTCGGTACAGCAGAGGCACCTAAGAATGAGGTAGACGGTTCCGACTTTAACTATGAGTGGATTCCATTGAGAGAAATGCTTTCCCCTTATGCTAGCGGAGACGTAGATGCCTGCTTACGTATCTATAATAAGCTAGATGCAGTAGGCCAGAAGCCAGAGTTTGCCAGAATTAGAGAGCTGTATATTGATCACTTCCCTAAACTGACTGATACGCTAGCAGCTATTGAGGCAAACGGCGTAATGATGGATACAGGATATACGGAAGGATTGGTTACAGCTTATACAGGAGAAGAAGAACGTCTAGTACAGGAAATGAGAAAGTTCCCTGAAGTACAGCGCCTTGAAACTGAACTAATGCAGCTTTACCAGATGGGTGTTGAAGAATGGGCTAAGCCAAAAGCTGAACGTGACGAAGAGATTGCCAAACTCCGTGATAAGTATAAAGATGGAGGAACAGTGTTTAATCCCAACTCTTCAGAACATAAGCGTAAAGTATTGTTTGAATATACAGAGCATAAGCTGCCTTATAACAAGGAGTATCTTATTGATTCAGCTATGGAAGACAATATTCCAGAGGAAGAGATTGAATGGTTCCATTACAAGACAAACAAGACAACCCTTGAATATGTAAAGAACCACTTCCCGGAGTCAACGGACTTAGCGGAATTACTATTAACTCACTCATTAGTTAAGACACGTAAGCAGAACTTCACGTACAAGCTACTAGGGATGGTTGACCCGTTCGGCCGATTACATGGTGGTTTTAACTTAACAGGTACTGCAACTTCTCGACTGTCTTCACAATCACCTAAGTAAAATTGGGGTTTCTCGGTGAATTGACGGGGACTTCCTAAAGCTCTACACACTAACTATACGTAGAAATACAGTATAGGGCGTTGCTAACTACAACGGTACAGTAAAAGAGGTAGAGATATATGGACAATCCGCAGCCAAGCTCCTGAACTGCTAATTAGTATGGAGAAGGTTCAACGACTAGAATTTGAGCTAAGCAGAGCAATAATAATTCATTAGTGCCGAGAGTTAAGGTAAGATCGTATTCTTTAGGAGGATTGAATTTGCAGGAGTTATGGGTAACCATTCCTGAAGCTAAAGGATACGAAATAAGTAGTCTAGGAAAAATAAGGAACTCTAATACAGGTAAAGTTCTAAAGACTTGGGTTAATAACAGTGGCTATGAATGCATTAAATTAAGTGCAAAATCTAAGCCGCTTAACGCTACAATTCACCGATTAGTAGCTAAAGCCTTTTGCGAGGGCTACGAAGAAGGTAAAATTGTAAATCATAAAGATACTAACCGCCTACATAACGCCGCTTCTAACCTTGAGTGGTTAACATATGAGGAGAGCATTCAGGAGATGAAGAGCAGGGGTGCACTAAACACGTCAAAAGCACGGAAAGCTAACCGAAAGAATCAGTTAAAAAGAGTCGATATGTACACAAAAGATGGTACTAAGCTCATTAAGACTTTCGATTCAATCAAAGAAGCTTCAGCTGAGACAGGAGCCGGTGCGCCGCATATTACTAAAGTGTTAAAGGGTAATAGGTACACAGCAGGCGGGTATCATTGGAAATACAACGATCCCAAGGATAATTACTCATACTATAGAAAAGGTATGAGATAACTAGAATACGATCTTATTTTAGCATGATATAGTCTACTCCGACCGATTTATCGGTGTTAAAGTACCTCGAAAGGGGCGGTATAAAGGAATTTACAGCAGATGCCTCGTAAAACAGGTAACGTACATCGATTTGACTATAAACATCCTATTAAGCGTATGTTCGTAACAAGTTTCACGGGTGGCGCTTTAATACAGCTGGATTATAGTTCACTAGAATCACGTATCTTAGGTCTAGCCGCTATGGACGATGAAATGACACAAGCCTTCTTAGACGGAAAAGATTTGCATAAGGAGACAGCAACATTCGTGTATGGTGTTCCGATTGAAGAAGTTACAGACGATATGCGTTCGATGGCAAAAGCAGTAACGTTCGGATTAGCATACGGGGAGACTCCTTTCTCCTTCGCACCGAAACATGATATGACAGTAGAAGAAGCAGAAGTAGTATTTAACAAGTACTTCCGCAACAAACCGAAAGTAAAACAATTTATCGATAGTACGCATGCATTTGTTCGTCAATATGGTTACGTGGAATGTTTACAAGGGTTCAGACGTAGCTTACGTGATATTTACTCGCAAGACAAATCAAAACAGAACTCGGCACTTCGTCAGTCTGTAAATACACGTATCCAAGGGTCCGGGGCATTCTTAACGAACTCTTCTGTTATCTTAATCAATAAATTTATTATTGATAATAACCTACGATCTAAACTTGTTCTGACTGTACATGACTCCATCGTACTTGATTGTCCGCCTGAAGAGATTCATATTATGGCAAAAGCAGCAAGACATATCATGGAGAACTTACCGATTGACTGGTTATTCATTGAGTGGAAAGGTGAGAAGCTTCGTTATCCAATTGCTGCCGACATTGAGATTGGCGTAACATACAATGACATGGTTGACTATGATATGGATGAAATCAACACGTTCCAGACCATAGAGGGTTATTGTAAATATCATTTAGACCTTAAGAAAGTGAAGAACTTCCATGAGTCTAAAGCGATCGATAAAGAGAAAGCAGCAGAGCTTAAAGAAGTAATTAATGGTCAAAAACACATCTATCAAACAGCAGTATAAAAAGTTTTAAAAGATTGTATTTTATACTTGCAATACAGTCCAAGCTATAGTATTATAGATTATACAGAGAGGCGATACAAGCCTCTCAGTTATTTAGAAGAGAGGGTGAAGGGATGCAGATAAAGGTTGATACATTTGACTTCGACAATATTAGTCTGGTAGATGAATCAGGACAGCTTCAAGAGTTTAATCTGAAAGAAGAGTTAGCCGTTAATGAGTATAACCTTATGACAGAGATGCTTGAGCAGCCATCTAAATTTATCTACTGGGCAGCTATCCTAGAGAAGTTAAAATACTTCCAAGAAAGTAAAGAGCTACAGCTAGAGCAATTAATAGCTAAGCTCGATACAGATGCTCGAGATCATTACGCAGGGACAACAACTAAAGCAACAAAGGATGTTGTAGAAGCGTACCGTAAGAGCCAGCCAGAATATGCAGAAATGATGGCTAGCATTAACTACTACAACTACATTGTAGGTAAAGTTACCAGAATAGTTAAAGCATTCGAACAACGTAAAGATATGCTACAGTCTTATGGTAAACAAGTAGCTGAGCAGAAGATGTTCGGTCAAGGTGCTGGAGGAACAATTCCTAAGTATCAGTACCCTTTACAGGAGGGCCAATAAATGATACCACAGACAATATGCGCTATTATTTTTGCAGCATGTATGATCGTTATATCGCTTATGTGGAAATACATACAGATTCTAATGTATGGGCACCCGCTAATGACAGGCTTCCAGTTTGTTTTATCAATTGTAATGTCTGTTCTTTTAATGTGTGTAATTTTCTATAGCATAGGTAAGAACGAAGAGGAGGCCGAGAAGAAGAATGATTAAGAAAGCTTCCCTTAAACTTGGATACTTTATAGTAGATATAACGCTATACTCGTTATTCTGGGTTATGTGGCACTACATCATGATTATATGGGACGGTAAGGATACTGCAAGCTTACTAGATACTATTCTATCATCCCTTATCGGCTATTGTATCGTAAGACCATTCTTTTACTACTTTTACGAAAGACCCGAAAAGAAGAAGGAGGGTAAAGATGGAGAAAAGTAATTTACAATACACGTTTGAACGAATTGCTTCTGTATCACCTCGCTTTCAGGTTCGTATTAACGGAGAGTTCATTATGTATACAACACACAATGACCCTGAATTAGTAGACAAAGACCTTTCTGAAAGAGGCTTTATGTCTCGAGAAGAAGTATATCGTCTCTGCTCAGAATAAATAGTAAAAAGATTTAGAAATTAGTAATAAAATGCTTGACCATAGGATACACTGTATGTTACAATATAAATACAGTCGAGGTTACGGCCGAGGCTAGTAAAAAAAAATTAAACAATTATTAGGAGGAAACAGTACATATGTCATTCGCTGATATCATTAACCAAACTCAAAAACAATTAGACGCTCAAGGTGGAGGTAACAACGATAAGGTAGCTTATCCTGAAACGAAGAACCCACGATTATTCTTTAAGCAAGGTGAGCGTGAAATTTACCTACAAATCTTACCGTCTGCTGATCTAGTAAGCCAGTTCCATGCACAAGCTCGTAAGATTTTCTTAGTAGCTAAAAGCTCACAAGGTAAAGAAATCAAATCGAACTTCACTTTAGACGCTGAGCCAAATCCGGGTTCTGTTTTAGAGAACAAGGTTAACGAATGGACAGAGAAACAATTAATCCCTAGTGGATATGGTAATAGCCAAACTCGTCCAAAGCGTGTATTCATCGTAAATGCTGTAAAGATTGTTATGAACCAATCACAGCAATGGGTACAAGAGCGTGACGATCAAGGTAATTTAGTAGTTCGCGTGTTTGAAATGCCTCAATCAGGTTTCGCTAACTATATTCGTAAATTAGGAGATCAGTTATATAACACATCTGGTACAGAGTTATCATTCATGGACCCTAACAAAGCAGCATTAGTTAAGATTTCTAAACCTGCTCAAGGTCAAATGGAGTATCCAATCGAAGTTTACACAAACGTTATTCTTCCTCCATTAGGACAAGGTTGGGAAAACCAATTAGAAAACTTAGAAGCGCATGCAGTTCCTACAGAGCGCCTAGAGAACGGTTTACAGTGGGTACAAGCGTTTATCGATATGAAAGAAGGTCGTAAGCCTAACGGAGGCGGTCAAGCTAATACGGCGGCTCCTCAAGCTCCACAGGCACCTGTTAATCCTTATGCAGGACAACCAGCGCAACCACAGGCACCTGTAGCGCCAGCAGCACCACAACAACCAGTACAACCTAATCCATATGCGGCTCAACAACCTGTACAACCTACAGCACCTGTTCAGCCACAACAACCAGTGCAACCAACTCAACCAGCACAACCTACTGGTTTAGTAGAAGATAGCTTACCAACTTCAATGACTGTGGATAATTCATTAGCTAACTTAACAGCTGCTCCACAACAACCTGTACAACCTACAGCACCTGCTCAACAGGCTCCTGTAGCACCAGCAGCTCCAGTTGCACCAAGCGTACCAGCTCAAGATGCAGCACAGGTACCATCACATGCAGTTACACCTAACAACAATGGATTACTTAACATCGATGATATGTTAAGCAAGACTCTAGGTGACAGTAACTAATATTTGAGAGTAGCAGCCTAGTGTATACTAGGCTCTACCCTTGATATAAACATTAACTCTAGGAGGCTATTATGGGATTAGTTGAAAAAGTAAACCATCCATTACTATCGGAGAAGTACACAAGAGTATATCGTAGTGCCGATTCAGAATCAAGCGCTATTCATGACTTCTATGTAGTAAGTACAGAAGTAGAAGAAGGTAAAGAACATACATTAGGTAAGACCTTAGCGGACATTCATTTCCAAGAGGGGCCAATTAAAGAAGCAGGTATTAATGGGGTTATGAACGAAGACTTACTCGTTATGATTCTAGTACGCTTACAAGCCTTTCAGGAGACTGAGTTTAAATGTAAAGAGAACGCAATGGCTATTACAAAGATTGAAGAAGCTTTATTATGGCTACGTGCTCGCACAATGGGCCGCGAACAAAAAGGAATTGAAGGAACACATAAGATTTAAGCAAACCCTATATCATAAGTTTTACTTTTATCAGAGTTACATATTATTGGAGGGAAATTAACTTGGCAAAAAAGACTAACAAAAAACAAACACCAGATTTCAACCTAGCAGAATTAGGACAAGAAGCAGGACTAGTCCTATTACAGGATAGCGACTATGCAGTAATTTCAGACCGATTACCTTTATTCTTACCTCGTATTGATAAAGTACTAGGTGGCGGTTTCCCATTCGGACGAATGGTAGAGATTGCAGGTAAACCGAGTGGAGGTAAATCGACTGTAACATTCCATGCTGCGCGTGTTGCTACTCAGTTAGGTTGTATCGTAGTCTTAATTGACGTAGAGGGTACAGCAGACCGCGATCGTTTAGCTCACTTAGGCATTGATACTAGTAAAGTACTAGTTAAGCAGCCAGACCCTGAATCAGGCGTTAAACTTACTGTAGAAGAAGTAGGACGTACTGTAGAAACTACGTTACAAACGTTTAAAGAACGTTACCCGGATATTCCAGTCGTATTCATTTGGGACTCTGTGGGTGGTACTCCTTCAGAAGATGAATTAGCTAAAGACTTCGGAGATAAAAACGTAGGGGCTCGAGCTAAAGCAATTACACAGTTTATTACAAAGACTGCTCCTCAAATCTCTCAAACTAAATCATTACTATTAGGAATCAACCAAGTTCGTGATGATATCGGCGGTAACCCGATGTTCCCATCTTACAAGGTACCGGGCGGAATGGCTTGGGAGCATTTTGCTTCAATTCGTCTGGAAATTCAAAAGAAACAAACAATTAAGAAAGGTACTGATAAGATCGGACATATTATGGGTGTACATGTTCGTAAATCTAAAGTATCTCGTCCATTCCAAATTGCAGATGGATACTTAATTTCTGACAACGGTATTGACTACGAGTACAACTTAGTTGAGATGGCTAAGGATGCTAAAATCGTACAAGCAGTAGGTCAAAGCTTCCAATACGTAGATAACAATGGAGAGATTCATAAGCAAAAACGTGATAATTTCATTGAATGGTTACGTACTGAAGAAGGCCACGAAGTTCGAGAAGAAATTCTTAACCATTTAATTGCTGTAGAGTTCCCGGATGGATACACAGCATTAACAAATGAAAACCTTGATATTTCTGGATGGATGGACGCAGTAACTGTTACAGGCTTAACTCCACTGAATGAGTTACCAGAGGGCACAGACCCAGCAGACGCTGACAGCATTCTGAAAGAGGTACAAGATGAAATTAAGAGTGAGAAGGGCTGATGCCCCTCTCGCTTTACTCTAATGGAAGGGTAGGAAACAGAGTGCAAAAAGACAGCCACGGCGATATCATTACCAATACACTGCAATATTATCGAGAGCGTACAAAAAGCACTAATACCCAAGCCCCTAAGCCTTATCTAAGCATTCAGCAAAAGCTTCAAAAGATTGCAGCAGAAGGTAAGCGAGTTCTAATTGACATTAAAGATTCTTACAGCGTACAAACAGTCGTTGTAAGATTTGACTATGTACACGATCGATGGGCAACGGGTAAATCAATTTGTTACTTAGAAGGGGAAGAAGTTGAAGTACCATATTCAATTCACTTCTCAGACATCTACTGTAAACGCCTTAAAATTAAGGTGATAGCGGAAGGAGAGAATCCGTTTGAGGAATCCCGATAAGGAACAAGAGCAAATCCTGAATGGGAATCGCTTCATTGTAAATACAAGTGAAAGCACAGGTGTATTCTTACGTGACGTAGATAAGCTTATGCACCAATACCATAATTTACGATTAAGCATTTACAATTCCTATAAAGGGTATTTACCGGACCCAACTTCTCAAGCCGAGCTAATGAGTTACATAGACGAACAGTTTGTACGATTAGTTAAGGAATATGATATTAATGGGCCTGTAGACTTCCCCGGGTATATTAAAACCAAGCTTAACTACCGAGTCAAGCACAGCTACATTAAAGGAGAGTACAGAGACAGACAGCGAGTGTTTATTCCTAAAAACGACTTTGATGTATCGAACTTAATTGAGCGGAACCCAAGTAAGGACGAAGAGCTTGACTACTACGAAGTACTGGAGTTCACTCTTCAGGATGTAAAGCTTACAGAGCTAGAGAAAGAAGTTCTATTCTGTATGTTGCAGGAGATGAACGATGCACAAGTAGAACGAGCCGTTAAAGCTAAATTCCCGGATGAAAAGTTAAGCTCTACAGTTATACGTGACACACTGAAGCAAATGCAGCTGTTTTTAAAAACTAGGCTGCATAAAGCTTTGGAGTCCTAACTGCTATATTAAGAAGAGCAACGATACAGAAAGGATGGTAAAAATGGCAGAAAACAAACAAACTACACCGCAGGTGGTACATGTACCCGAAGAGGCACCTAAAATGTCTGTGTCATTGATCGTACACTGTATCATTTACCTAGCCGTTATTGCTAACGCAGTTTCAGACATTTTTGGTCTAGGGTTTCACTTTGAGCCAGATGCTAATAAGATTTATGAAGGCGTTACTGCATTATCGATCTTGTTCTCCCTTGTATATGCTGCTTGGAAAAATCACAACATCACAAAAGATGCGCGTATTAAAGCAGAAGTGATTAAGCAAGTAGACACTAAAAAGTAATTCAAATTTGAAAGGAGTCAACCCTAAATGAAATTAGCGGAACTTATGAAACAAAGCACAATCACATTAACAGCTGGAGATTTCCTTGTAGCCAACACAGAGGCCGTAGGATACTTACCTACATATAAGGATACTCACGGCTTACACAGCGGCCAATACCTGTTTAAAATCAAAGCTGGAGCTGCTGAGGGCGCATTCACTATCGTACCGATGGTAATGGCTGAAGATCAAAAATCATACGTAGAGGATGCTAAAAATCCAATTGTTATGATTGAAGCTGGTAAAATTACATTTGTTACAACTCGTAATGACCCAGATTACCGTGACGTATACCGCTCTGCTGATGCAAAAGTAGTAGAAGGTATTCCAACAGGAGAAGAAGTTCGCCACGGATTAGCTGCATTTATTGCATTTGCTGATTCAGAATACTCACTAGGCGTACAGCATTTCCAAGTTGCAGGTGCAGATTACCTAGAAGCGTAATAAGTAACTGAATATTCAGTTTAATTACAGGCCGATTAAGGAAGGGACGTTATAGTCTCTTCTTTTTTTTTTATTTGTAAAAAACATGAAATATATTTAACATATTGATTGACTCCTAGTGTATAAGCTGTTATTATAGATACAAGAGGTTATAGTCCTCGATAAAAGGAGGTTGAAAATGGACAACACCACGAAAAAGATTGCAAGATTGTTTGTTCCGCAAACATTCGAAGGAGTTACCACCGTAGCAATTATCGATGACCTGTTAAGAAATACAGACGATATACAGCTCGATATACGCTACACGAAACATCTTGACTTCCGTGATCATCATTTATTCACAGACGCGGATATCGTACTAGCTCTTGGTCTTCCGTATAAGGGGTACGCCTTACCAGATGATTTTTACCTAGGCGTAGACGTTCCTTTTATGGACTTTATTCATGTAGCGACATACGGAGAGACAATTAAAGGAGAGAACATCATTTCACTAGTGGACCCAGATAAAGACCCGGTGAAGGTAATAGCTGAATTGATCACTCAATCTCCTGAATCAAGTTTATTTTCGAAATCAGTTGCCTTTTCAGACAAGTCGTGGTATCTTATTGAAGCTGTTAACTCCTACCGTACATGGACTTGGGAGAATAACGACACCACAAGGATGCTGCTGGCCTTGTATCACGGGAGTTATAAATGGCTACCCCGGATGATTAAGGGAATGGAGCTAATGGAAATGCTTCAGACATACGCTCCAATCATTAAAGGGCAAATGGAAAAGATGAATGAGTATATAGAGAGAAAAATAGAAATGACGAAAACATACAACGTAGACATAGAAGGTCAAACATGCATACTGCGAGTAGTATTTGCAGACGAGTACATAAACGAGCTAGCTAATGCTTTACTTAACTTAGAACAAACATCTTCGCCAGTTATTGTTTGTGTAGGGAGAGCAACAAAATCAAGCGATATGTTTTCTATTCGGACAAGAATAGTCAACGCAGGCAAGATCGCTTACATGATTAATGAAGGTAACGGGAAGGAAAACGTAGCCAGCGTATTTACTGGGGTAGGGTACGCTGAATTAATGGGAAGCAGTGTAGTAAACAAGCTCACACAGGTTCCACAGTAATACATTCATGTATAATAGAAGGGGAGGGCATCTTGTATGTCAAACTATATTGAAAATTTTATCGGTTCAACAGGTCCTGTTAGCGGGGCAGCTTTTAAACAAATCACTGAGTACCTAGAAAAGAACGGTACCGTTGTTCAGGAACAAGAAGGAGAAAGCACATTAATGCGTTCGTTGATTGTCCCGCTTTTTACTGTGTTTAAGGTGGAGGACAGCTACTATCAACTTATGTATCAAGTATTTACCCCGGAGGTTCTGGAGTATAAACATCATTTTCCTGAATTATCTTTCGCATTTAACAAACTAGCAAAACATGAAATTACAAAATTAGGAGTGAATTGACATTGAGTAAAGCAAAATTAACTGAATTACAATTAGAATTATTAGGAACGGAAGAAGGGGCAGCGGCAGCTGTCATGGGTTATCTAAAAGCGGAGCGCGGCAAAGTCGCTCCCTCCGTTTTTAATAAATTGTTCACTGAACTAGGATATCCGAAGTACAACAAAGACGACTTAATTAAAATTTCTGATATGTTAGAAAATGATTCAGATGTAGCGGTATTGTTCGACAAAGCGTTTGAGCGTGAAATTAAGCTAGAGAACATTCCAAATGCAGTAGGAGACGATACAAGCTTAGCTGAGGAAGATGTATTCGCTAAGGTGACAAGCTTTCTAATTGCTAATGAAGATAATAATGCACGTCTACGTGAGCTGCGTAAGCTTCAGCGTGACGGAGTTTATATGAATATCTTAATGAAGAACTTAAAGCAGTTCTTAGTAGACGAGCTACAAGGTATGCCTCGCGCTAAGTATTTACAGACACCTAAGCCTGCTCCGCAAAAAGGAGATCGTAACCTAATCATTCTCTTGTCCGACTGGCATGTCGGTGCGTTAGTGTTTAATAAGGATACGGGTGGTTACGACTTCAAGAAGCTTACAGGCCAGATGCAGAGCATTCTCGAGCAAGTTATGGCTATGATTGACGATTTAAACATTAAAAATGTGTACATGTTCCATGTAGGGGACTTAATCGAGCACATTTCAATGCGTAACGTTAACCAAGCATTTGAATCAGAGTTCCCAGCTACTCACCAAATTGCTAAAGCAAACCGATTAGTTATTGACATGCTGCTTACCCTTTCAAAACATGTACATGTAACATTCGGCATGGTAACAGGGAACCATGACCGCTTCGATGGAAACAAAGCGGACAAAGTATACAACGATAATGCTACATACATTGTACTAGATATCTTGTTCCTTTTGCAAGATACTTTCGGTCAATTACCAAATGTTACATTAATTGATAACCGAGAAGATACATACGAGTTTACTGTAAAGGTAGCAGGTAAAAACATAAAAGTTAAACATGGTGATTCAGAGAAGAAGAAAGATGATGTAAAAATCACTAAGCACATTAAAGAAGAGCCTATTGATTACTTAATCCTAGGCCACATCCACACAAATCGTATAATTCAGGAGGACTACGCTCGATTCCATATTTATGTGAGCAGCCCTATGGGTGGCAACAACTATGCTAAAGAACTAAACTTCCCAACTACACAAGGTTCACAGATGGCTATGGTGCTTACGGAAGGAAGCGACACGCCGTATTTCATTCCTATGATGTTCAATAAGGAGGGCAAGGTACAATGATGACAGACAAGCAGGAAATTTATGAAGCAATGGTAAACTGGCAAATGGATGCTGGAGAAGATTTCTTAGACTATTTTGATAGTGATATGAATGCTGTCAGCTTTATGTGCTGGGCTCGCGGAAAAGGCTATATTTCTATTGAACAGTTTAATATGTGGGAAGAAGCGTACAACGGAGACTTTTCAGAAGCAGGCTGGGCTACACGCTATGTTCACAACTGCCACGGAGAAGAGCCGGGATATGCAGTAGTCAATGAAGAGGACTGGACAGAAGAAGGCCAAGAGAAAGCTTATAGCATTCTTGCAGAGTTCATTTCAGAAAGCAGATCGTATCAATTAAAATTCAACAATTTCTTAGCAGATAATTAAGGAGGGAAATACATGATACAAGTTGTTGCTGCTGCTCTATTAGTGGTCATCCTTTATACGCTAGCTTTAAACCTGTTTGGGCTCTTTCGGGAGTCTAAGCAGCTAAAAGCTGCCGGGAAGACTCCACTAGTCTACAAGAATATTACGACTGTACTTATAGCTGCTATCGGAGAGATCGCTGTAGTGGCGTTACTATTCCTTGTACTGTTTAGCGGTTTTCATTTACAAGATAATAAGACAAATGCTATTGCTGCATTCACAGCAGGCTATATCGTTCGCTACGCTGGGGCTTACCTGTCCGCATGGGGTACTTGGGCATTCTTTTTAGCCCTAGAGAAGCGTAAAATGAAGAAGGAAATTAACGAAGATAAAAAAGCGGCCTTATAAGCTGCTTTTTTTTTAATTTAATACTAGACAAGCAGACTGTAACCATGCTATACTAAGCTTGTATCACACAGAAGAAGTATAAAGGAGGAAACAAAATGTTTGCAGAAAAGAAGATTCACATTTTTGACAAGGAAGCGATCAAGGTAGGCTCATTCATTACGTTCTGTAAAGTTATGAAAGATTATGACGATGGAAGAATCGTATGGGACGAATATAACCCACAAAATGCTATCGTCAACATTGTAACTGAAACGTACATTGAAGTTCATACTATTAACAGACAACACCATATTTATATTAACAAGTTAGTTGGTTCTCCTGCTTTTGATGAAACAGCTCATGGAGACTTTTATAAGATTCTAGGTACCATACCTAACGCAGTTAAGGAGTGATTAAATGGAACGTCCACAATGGGATGAATTGATCAGCCCTAAAGCAGATTTACTAGTTTATCAGAAGAAAGGTGTACTATGGGTTAAGAATACGCCAGTTTATATAGTGGAGTTGACTAAGGAGCAAGATATAGCCTTTGTCCAAGTATTCAAAGTACACCCGGGAACAGAGAAGGCACCTAAGAAACTAGCTGTAGAAGATGTAAAGAAAGTAGGTACATTCAGCAATAACTCCATACTAGGTAGATTAGCAAATAACTTCTTCCCGGCCAAGACAGTTAAGAAATGGGCTCCTAAGCCTCCAGCATTCACTGCCCCAGTCGTACATAATCAGATTAACACCTTCACAGGGCAGCGTGAATCAGGTTTCTTTGAAAGAGAAGAAGATCGTATGTCACCTGTAGGCGGAGAGATTAAGTTTATTCGCGGAAACAATACAGGAGTATTCATTGGCCTCTCTTCTATTGTATGGGAGGATAAAGTTACAATCCCTACTAAGTCTTTAGTCGAAACACTTCTTCAGCACCAACACGGAGATGGCTTCTATGACTTTACCGGGAATGATAATAAGAAAGACAATCCATTATCATCTAACTATACTGGAGGGAATTAAATGTTAAAGTGGTTGCTTGGCTTAATACCTCATGAGTGTGATTACACAGAAGATAAGAAAATAATGCAATATGATGACATCACCACTATAACCGTATCAGCTTGTAAACGATGCGGGGACGAGATCGTATTCACTAGAATTGGTATTAAAAACAAGGAGGAGGAAGTTAAATGAGATTTGAAATCAAAGGGTTAGAGGAGAAGAATGTAGGTACTTTTGCAGTAGAGATCGAAGTTATGTATGGAGATGCAGATGGATACGAGAAGTTTGAAGTAGGTGGGTTTAAAAAAGGGGAAGATGAAGAGAAGCTTTCAATGTTCCTTCGGTTATTAAGAGAGCTACCATATTCAGAGCAGCATGAGTGGGACGATGTTAAAGGCTTTAAAGACTGGTTTGGTGGAAGTAAACACCGATGGCCTGTAGATTCGTTCTCCTATGAATACGCTAGTTTAGAAGGGTATAAAGTCTATTACTACGGTCCACATAATGTTAGATACGAAGTAGAAATGCATAGCGAGGTATTTGAGCGTATGTCAGATTATCTAGGTGAATGGTCAGATACAAAGCCAGAAGACGTAACACCTGACCTCGGGGCAGCACTACTAGAAACAGTTAGAGACATTATGGATGGGGGAAGCTTTTAAGATGAAAAGACAATTATTGATCGGTACATTACTAGTAGGAATGATGGCAGCCTCTATCGGCTGCCAGAAAGTTGCAGATAGTCAAGATGAAAAGTCTTCAGGAAGTCAAGCACTAGCTAAGAAGTTTGGAGGTACTGCTACTCTAGACCTACCTAAAGGTGAGAAGCTAATGAACATTACTTGGAAAGATGACCATTTATGGTATCTAACTCGCCCTATGACTAAGGGGGATAAAGCAGAGACTTATAAATTTAAAGAGTCTAGTAACTGGGGAGTTTTGGAAGGTACGATTAAAGTAAAGGAGCACACAAAATGAATTTACTTGAACAGTATATCGAAGAAGTTATAAGCGTTAAGCCATATAATGAAAGCTGGACAGCTAAGTTCCCGGGTAAAGAGTTTGTTAAGGTAGAGCTAGTTACTAACTGCTATGGCAGCAAAGAAAAGATACTGCGTATCTGGACTAAAGAAGAGTGGACTGAAATTCAAGAGCAAGGCTATTACATGGGTTAAGGAGTGGAAAATAAGATGGAACGATTAAAAGACGCATTACTTGGTGCAGGTATAATTGTAATAGTTATAGCTACTATGGCAGCTATAGCTTGGGCAGGCAGTTATTTATTTGACTTAGCTGCTGATGCAGAAGTACTTCCTTTAGTATTTCTCTCTCTACCTATTCTAGCGATTTTCCTTAACAACCTAATAACTGTTAAAGAAAAGAGTGAAAAAGGCGACAAGGTTATGAAGAAAGTAGTAATTAGGAGCATTAAACATATCATCTTCATGGTTATAGTAGCTGCGGTAGGTTTGCTAGGAGTTCACCTAGTTATAGTTGCATATGGAGCCTTTGCTTTACTTGGAGCTATTATAACTGCATTTGTTGTACTATTTGTCATAGTAGGGGTAGCCTTATATTGTGCAATGGGCTTTCTAGGTGACAAACTATGAGTGTATACGAAAAGATCGGGTTCGCAATTGTAATGTTTATAATGATTGTGGTGGGAACAGCAGTATTACTTGGAATTATTGTAGGAGCCACTGCTCTTTTAACTGCTTTAGGCTTAACTAAATTAGTAGCCTGCATTGCTGCACTAGCCTTAGTCCTTTTCATATTCATCCTTATTGCAGTATTCTTCGGGAACTAGGAGGTATCTTATGGCAGATATAGCAATAGTTGTTGGAACAGTAGTTATAACCGTGTTCATGGTAGCTATAGTTTTATCAGGTATAGGGCATATATTTGGCTTCGTAGAAGACCATTTTGGTGCAGTAGGCTGTGTTATATTACTAATAGTAATTGCAACTATCTTTGCACTAATAGGACGGTTATAGTAAGGGTGATTTAATGAAAAAGTTTTATGAAGCAGATGTAAAGCAACTTATTTTAGAAAAGAAGCATATTTTTGTACCCAGAGACGATACTACTAGTGTCGTCTTTGAAAAGGGTATTGTAGTCGGCTCTACAATCGCTGACTGCTTAATTTTCTCAAAGGCAAGAGGGATTATAGGCGTAGAGATTAAAACTGAGTATGATACAACCCGGAGGCTTAATAAACAGCTGAAGAATTATTCAATCTTCTGTGACTACGTGTATGTTATGTGCCATGATAACCATGTAGAGAAGACAGAGGAAATATTAGCTAGCAATGGGCACCATCATGTAGGGATTATTGCTTATGAAGAGTATTTAGATGAAGCAGTCTTAGGGGTGTACAAGCCAGCTAACCGATCAGCTACTAAGAATGTGCGTATTGCCTACCAAGTTCTCTGGAAAGAAGAAATATCTAACCTTCTTGGAAGTTTTAAACGACAGATGAAAACACTGGAAGAGCAGGGTTATAGAGTGGATATGGCAAAATCTAGGTCTAATGGGTTACACGGCCTATATGTTCAGTCAAATGCTTCTAAAAAGTACCTACGAAAGAATGACATGATAAACATGATAGTATCAAGGCTTGGTGAAGAAGAGTCTAACCGCCTATTGTGCGATATCTTTATAAATGGTACAATGCATCCAGAAAAGAGTTTAAAGTTCCATCACTTCAGGGAAGATAATTAGTAAATAGAGGAATTTGCATTCATAAGTTACACTGTGCTATAATACCTTATAGAGAGGTGATACAAATTACCTCTCTAACTAAAACTAACTGAGGACAACAAAAAAGGAGATGTTAGAGATGAAAGAAAAAGGTAAATTAAACTTGGTAAAGTATGCTGGAGAATACTGGGTAACATTAGCGGAGTTTACAAACACTCGAGACGTTGAAGGTTATAATAACCATGCGTCAGTTAAATCGGCTATAAGAACATTTGTGGTTAGACAAAGCCCTGATAAGTATATTGCATTTAGAGGGGAAGCACAACTAAAGAATATCATCCAAGAGAACCGTAATAATGAATTATTTAATCCTGACGACTTCGGAGGTACCCGGGTGGCACTCATACACCTTTCTATGTTAGAGCCTCTTGAAGAGCGTTTTAAGGTAGCAAAATCGCAAGAGAAAGAATTTAATCTATTCCTTGAACAAGTTGAAGATTTGGTGGAAACAGAGGCTAACCAAGTTAAAGCTGATACAGAGGTTAATGATATAAGCTCAGGCCAGTCTATTGTTATTCGACAACTAAGACAAGAGCTCTCTAGGTTAGAGAAAGAAATTGAAATTAGACAAAATAATCGAGAAAAAATAATGGCAGCTATAAACGCAGTATCTAGTCTCGAGATAGAGGCTATGGAGTAAGCTGTGTTACAATATATTTGTAAGGGGGTGAGTACCGTTAGGTAGCGCCCTTTTTCTATACATATTATTAGGAGGTTTATTATGGTAACAGTAGGTACTAAACGACTTAACAATTACGGTTCAGAAATGGTGGTAGTTGAATATAACAACTGGAAAGACATGGTGGTGGAGTTTAAAGAAGGCTACAGAGTTAGAGTAAACTTAAGTAATTTTAATCGAGGCGAGGTAAAAAATGTGTACGATCGAACAATATATCGTACAGGGTTTACTGGAGAAGGTCCGTTCAAGTCTTATGACGAGAATCATAAAGCTACTGCGGAGTATAAAACATGGAAACAAATGCTTAGAAGATGCTATGATAAAGCACATCAAGAAAAGTGGCCTACATATATAGGTTGTGAAGTTTCAGAAAAGTGGCACAACTTTCAAACATTTGCAGCATGGTATAACGAAAACATATATAATGCCTCGGAGACTGTATGTCTAGATAAGGATATACTGATCAAAGGGAATAAAGTTTATTCTCCAGATACTTGTATATTTGTACCTGAGCGAATTAATCTTCTCTTTGTGAAAAGTAATAGGACAAGAGGGGATTTACCTATCGGAGTAGTTTTTGATAAAAGTAGAGGAAAATACGCGGCTAAATTCAGATATCAAGGTCAAACTAAAAATTTAGGTAGGTTCACTACTGTAGAAGAGGCTTTCTTAGCGTATCAGACTGCAAAGGAAAAGTATATCAAAGAAACAGCCAATCAGTATAAGGAGTTTATACCTGAAAGACTTTACAATGCATTAATCGCCTATAAAGTAGACATAACTGATTGACATGAAAGACTATATGATATACAATACATACATAGGTGGTTAGAGAGATGAAAAAAGATTATAACAGTGTAAGACGAACAATGGCTCGCGGTGTTGGAGCTCGCGGAACTACCGGGATTAACGATAACGGTAAAGATGCATACAACAAATCGCTGAAGAGTAATAAAGGCCATTATAGAGTGCAGTTTACCCGTACATTCGAGCAAGTTAGTGAACTCGACATAGAGCTGCGTAAGAAATATGCACTTGACTTAGTATCTGAAGAAGTAGCTGTACCTGCGGATATGATCACTCTAAAAGCGAAGAAGCAAACAGGAGAGCAGACATTAACTGCTCGAGACGAAGTATTCTACGTTAAAGTTGGTTCCATTAATTACGGGAAGATTTCCATTAGGACACAACGCTTGTGGAAAAGCACCACCTTAATTTTTGTCTTCCAAGCTAAAGTAACGGCTATTAAACCTCCGAAGAAATCATTCAGTCAGCCTAGAGGATATAAGCCGCCTACAACTAGCCAAAAAAGGGAGACGAGCCGTAAATCATATCGTAACCGAAAGGGAGGAAAATTGTAAATGTTTGAGACAAATTACTTTTTTGCAAACTCACTTACACAGTACCACCAGCTCTGCTTTATTGCAGACTATATTTATGCCCATACAGCGGCAGATGAACATGGTGAACCGCCTGATAATGACACAATCTTAGAGGCTTTAAGTTTACCAGATAATTATGACGCAGTAATTGACGAAGCATATGCGCTCTACTATGAACGAGGAGGACGAAAGTATTATGGAGATTAAGGCAGTAAAAAGACAGTACGCAAGTTTACAGAAAGTTAAGAATTTAATGAATGATGAATCAAAGAAGGTACAGGGTGTGTTCTACTCTAACAGTTTCTTCTCACGTAACTATCTAGCTCGCGCACATACAATTGTAGATGACTTAGATGTAGCAGCAGATACAATTACATTGACTGTATCGGCTCGTATGGAGGATGTAGGTTTATTAGAGCTAGAGAATACGTTAGATGCATTAGTACGTTACGATGCTGGGGATGTCCCCGGATTTATGCCTGAAAGCTTATTAGAAGGTTCAAACATCGAAGAGCAGAAGTTAGTCCCGGAGTTTGTTTCAGCTACTCGCCAGCTATATAGTGTGGACCTGTATTTGATTTTAGACGCACCTAGAGTTACATATCAAGAGTTTACAATTGCAGGTAAATCTTTCACACTAGTAAATCTACACAAGATGTATGACGGTAACGAGTTTGAACAGATTGTAACGTTATTGTTCGGGGATAAAGATGCATTCTACTTCTTCTCTAACTTCTCAGACAAAGACCTTAGCTTACGAGACAGCAAGATTATCCTTGACTTGATCGTAGACGAAAACATTACAGGTAAAGTGATTAAGGGCGTTAAGCTAGAAACCTCTTCTGGTTCAGGCATTATGTTCCCGTATGAGCGCATGATTAACTCTTATACTAACTTAGACGGAGATATCATTTTCGGTGTCCCTGCGGGCTCTGTACGTATCCCTAAAGAGGAGATTAACAGCTACCGCATGCAGGTTATTCCGCAAGGTGCTCGAGGTAACTATCAAATTGTGTTAACGAATAGCAAAAATACAATCCGTATCTTTATGGAGTAGGAGGTAGAAATGGTTAAATGTGAGCACTGTGGCGCAGAATACCCTAATTACTCGGCTTTTGGTCAAGATTGTTTTATTTCAAGTGATGGGTGGTCATGGGAGTACTTCCATAACTGCCTAAAGGATGAAGACCATTTAATTATTAACGGTTACAAGAAAAAGGAGGAAAATTAAATGATAGCACCTGAAAAGATTACATTTTATTGTAAGCCATATAAAGAGGAAGGAGTCTACCCGGCATACCCGGTAGATTCTTCTGTTAAACATGATGGAGCTAAATGCTGGGCTGCTGAGTGTTATACTTGGAGAGACACATATGAAGACCCTTTACACTTTGAGTGGGATAATAGTGGATTTGATCATGTAACTATTGAGAGCTTAGACATTCGAGGAGAAGGTGGCCGCGCATACCAAGTTATTGTAGAACGTGATGGAAACCGTTTTAAAGTAGACTTACGCGAACCGACTCTTATGGAAGTTATCCTTACTAAAGGTATTCAGGCTGGAGGGCGCTTGAATGGCTCATTCTGCTTCGCTAAGGAGGGCTCGCAGACAAAACTAATACTAGAAGGTTCCGACACACATAAAGCGGCTCTAGCGGAACGTGAGAAGCGTCAGACGTACTCTAAGAAAATTAGTAATAAAGATTTAAAACCGGGACATGTATACTCAACTATTTCAGGTAAATCTAAATTATTCCTTGGATTTGTCTACTCAGCTAATATTGATGACTACTCAGGTAATATCGGGAAAGTCTATAAGGGCGCGTTACTGGCAGACTGGAATGGTTGGAATGAGGACGGTATTAGACAGTTTGTAGAAACAGGCCAATTAGTAGAAGGTAATAAAGTATACAGCAGTGATTTTGATGTGGTTAGATCCCACTCCTTTAAGATAGAGGGAGAGAAGGTAGCAGACGTAGACCTAGAACCACTTGTTAAACGTCTGAATGATCTTGGTATGAATGAATATGAAGAGAAAATGAGTAAAGAGCGATACGGTCATAAGCTATGGGACTATACCGGCTCTTATATTCTAGCTAAAATGCGTACAGACCGTAAAGAAGTAGACTTTAAGACAGAAGACGTTACGGCCATGAAAAGGCATATAGACCGCTTCTATAATAGACGTTTCTTTTAAGCTAAGATTTTTCTTAGCTTTTTTTTTTATTTATATGTTGACAGTATGATAGAGTCCATGTTAGAGTATACATATAGCAACAAACAAACAAATTTGAGGAGGAAACAAAATGGCAAAGAATGCACGTATCGACATCACAAACGATTTCACAGAAGAGGAAGCAGTAGCGTTATCGCTAGCACCAACGAATAAACATATGCCTACTTTAGAGGAAGGCGTTATTGAAATGTATAAAGCAAAAGTTCCTGTAACATCTATTCTTAAAACATACGGTCTTCATACTCGTTTATTCTATAAAATCCTAGAGGAGAACGGAGTTCCGCTACGCAGTGCAACAACTGCTACGGACAAGCGTTCACACCTTAAGGACCGCTTCGAAGGAAAGTTACATACTAAAGAAACTCGCTTAAGCAGCTCCCTATTAAAAGAAGCCCCTGAATCAGTTATCGAGGCTAAAGCAGTGGAAGCTCCAGTTAAACTACGTATTGAAGGAGATACACTGTATGTAACGCTCGATTCAAAAGTTTCAGAGCCGATCACACAAGTTAAAGTAGAGTTCACGTCATGAAGATAGACGTAACAAAGCTTGCAATCGTAATGGACTACCTCCAACGCGGAGGAGAGGTTTACTACGAAGGCCGTACTCTTGTATGGTTAGATGAACATACAGTAAGAGAAGACGCAACACAACGATGGGTTATAGACGGTCTTGCAATTAAGACTCGCAAGTACGAGGCTGGGGAAGATTATGAAGACCCTACAAAAGGTGAAGTATTCTATATGGGACATGATATGCCTGTATCGGCCTTAGTGCAATGGACAAACAATTTATCACCTATTGAGTTTCAACGTGTAGCAAGGGAATTAACAAAATTAAGAAGTAAAGAATAGCTAACAAAGTTACAGGGTATGATACAGTTATCGAAAAGAACTCTACTCTGTAACTTTTTTATAAAAAAGTTGTTGACTTAAAGTTAACCGCATGATACAATCCTTATATACCAACAAACAGGGAGGAAAATTAAAATGACAAAAGCAGTGAAATTCAAACAGTTAAATGACGAGGCAGTAGTTAAAGAAGTGGAAGGCGTAGTACAGGTAGAACGTGGAGGTTCTGTAACACCATTCCGTCCACAGTATAAATTTGAAGATATCGTTTCTCAATTCGAAGCAAACGGCTGGGAGAAAGTAGAAGAAGCAGTTAATGCACATACACCGGGTACTGTAACAACGATCGCAGCAGCTTCAGGCGGTATGGGAGAAGTTTCTCAGCAAGTAGCTCAATCAGCAATGCAGCAGGACATTACATTAAGCTTACAGCAGAACGTTGACGATTACCTTGAGTTACATGATCAAATGGCCGCTCTTAAAAAGAAAGCAGATGCTTTAAAGAAAAATATCCGCACGTACATGGATGCTAATGATGTTAAAGCACTTAAAGGCTCTAACGGTAAGGAAGTATATCTTCAAGAGGCAAAAGCTTCTAACAGCACTTCTCGTTACACTGACTATGAGTTACAAGATGTAATGAGCACATTAGAAGGCACGTTACTGAAGAAGGTTACAGAAATCCGTATCAATGCAGAGAAGTTAGATGCACTTCTTAAAGTAGAAAAATTACCGAAAGAAGTTGTAGAGGTAGTTAAATCTAAGAAGATTTGTAACGAAGGCACACCACGCTTTTCAGTACGTAAATAATAGGAGGGGAAACCAATGGTAAGAGGGATTGGAAAGTTCTTAGTATTAAAAAATGATGACTTAGACCGTTACCTAGATGCAGAATTAGAAAACGATCTGTATAACATCGTTCAGACTGTGGATGCAGGACGAATGGTTGAAGGTAAGGTAGAAGACAATCATTACATTATAATTAATAAAGATGAGCCTTATATTCAGGAGATTATCGATGTATTAAAGCGTCATAACCACTGGGAGGGAAATTAAATGAAGATGGTTGATATCTTAGCCCTTACCGAGGGTACATTTAAAGTAGCCAAGCCTGCGGCTATGGAGGGTACGGTAGGTTATCAGAAGTGGAAAAATGTTGCTATTATTCGTACAGCTTATTCAGTACGATTCATTGCCCCCGGCGGCCTTGATGCACGGTATGGTGAATGCGTACCAATGTGCGGCAGCGCATTACGTGCTGAATGGGAGCCTGTAGCTATTGAGGAAGTTGGTTGGTGAGACTTGGAGCCTACGGGCTCTTTTTTTTTTGTAATTTATTGAAAAAAAGTGTGGACAAGGAAAAAGACTGTATGATATACTGTGTATACAGACAAGGACATACATAATATAAACTAAAGGAAACGAAGGGAGATTGAAGGGAATGGCTAAAGTAGAACTTTTAACAAAAGAAGAAACGTATAAGTTGATCGTAGCAGCGCAGGGAGGGGACGAGGAGGCGCTAGCAGTGCTTTGTGACAGAAACAGTCGTTTAGTATGGAGTACCACGTACCGCTTCCGAGATAGAGGGTACGAGCTAGAGGATTTATACCAAATTGGCTGTATCGGCCTTATTAAATCTATCCATAAATTCGATACAAGCTTTGACGTACATTTCTCTACGTATGCAACACCTATGATTATTGGAGAGATACAGCGTTTCTTACGTGATGATGGTATCGTTAAAGTGTCTCGTAGTTTAAAAGAAATTGCTCGTAAGATTAAAAAGGAAGAGTTACAGGATGTTCCTGTAGAAGAATTAGCTAAAAAGTTTGACGTGAGTGAAGACATAATTCGTGCAACTTTTGAGTACATAAGCGACAATAAGGGTGAGGAAGGTCTTGCTGTAGCATTAGACAAACCTTTCTTCCAAGGGAACAACGCAGCAGGAGATAAAGAGCTTACGTATGCAGATACAATCCAAGGCGATATTAACGATAACTGGTTCGACAATATCATGCTTAAAGAAATACTGTCTCAGTTAGAGGGCCGAGATGCACTTATCGTAGAACAACGTTACTTCCAAGATCAGACTCAAGCAGAGGTAGCTAAAAACTTAGGTATTTCACAGGTACAAGTTTCCCGGTTAGAAAAGAAAATTCTTCGTAAGCTTAAAGGGTTTTTCGATGGGCAACAAATACCTGTAGCGCCTGTACCTGAACTACCTTATATAGCTCCTAGACCGTACAAGGGTAAAGGAGATAGAGATAAGGCTATTAAACTGTTAAGTACCACAACCCTTACTTTTAAACAAATAGCGGAAGCTGCGGGTACGTCATACGCTACAGTTGCTCGATTAGCTCCAACATATCGTAAAAAAGCAATCCGTACTCATGGTGCAAACAGACTGAAACGAGCATAGGAGGATTTACATGGAGTATATCAAAAAGGATTTCTTACCAAACGTAACATTACTGGAGAAGTTTTTAGAGGCCAGTAATGAACGCTATAGCCATCTACCAAACACAGAGGAGACGCGCAAATTAATGGCCGACTTCCTTAATGCTCGAGTAGATGAAGCAATTACAGCCGGGGATTGGAGAACTCGCTTTATTTTACCAGATGGCCGGGAGATTAAGTATCTTCGTATAGAAGTAAGCAAGATTCCTCTAAACCCGGAGCAGGTTAATATCATCCCAACGTTTGAAGAAGTTCCATTAGACTAGCATTATATGGAGGAAGATAAAACTTTCTCCTTAATTTATAAAAAGTGGTTGACAGAAAGCCAACTAGCTTGTACAATAGAGACAAGTTAACAAACAAGGAGGAAAACAATAATGATTGAAATTGCAGGTAAACATAATGCAGCAAAGGTATTTACAGACAATGCAGACGTAACAACGCAAGAGCAAATTAAAGATTTATGCGATCGTGAAGAATATGCAGGTTCAAAGATTCGTATTATGCCAGATACACATGCTGGTGCAGGCTGTACTATCGGTACAACAATGACAATTACAGATAAGTTATCACCTAACCTCGTTGGCGTTGATATCGGGTGTGGCGTTACAGTAGCTTATATTCACCGAGACAAATCAGAAATTAACTTTGATCAGCTAGACTCAGTGATTCGTCAGTATGTCCCTTCAGGTGGAGATATCCGGGAGAAAGAGCACAAGTTCGTTAAGAAGCATACACGCTTAGATGAAGTAATCGCTCCATTTTCTAAAAAGATTGCTCAGTTATCAGTCGGTACGCTTGGGGGCGGCAATCACTTCTTAGAAGTAAACGAAGTTGAAGAAGGCATAGTAGCTCTAGTTGTTCACTCTGGTTCTCGTAACCTAGGCGCTAAAGTAGCTAAGCACTATCAAAAGATAGCGTATGATCGTTTAACTAATCAAGTAGATGCAAAGATGCGCTTAATTGAAAGGCTTAAAGCTGCTGGCAGACATAAAGAAATTCAAGCTGCATTACAAGCAATTAAACCAGTTAAGATTTCTAAGTCCCGTGCCTTCCTTAAAGGTGATAACTTTAAACATTATATTCATGATATGGAAATCGCTCAGCAGTACGCAGAGACAAACCGCAGAGCTATGCTAAATGAAATTATTAAACATATGGACTGGGGCTATGACTTACTACGAGTAACTTCTACAGTACATAACTACATCGACATCGAGAATATGATTCTACGAAAAGGTGCTATCTCTGCCCGTGCAGGTGAAGAAGTTATTATTCCAATTAACATGCGAGACGGTTCTATTATTGCTGTAGGCCGAGGCAATGCAGACTGGAACTATTCAGGACCACATGGGGCAGGCCGTGTACTGTCTCGTAAGAAGGCTAAAGAGCAGCTTAAGCTTGAAGACTTCCAAGGTACTATGAAAGACGTATGGACATCCTCTGTGGTTGCAGAGACGCTAGACGAGGCTCCTATGGCCTATAAACCTATGGAAGAGATTGTAGCTAACATTCAGGACGCTGTAACAATTAAGAAGATTATTAAACCATTATATAACTTTAAAGCTACTACAGAGGAACGCTGGGATTAATTTCTCAGCTTTCCCAAAATTTCTTTAAAAAGTGGTTGACAGAAAGCCAACTAGCTTGTACAATAGAGACAAGTTAACAAACAAGGAGGAAATGAAATGTTAAACATGTACAGACTTACTTTAACAAGCGGTGTTGAGAGATTAGTAACTCGAGAGGAAACGGAAGGGAAGAGTGTTATAGGCTTATGGATTTGGGCCCGTAAACAGCATGGAGTACACATTTTAGACTTTAACGAATGTGTAGTAGACGCAGCACACATTATGATGATTGATCGCCCTGAAACAGTAGCAGCTATCGATGATGACCAAGATACAATGCTGGTACACCGTCTAGACGATACTGACAAAGGTTATGTTAGACGAGATGAAGTAGACCCTGCTTGGTTCTTAACAGCTAAAGAGGGCACAGTAAAGGAGGACGAAGACTAATGAATAATGTAGAGATTTATGAAGACTTTCTTCAAACATTAAAAAAGAACTTCCCAAACATTCAGCTAGACCAGCGAGATAAAATGCTGCTGGGAATGGCCGTAAATCACACTTACTTACATTTACAATCTCAAGTCAAGGAGGAAAATGAATAATGGAAACAATTAAAAGCTATATGCCAGAAGGTACATTGAATTTTAACTCTGAACACGGTATACTGTATACTTTCCGATTCGGAGATGCTACAGCTCAGCTTTATACAAAGGTTCGTGCAGAAGTAAGCGGCTATGCTGCACTTGACACTGGTTTCTTTGATATAGACGTGTGTGCAGCTAAAGACCACGAACTTACCAAGAAACATGCAGTATTAGAGCATAACGAATGGAATAACGAGTCTGGTTCAGTAAAAGAGGTTATCTTTTACGATGCAGATAATAACCAAATAGTACTCCCTGTTAAGGAAGCAATAGACCATCTAGTTAGTGTTCAGATTGTTAACTACTTCCCGGAAGGAGAATAACCGTGAAGGAGAAGCGTAAGCCAAGCAAACGTAAACGGCTTAAGCGACTTCTCATACTCTTACTAATATTACTGCTCTTTGTTACAGCAAACATGATCGCCGGGAAGTACGCTTACCTTATGCAGCACCAGAAATACCAAGATTACCAGCTTAGTAAATTACAGCTGCAAATGGATGCCACAAGGAAAGCATATAGAGTTAATACAATTGAGTTAGAACAACGGGTTACAGCTTTAGAGGAAAGACCTACATATGAAAAGCCCGTTACACATAAGCAAGTTGAGGAGCCGAAAGCAGTACCACATACAGAGGTCAAGGAACATAACCCATTCAAGGCTCCTGCCCTTGACCCATTAATACCATTAACAGGAATCTTTACATTATACGGAATGCTTAAAATGAGCAGTCCACTAGGAGGGCATTAAAGTGAGTAAAGTATCTGTTCGAGAAATATGGGTACGTATTGACGATTTAAAAGAAGCTCGTTTCGCGCTTATGGACGCAGTTAAAAAGCTAGACGAACAATGGGGCGGCAATCCTCACACTAAAGCAGTGTTAAACAAGGAAATTGAACGTTTAGATAAATTAATTGACGAAGCATTCACATACCAATTTGAAGATGCAGAAGAAGGAGGCTTTCTGAAACGCTATGAGATTAACTGATATGTTAAAGAAGGTTCGTAACCTACAGGAAATTGCCAATGTTAAATATGTAGGAAAGTATTATCGTCTTCCACTAGAAGCAATCTTTACTGGACATGAGCCAGATGATATTACAATTTGCTTAGTACTTGCAGTAGACCTTCACGAAGGGTATGTGGAGTTCACTTACGGCCATGAAGAGGGAGACGATGACCCCTTATGGGAATCTATAAAAATCGAACAGTTTGAAAAATATGCTCAACAAATTGACTGGGAGGGAAAATAATATGAAAGAATCCGTATTCAGTGCATCAGCTATTTATGAAGAGGTTAAATTGGCTAAGGAAAATGCAAAAGAAGCAAGCGAAGCAGTAAATATGGTAGGTAAAAACATTGGTGCAGGCAGTGCAGCATTTAAAATTGTTAAGAGAGCTCAGCAGCATGCAGAAGCAGAACTAACTAAAGTACTTAACAAAGCTTATACGCTTAAGTAGGAGGGCTTATGGAATTTATTGACGGTGAAAACATATACCATGCTGTACGAGTAACTAAAGAAGACCTAGAAGACCTTAAAGAAACATGCGAGTGGGTACGGAAGAATCGCGGCCATAAGCTTGCTTACCACGCTTTACAGCAGCAGATACACAAGCAGGAAGTATTTAAAAAGAATACAAACGTAGCTATGTATGATCAGGTTAAGCATTCTCGTAATTTAGTAGGAGTAGGTAAGCTGCAATCAGCTAAAGATATTCACAATCGAATTAAAAGCCTGTATGATGAACTAAATGAGCTTAGGAGTTCAGAAGCAATACTGCTTAAGGCAAAAGGCGCACAGAGTACGTCTTACTTACTTATTCACAATCAAGTACTTATAGCTAGAGAACAGTTAGATAAAGCACTACGCACTACTTATGTAAAAGTAAATGTTAGGGAGGAAAATTAATTATGAATTTTAATCATGCAATGACAGGTAAAAGTATGTATGAAATGTTAGCAGAAACAATGGGAGCTTTAGGAGAATTAGAGGCAGCTGCTGGTTTAGTTGAGCGTTACCGTGGAACAGCTTCAGAAGGGGCTATGGTACTAAACAAAAAGATTGAAGAGCTCTCTCACCTTAAGAAAGAGGCAAGCTTATACCTATATCGTAAAGTAACTCCAATTATTGTAGGTACAGATATGAATTTGCGAGCTCCAATTCAAGCGACACCTAATCCCGGAGTTACAGTGCTGCATACACCTTTACAGGTTTATCGTAAGATTGAACAGCTGAAAGAGAAGCGCAGTGAATTAGGTCTAGCAGTATCGGCTATTGAAGAAAACCTAGAAAGAGAGAACCCGGCTTGGGCCCTTATTCAAAAAGAAATTGACGCAGTAAATAAGGAAATCGGAGAAGAATTTAATACAAGATATGCATTTGCAATGGCTAAGCCTGTAGACGGAGCGGAGGGAACCGATAATGCCAATTAACATTTATAAAGAAGGTACAGCTGTAATGACTTTTGGCTCTGGGGATATTTCAGTATCTCCGGGGCTTGACTCTAGCGACTATAATAAAGGGGTTTTATCTTTTAAGCGTCAAGAAGCAGCTCCTATAGGCGATCGTCATGTTTATTCTGAGGAGATTATATTAGACCCTGAAACAATTCCAGTACAATTAGTCTTTACTAAGGCAGAAAGTATAGATGTACTCATTAGCAACCTAGAGCGGGTTAAACGATTCATGGAGCGAGGAGAGATAGATTTTAAATGAGTTATGTACGTATGGAATTGTATATGATGGATGGCTCAATAATTAGAGCTTACTTCAAGGCATATGGTCTAAGTGACTTTGAGCGCATGATGGAGAACAACGATGTCATTCAGAACTTAGACGGGACACTTGATATTATAGTAGATGATATTGCCTATTATCATAAAATTAGCCCATTTGCAGGCATGAAAATCGTAAAGCTGTAGAGGAGAGGGACAATGAAATCCATTACTGAAAAACTACAAGACTACTTACAATTAAAGCTTTCTGGTTACAATGATCAGGAAGCAGAAGCAATCTCAGGTAAAATTGAAACTGAAGCAGACAGAAAGGATGATAAATAGTATGGCTATGAACTTTTGGGCAATCGGGTATAAATATGAGGAAGATGTATTTCACGACTTTTTACAGCATGAAGATACTTACGATATTTCTGCAAGCTGCTTACTTCCTACTTATGAAATGGCAGATCAGCTCATTAAAGACGAGTTATCAATTCAGTACACTCCAGTAGCTATCTGTATTGAAACAGTATCAAGAGACGGTGTGTGGTCTTACAGTCGCGGGCCTGTGGATGAATGGGACTGGGAAGAGGATATGGAGGACGAAGAGTAATGTTCAACATCCTAGGTAAATTCTTTTTCTTCTATATGGTAACGGGTGCTGCATGGACGATGTATAATAAATACATGTACGGGCAGTCCAATGTAGATGAATACAGCACAAAGGTATGTACAGCCTTATCTTTAGCTATTGTAATAGTAATAGAGGTACACGGACTTATTAATAAGAAGAAAGGTGAGGAAGACAAGGCAGCGGAATAACCCGCTGCTTTTTTTTTTATAAATTTTTTATATGTACGTGCAATAATAGTCAACAACCACATATACTTGAAGTATAGAAAATGTAATACAAAAGATTACTTCCTCAGAGAAAGTAGTCAAATGTATGAGAAACCACTATCAGGAGGCGTTTTAAATGAAAAAATTTGAAGAGACAGTTAATGTAAAGGCACTAGACGATGGTTACGGGGACACTAAATACGATAGCAAAGGTACACCAGCTCATATCCCTTCATTTGTTACACCATTTCAACCTAAACCAGCTGAAGATTTTGCAGGTTCAAACAAATTAAATTATGTAGCAGCAGAAATTGATGGTAACCGATACGTAGTAGGCGACTATGCAACTAAGCTGGACCCGGATATTCGCTGGGATGCTACAGACCATAAGCACAACACAGTAAACTTTCCAATCCTATTTAAAACAGCTCTAGGGTTAATGAGCTCTGGTAACGAGGAAGTAATTGACCTTCTTATGATGAACCTACCGCTTAAATTTGATACACCAGATCGTAGAGCTGAGTTAGTCTACGCAGTGAAAGGAACTCACCGAGTAAAGGTTAGTACAGACGGAATTTACTTTGTAGATAAAATCATTACTGTAGAAGATGTTGAAATAAAGAAGCAGGCATTTGGGAGCTTATGTGATGCAATGTTAGATGATGAAGGAGAAATTACAAACATGCAACTTGCTAGAGGCTTTAACGTAGTAGTCGATATCGGGTCAAGAACTCTGAATATTCTGACAGTTGATGCATTAGAAGAGCAGCCAGCGCTATCCACTCAAGATAACCAAGGGATGTTTAAATCGTATCTCGCTATAGGCAATCGGTTAGAGCAGGAACTGAATGCCCATATTCCAGATGGTAAGCTCCCTTCCATCATTAAGGCTAGAGAAATTAAAGGCCGCAACATTACGACTCTTATAGACGTGGCATTCGAGAATCATGCTTCTAATATTGTAGGGACGTTAAATAAGGTGCTAATGAACTCATGGGCTTTCATTGATAACATTATCTTCACTGGTGGCGGCGCAGAAATATTAAAGCCTTATCTAGATGGAAAGCTTCTCAATGTTAACACTATGTATCTAGGGCGCTATTCAAATGTACGCGGTTTGCGGAAATACGGCCTCCGCTTGGCGAAAAAGAATATCAAGCGCAGCTCTAGGAGGTAACGATCATGTCAGTTAGACGCACTTTATATATCCGTCCAGTCAAAGATGATGACATTCTGAATTATCTGAAACCTTTATTAGAACGAGAAGAGTTTTCTTTAATAGTCCGGGAGTTAATAAGGGACGGAATTAAGTACCGTTCCTTGTCTTACAAACCACCTGCACAACCATCTGGCAGTTATGAGAATTTACAGAATAATGTTGTCATACAAAGTAATACACCAGATTTATCGGAAGTAAAATTAGAGAAAACAGAGGTTGACCGAGACGAGTTAGACAAACGGTTAAACGACTTTTAAGAGTAAAAATGGAGTCAATTGAGTAGCATAGTGAGGAGAGTTTACTCGCTAATTACCTAATTACCCAATTACCTAAAAATCCGGGTAATTAGAAGAAAAAACCGCTCTATAGAGCCATTTATAGTATCTCTGTTTTTTACGGGTAATTAGGTAATAGGGTAATATGGGTGCTCCAAACGGGTACCAGAAATGGAGGAAAATGAGTCATGAAGATAACTTTTAACGGAGGAGAAATTTATAGAGTCACTACTCAGTATGGAGCAATCGATTCTCTTCATCAAAACGGCCATCGAGGAATTGATCTTGCAATGGAAAGCGGAACAAAATTATTAAGTCCAACAAACGGAGTCGTAGAAAGAGTTGTAGATTATGGTTCACAGAATATAGGTAAGGGAGTCATTGTAAAAACAGAAAAGGGCGACCACTTAATCTTCGGCCACCTTTCAGATAATACTCAAGTTCATGTAGGTCAAGAAATTCACACTGGAGACTTGATCGGTCTTTCTGGAAATACAGGAAGAAGTACTGGGCCACATCTTCATCTAGGTATGCGAAACGAGAACAATCAATTTGCAGACCCGGCACCTTATCTGAATGGTAAAACGAATGTTGCTCAAATGCCTAGCACTGACGACTGTAATGTGTTTGACAAATTAGATGCAGGTAACATCTTCGACAAGGGTATGTCACAGTTCAGTGAGGCACTACAGGGAATGACAGTACACTTTATTAACTTCATACAACCTACTCTACAATTCGCCATTCATAAAGGGCTTCTAATATTAGATTTAATTCTTCTTTGGTGATATCTACACCTTTCTTATCTTTAATGCAGTGTAACACCAGTTCATCTACGTTCTGCATTTGCAATTCGTATCTACGTAAGGGTTCACTACTGAGCCATCCAAACATTTTATCTACCTCCTTGGTAGGTAGTATGAGCAACACCAAATAAAATTATACGGAGGAATTTATTATGGCAATTTTAGCCTTAGCAGGAAGTATCGGTTTAGTTTGTGCAGCGGGTTCAGCTACCGTAGCAGCAATTAAATTTTTTAACACATGGGAGCCAGATTTTAGCAATATGGGTAAGAAGAAAGAAAAGCCAGCAGGTCCAAGTGCAGCAAGTCGTGAACGTTTAGACCATATCAAAAGAAATCGTGACTAATAAAAAAAAGCGTGTCACTTAACACGCTCTCGAGCAATAATACTTGAAATTGTCCTTGTAGGTATCCCGAACTGTTTACCTAGTTGAGTTTGAGTGATGTTGCCTGCACTGTATAGGCTATAGATTTTCTCTCTAGTTGAGCTAGATATAGTGGAGTGGTACTCCTTGGAAGGAGTAAAGCCTTCTACCTCTAAGTGAGACCATGCATACCCTGTCTTGATAGCAGATATGGTTACGGGTGACACATCAAATCTTTTAGCAATTTCCTTTTGTTGCACATTAGCCACAAGTAGCTTTTTAATAGCTATAACGTCCTTATTAGCCAGCTTAGCCATATTAGTATCCTCACCTTGCTTAGCTACTTCTAGACCAGTTTCATAAGCGTGTTGCATATTCTCGCTACGAGTAGCCCACTCAAGGTTATCTACTCGGTTATTATCCTTCTCTAATCCTTTAATATGATTGACCTGTGGTTTATTCTCCGGGTTAGGGATAAATGCAAGTGCAACTAGCTTATGTATAAAATATTGTTTCTTTGCTCCATCTAACGTTAAACAAACTCTTAAGTAGCCTTTATGATTCTTAGCACCTGAAAGTATTGCATTTGTGTTAATGTTGCGGACTCGACCTAAATTACTAACCTCATATAAATCGCCGTTAACTACCGTTCCTTTTAATGATTTCCATTGCTCCGTCATTAGATTAACACTCCTTGTTTAGTTTTTATGCCATAAGTTAAGTATAGTCAGAATAAAGGAAATACAAACATTTAATTAAAGGAGATGTCAAAAATGGTTAAAATTAATATTAGCTCTAAAAACTTATCAGAAGGTGTACAGTATATTAAGCCAGTAACTGAAATAAATGTAGGGTCAAGTAAATTGGAAGAAAAAGTGCTTTTTCTTGCGACTACTCTAGAGCGGGAGGTGTTACAGGGGACAGAGAAGCAACAAATGCGAAACGTAAAGATGTTAAAGAAAATTCTAAAAGGCTTCGTTGTCAAGGGCGGAGTGGGAGCAATAGCGGCACCAAAAACATTTGCAGCAACAGCAATCGCCGCGACCACGACTCCAATAACACCACTAGGGATAATGGACTTTGGACTTTCGATCGCATTCATAACGGTAGCTTGCGGTGTAGCTTTAGCAATGAGCATGTTTGCAATAGCGGGAATATTCAGAATGTTCAAGAAGAGAGACCTAGCAAACGAATGGAGCACGGACATCATCAAGGGGCTAGTGCAAGTACTGATAGCTATTCCAGTCGTATTCACTCTATTCTATATAGCTCAATGGGCATTCAAGCACTTACCAAACGCAAGCAGTCTCTTCTAAAAGCAGCACTTATCCCATTCGCAGTTATTTCTTCAGCAGTTGTTACGACAAAGACATCCAAGGCATTTGCCGCAGTAAAAGACCCTTCACAGCTTAAAGCTAATGCACATCATGCAAGAGAACATGACCCGAGCACACTAGAACAAATTGCTGCAATGATCAAAGAGTATCATGAAAGTGTAGCGCACATTAAGGTTTGGTTTGAGGAGCTGCCAGCACATATTGCTGAAGGCTCTGTAGTATTAATGGCTTGGTTGTATGACTTATGCTCTAACCTTATCCTGAAGACACCTCTATGGTTGTTTGACAATGAATGGTTTGAGAATACAACTTACCTGTTCAGCTTACTATCTATTGGCCTTGTATCTGTTCTAACTGTTATAGAAGGAATTAAGCGCATGATGTCTGGCCTACGTAAAAGTGGTGTAGACGGAATTGGAAGACCAATGGAGCTTAAATCTATCTTCAAGCGCTGGTTCTTTGTAGCAGGAATCACTACAGTTGTCCCGTATGCATTCCAAAAAGCGTTCCAAGGATTGAATTATGTATCTGAAACACTCATAAGTATGGGTAAGAAGACAATGGATGCAGCTGCTCTACCTGAAACAGTTACAGTTATCGATGCAGTAGCGCTCTCAGTATTCGATATTATCTTAATCTCTACAGTTATCCCGGTATTATGGAAGAACGGAAGAAGGTTTTTTGACCTTATGGTACTAGGTGTTGCGTCTCCTGTGGCGCTTACAGCTTGGATATTCGACCCGTACAGACATTACTTTAAACAATGGTGGAGCAATGTAAAGCAGCTCTCGCTAGTGCAAGTCTACTACTCTTTATTCTTATTAATACTAGGCTGGTTCATTTTCGGAGTTCCGACTCCATTACAATTTACAGGATTAATTGTTAAAATGCTGGTAGTAACTGGAGGATTTGCTCGTATGGCTAATCCACCTCGTATCATTGCTTCTAAGATGGAAATGGGCAAAGGATTTGGAGAGGAATATGGAGGAAAGGTTACTGTTTCAAAACTAGCTAAGAACTTTAAGGACACGGCTACACTGATTGCACATCCAACGACTGTTGTTAAGAAAGCTTTTGCAGAACCTATTCGTTACGAAGGAAAGTACCGTATGCAGCGTATGCACGGTGCTGGTAAAGCTAAACCGTTGAAGAAGGAAGATAAACCTAAGAAACCCTAGGAGGAGATTTTAATGGCTACAACTACTGGAATTATCTTATTAAACTTAACGATGTTACTGCTGAATACTGCTGTCACTACGATTCATACAATACAGATTACGAAGGAGATGCGAAAATGATTAAAATTAAACGTAACCACCAAAATGTTGCTAATTTCTTTGTTCAAACTGAAGAGGTAAAGGAACCCATTGGTCAGATTTTAGCTCAGAGCACATATGACGGAGTATTTGGATTTGAACTATCTCTATATGAAGACCATATGAAAACAATGGTTATGTCTCCTGCTTACATTAGGCTGTCAGAGGAACGTAGTGCTGACAGCTACAGAGACATCCCTACAAGCGAGTTCAAAGCCTACGAGGGGTATTTACTTGAGCCATTCATATTCCCTCTTAAGGAGGGGCATATGGGCTCTGTATTGGAGGAGCTGGAGAACATGTACCTAAGAGAGGGAGAGATGGTGCTTGTACAGTGGTTGTTCCGTAAAACGAATGAATGGAGAGATAAAGCATTTAATATGTATGAGAGCTATCTGAACGGAAATGATCGTCCAGCTGCTTCAGGTATTGGTAGAAAGTTTCAAGATAAAATGTTAGGAGCGCTAGGCCGCATTCATCCGATCGGCCCTAATGAGTTTTTAATCCCTGCTGAAGAAAAGATATGTGGAAATGGTTATCAGTTCCAGCTCCGTATTGCTATCAAGTCCGAGCGAACGGAAGAAATTAAAACAGAAATCGAAGACATGTTAAGCCAGCACGACTCATATAATTCAATAAGGCTCGCAAAATCATTAGATAAAAAGTTCACTAGCTTGTACGAAGATTGTATTTTGTCCTATTATGCAAAAGATCAAATTATGTCTGAAGGGGAGTTTGCTTCTGTAATAGGTACAAAGGCGGCAGCTGCTCCAGTTAAGACAATGACTCCTGTAGCGGACATGGGTAAAGCTCTTCAATTCCTTCCAGTGTACCCTAGGAAAGAAATTGAGCCAGATGAAGCATGGTTTGGTAAGATTGCAAATGCATTAAAACGTGTCAAACTTATTTCAGAGGCTCGTCTATACGATAAACAGATTACAGCAGGCGTAAGGCTTACAGTTATTCAGTCTAAAATCCCTAGTGAAACCAATATTACCAATATTCAACGCAAAATGATGGACATTCGAGCTGTACTAGGTATTCCATCCATTAACATTGAGCAGGGAAATGGACCAGAAACAGTACAGTTTGTTATCCCGAACGATAAACCAACGATTATTAGTCTCCGGGAGCTGTTAGATTCAGATGAATTTTCTACATTTGCTGCTGAAAATGACTTAGCCTTTGCTATAGGAGTAGATGAAATCAACCAGCCACTGTATTTGTCTCTGACAAAGCTTGTACATTTGCTAGTAGCAGGGACTACAGGTAGCGGTAAATCGGTCTTCCTGAATGCATTGATCGTTAGCTTGCTTGTAACACATACACCTGACCAACTACAATTCATTATGATTGACCCTAAATCTGTAGAATTACAACAATACCGGGACTTCCCTCATGTTCGAACAGTTATTACCAATACAGACGAAGCCTATTCAGTACTGGAGCGCTTAGTAGACGATATGGAGACACGTTACAGCATGTTTGTAGAGGCAGGAGTACGAGATATTACCGTATATAATAAGAAAGTTGAAGAGAAAATGCCTTATATTGTCTGTGTTATCGATGAATTTGCAGATTTAATGGATACAAACAGCGAAGTCGAAGGGTTAGTAGCTCGTCTAGCACAAAAAGCTCGAGCAGCAGGCATTCATTTAGTCATTGCTACTCAACGTCCAAGTGTAGATATTATTAGCGGCCGTATAAAAGCAGTACTACCTAATGCAATTAGCTTTAATCTGAAGAGCAATACTAACTATAAGACAGTATTCGGGAAAGGACTACCAGACGGATTAAAATTGTTAGGGAAAGGGGACGGTATAGCAGCTATTGAAGGAGCAAGTAAAGAGTTCCAACGCTTTCAGAGCCCTATGGTTAGTCCTGACGAGGTTATAGAGGCAGACGTATATGAAAACCTTATCGAGTATTATAAAGGCAATACAGTGGCAATAGAAGCCCCTTCTGAAGACATTGTAGAAGTAGTTGAAGAAATTAGAGAAGAAGTAGTATCTGAAGAAGTTATAGAGGTAGAAGAGGAAACATTACTCGATCGAGCTAAAAAGATTATAGCTACAACTAAAGAGACAAGAATAACGAAGGTTAGAGGACTATTAGAAGTCAAGCAGGATACAGTAGCTGAACTATTTGAGCAATTAATTGAAGAAGGCTGGTTATTAAAACATAAGTCCAAATCTAAGGGTTATGAATTAATTGCTACTGAAGAAATGATGAATAAATATCTGAACGAGTAGGCTAAATAAGCTTACTCTTTTTTTTTGTCTTATATTAAGAGTATAAAATAAAAATGTCCTATTTTAACCCGTTGATACATAAGGGTTTATAGTTGTTTCTGAGTTAGTATGTGCCTATTTTATTTTAGTGGCCTTGTATTTATATATTTATAATATTATATATAATAATTACTTTAATTATATAAGTTATAGTAATATAGATATTATACAGTGGCGAAAAATTTCCAAAAATAACTGTTGACTTTCGGTGAATATCCATTTATACTTGCACTATAAGTTACAACAACTTGTACAGTCAGTCCTACACGGTTTGGGAGGACCTAATGGACAGACTACTACTTTATTATTTTATTCTTTGGGAGGAGAATAGAGTAATGAAAGGGGGAAGTGAAAGTGGAGTACCATAAGTTTGACAATGACGAGCTGTTACATGCAGTTTCAGCTTTACATCACGTAGCAGTTAATGAGGAATGGTATCGTAGGCATGGGATGAATTTACCTTATCGTTTGGACAAGTTTGGGAGAATAGTAAACTGTATTTCTCTTCAGGTTATGCCCGATGAACTATGCGATAAGCTTATCCGTAAACAGGCTAACGAAGTACGTACTCAGAGGCAGCTAGGCAAGGACTAAAGGAGCCTAGTTATGTTACAGAGAACTTACATATTCAAATTAAAGATCAAAGAAGCGTTAGAGAAAGCCGATATGACACAAAAGCAGTTAGCGGAACTTACTGGTTTACGCAGAGCTGCTATCTCAGAGATGGCTCAAAATTCTCGTACTGTCATTAATAAGGTACATTTAGCTAAAGTAATGGAAGCATTAGACATTAAAGAGCTAAGTGAAATTCTTGAAATGACTATAGAGGAAGAATGGAAAAGCCCTAGCAGAGAGGAGGGCTGATTATGTCAGGTGATGGTTTAAGAGAAGTCTTAGCTGAAGCAAATGAAGAAATGCTATTCGCAGATGGTTTTGACGAGGCACTTATTGGTACTGCTTATCGTGCAGCAGGAACTCCTGTCGCTCTATACAATATAGATTTATGTATTGAGATACTAATAGAGCGTGACGGAATGGACGAAGAAGAGGCATTAGAGTTTTTCGACTATAATGTTATTGGCAGTTACGTAGGCGATAATACACCGATCTTTGCATCCTTACTTGCAGGGAGGTACTACTAATGAGCACCAAACATGTCATTCAGGAGCTTGAAGAGCAGCTTCGTTATGCTGAAGGGCAAGACAAAGAGTATGCTGAAGAGCTTAAAGAAGCAATTAAAAAGTTAAAAGAGAATGAGGAGGAAGAGTAAATGAGTATAGCAAAAGGGCCAAGTTTAACTAAAGTTGTCAAAGCTTTAGAGCATTTATGGGTAGAGCATGAGGCAGATTATATGGTTTTCTTAGTAGAAGGTGCCACTCCTCAACCAGAAATTATTATAAATGTAAGAGCAAGCTTCAAGGCTAAGGTAGAGTACTTAGAACGAGCGTACAATGAAGACCTTACACTAAAAGCTGTGCCGCACATTAAAATTACTAAAGTAGCCTTCTGTACCGAGAGCGCTTTAGCAGATACAATTAAAGACCTGTAATGGGTCTTTTTTTTTGTCATTATGTCCTATTTTTGGCTTAATTTGCAGGGTTCAAGAAGGTAAAACGTTAACAAAGTAGTGTATAATAGAAATATAGACTAAATGCTCTATTTCTGTTCTATCTTGAATGACCGTTGTTTGTTCAAGATTCGACTTATTTCATAAACGGCTATATCTTCACAATGTAGTGAACTTTTTTAGGGAATTTAAGAAATATTGAAAATAAATTGATCGATTTACTATATTAGAGGAAAAGCCTTGATACAAGCAGTTTACAGGCCGTTTAATACATAACACTATTTGAAAGGATTGGATATAAAATGTCAGACAAAAAGAAGAATCTAGGTTCAAGTTCAGTACTAGTACAATTGTATAGCAATAGAAAGCTTGCTACGAAAGTAGATACAATGTTGGACGAGGGGCAGACATATGATTATATCATTGAATACTGTAAGTCAAAGGGATTAAGCATTTCTAAAGCGTCATTAACTAACTATAAGAAGAAACGTGAGGAAGCAATTGAAACAGGTAAGCCGTTGCTTCAGTTATTAGATAAGCGAGCAAAAGACAATGTAACATACATTACAGACAAAGAAGTAGACAGCTTCAAACGCAAAAAGAAGTCTGAAGATTCACAATATTCTGATACTGAGTCGTATAGAGAGTCTGCACAAGTACATGATTTAGGTAAAGTAGATAATATCTTTCATGATTTAGAGTTCCTAGATGAAATTGTGCGTAAAGGTGCTAAAGGGTTGAAGCAGTTTGATGTAGTAGATACGCCGCTTGCAATGAAAGCGATCGAACTACGTGCTAAGATTACAAACAATCAGCTATCGGGTTTATCAATCGCGGGACTGAGAGAGATAAAAATGAGACAACAAGCTCGGGAGTCTGCATTAATGGAAGTTATTATGGCATTTGTACCTGAAGATAAGCATGACGAATTGTTCTCCTTCATGGATTCTGCCGAACAAGCCTTTTATGAAAACTTAGACTTAACCGAAGAGGATAAGCGCGTTACGCAGGCCCTCAAATCTTCAGGAATCGATTTATAAGGGAGAGACGAACATGGCTATTATTGATTCTTTACAGTATACACTTATTCCATTTGAAACACTTGGCACATTAACTGAAAAGGTACAGGCTCTATTAGATGGAGATGTACTATTCATTAAGAAGTTTGAGAAGCAGGAGGGTGCAGATGTTTTAGTACGTCTGGACCAGCGCCGTTATACAGTATCGCAAATCTCTTATGATATTTCAGAGTCAGAAGATAATGGGCGCTTCTGGACTACATTCAACGTAGGATTAAACGATTTATCATTGTATACAGTCTTCAGGTTTAAAGAAGATGTTTTTCGTAAAGAATGTAAATATATGATAGGTGATAAGATATCATATACAAGTATAGACGGTAAGATAGATTCAGCGATCATAGAGGGAGTATATGAACATAGTACAGACCCTACCAAATTCGCATACCGCTTATCTAGAGATGAAGGTCTATACGCGGAAGACGAGCTCTTTGACAATCCATATATGTAAGTACAGATACAGGGTCTAGCACCCTGTATTTTTTTTTGCAAAAAGTTGTTGACTCTTGGACAATCCCGTAGTATACTCTGTATATAGACAACGAGATACATAATACAGCAGCTGATACAGCTTATGATTTGGGAGGATTATAAGTTGATAGACAGTAAATATAATTCTGGGAGGAAATTATAAATGCAGAAAGAAATAGAGTTATCGGTATCCGAGCCGCAAGTAAGACGAATTGCTAGTCAATTAACCTTATGGTCTATAGCAGCAACGCAGGCCATTGAGAAACAAGATAAGTACGGCTGGGAAATATCCATTAAGAGTATTAAATCAATGACATACACTCTTTCGGAAATAAACTTTGAACTAGTGAATATGGTACAAGAAAAAGTACGGGAGAACTTAATTGAAAAGCTAGGTTCTGAAGAAGCATTCGAAGCTAATAATGAAAAGTGGAGTGAATGGCAACATAAACTACGAAAAGAAAGACAGGAGGAAATTTAAAATGAATATGGAACAACAAATGTTAAAAGTGGTAGAAGATAAATTAAAAGATGGCTTCGTTAATAAGATCGTGGAAGAGCAGCTAGAGAAAGGTATTAATAAAGCAGTTGAACATTTATTTTCTTCTTACGGTGATGTTACAAAGGTATTAGAGGACAAAATTAAAGAAGTTATCATTCCCTATGTTGAAAGCTACGACTATTCAGAGTACATTGTCAAACTTGATGACGTTATGGTTAGTGTATTAAAAGAGACAGCGGTTCCTCATAAGAAGCTGGTTGAAAACTTCAGTAAGCTTATGGTTAGTGACGTACCTGAAACAGTTACAGTAGAAGACATCTTTATTAAATGGCAAGAGCTTGTAGCAGAAGAAGTAGACACAGATAAGTTAGAAGTAGAATACTACGATGAACCTGAGTATGAAGCTGTAGAAGTTCAGTTTAGCTTGGAAGAGGAAGAGAAGATATGGGACTGGTCTTCATTCACAGATATTAACATGCAGCTCCAGTGTGAGAGAGATACGTCACTGAACAGAGAAGTTCGTTTCGATAAGTACGACCATAACGAATATATGGTTATTAAACATCCGGGAGTAGAATCTCTTCGCTCACTTCGCAATTTAGATGAATTTGAGGTATACTTAATGACCTTAGCTCAAAATCGTACAAAGGTTCTAATTGACGATCAGTGGGAAGGCTGGGAGGAAGTAACACCAAATAAGAAGCCAGAGGCGGATTGGAGCTAATTATGCGGTATGGCTATATGAAAAATGGAAAGCGGGTTTGGATTACTCTACCTAAACGTAACCATACTATTCCGAAGTCCAAGCGTATGCGTAAGAAAAGACTTTGGGCTTTATGCGGAGACTGTAGGCACTTTTTCAAAACCTACGAAAAGTCCAACGGTACCCGGGCAGATGGTGAGAAAGTCTGCCATTCATGTTTAATGATTAGAGTCCAAGCTTATTTAAAACGTAAGGAGGAAGAGTAATGGAACTATATGTACTTACTTATATAGAAGAGTTACAGTTTGAACCCGGAAGCCATTTCCTTATAGGGGTGTTTGACAACTTAACTGATGTAATTGCTGAAGCAAAAGAGCACGGCTTTGAGGAATACCGAGATGGAAAAGGAAATTGCCGAGAAGGTTTCTATAGTAGCGCAAAAGAGAACTTTTCATATGCAGAATACTTACATTTACAACGGGTATCTCTTAACGAGCCTGTGGAGGAGGAAAATTGATGGAATTATATCTTGTTACAGAACTTGAATTTGCTGACGATGACTTTAGAGATTTTCGTATTATTGGAGTATTTGACTCTGAAGAGGCCGTAGCAGCTGCGGCAAAAGAATTAGGCTATCAACCAAAACGAAGACCTTACCCTTATCATAATCAATACCGCTCTGATGTATATGTTAAAGATGAAACTTCGTATAGCGGGTTTGATCTACACCTTGAAGTAGAAGAGCTTACCCTGAATGATTACATCAAAAGGCAGAGCTAACATGACATATAGCGAAGCAAAGAAAATCATTAAGAAGCTGCATGCCGCAGGATGGGAAAAGAAATACCCGGGCCACCCATATTACATAAAGACATGGAAACTGGACTGGCTCCAAACTACACAGTCACTTTCATTTAATGAGGTTATGTATTCTCTTTTCTCTTTAGAATATATTCTGAACCGATACGATGGTATTGCAGAGACAGAGCTTATTAATACGTATAAAATGTGGAACCCTTGCGGCCTGCACTAATTAAATAGCCTCCTCAATTAGGGGAGGTTTTCTTTTAAAATAGTTGTTGACTAAAGAGCAATAACATGGTAAGCTTGTATTATATCAAAGGAGGAGTTACTAATGGAGAGTAGAAAAAAGGTTTATAGAAAGAAAAAGCTAGAAAGACATCTAAAGTTTGCGGAGCGCTTACTGCTAATATTCGTTGCAGCACTTTTATTTACAATCGGGTACGCTATCGGCCATTCAAACGGTCAAGGGGATTCAGGTGCGGATACTTCGGTAGAAACAGTTTACAGAGAATAAAAAAGATACCAGCCGAGACACAGGGCTGGTATTCCTCCAACGGGGAGAGGTACATTACTTATGAATTGAATAAAAGGGATGTTGCTATGCTCACCACGAAATCGCAAGCAAGTATTATAATACCATAGGTAAAATAGGTAGTCAACATAAAGGAGATGGTAGTATGTTCCAAGAAGTAACGATTAGTCAGTTAATATCAAACTTCGCTAGCTGTTTAGCATACGGTATACATGATGTAAAGGAAGAAACGTTTAAGTCGTTCACGTATGCAGGCCAAGAAGAAGCTCTATTATTTATTCGCCCCGAGTACCATACAGTTGAAATCTACTTTTACGGAGAGTTAGTCATCCGGGTAGAATATGCAGAAGATAACCGCATATGGGAAACAGTATCGATTGCTAATGTACTGAATGCAAGTCGCTCAGCATATAGACCAGCATTAACTGTTATAGAGCTGTATAAGGACATCCGTAAGATTAATGCAGAAAAGATGGCCGGGTTTACAGAAACTTACCATTAAAAAAAAAGTTGTTGACATATATAGAGTAAGATGGTATATTTTAATTGTAACATACAGCAAGAGTTACATACTAATAAATTGAGAGGATGAATCAAATGGCTAAATCATTTTCATGGGACTCTGAAGAACTGATTGATACAATCGAAGAAACAGAAAAGAAACATCATGACGTTAGTATCTGTACACTTCGAGGTAAGGAGTATGTATCGATCGCAGAGAAGCAGCTTACAAACGAAGGCTGGAAATTCAAGAAGAATCGTACAATGCCTTTATCAGTATTTCAGGAAGCGCAAGCAATTCTAGGAGGTAGAAGTTAATGGCATCCAAAGGTAATGTTTACAAATATGCTTGTTCCGATATAGAAGTAGAGGAAGCAGGTTTCTTCTTAGCAAAGGGCGATGCAGATGCAGCAGAGGTAGCTAGAAAAGTAGCGTTAACTGACGAATGTTTGGAATTTGAAAAAGTTATGACTATTGAAGAGCTAGAGCAACTGTTATTTACAGGAAGCGTTCAAACATTCTATGACGATTGGGATTAACTAAAAATTTTAATAGGGGGTTGCCTTTACGTCAACCCCGAACCATTATAAGGAGGATTGAGTAGTATGCATGGAGAGAAGTTCGATGAATTGGATAAACGTTTACTTAGTGGGTTAGATAAAAGAAATAAGCGAATGACCAATGCCAATAAGAAAGAGATTGCCAAAGAGGGAAAGGTTCCTGCTCCAATTGCAGAACTCGCTCCGAAAACTATTGATCAACTATTGGATATCTATATCGACTACAAAATACTATTTGAGTTATTCGGGGATTTAACATACGATACGTATGCAAGAAGTGTTCTGAAAGTTCTAAAAGTTAAAACAATGTAATATAGTCTAATACAGGAAGGAAAATTAAGATGAAAATGACAGTGCAGCAGTTAATAGATGAACTGCAAAAGGTAGAAGATAAAAGTAAGCCTGTATTAATTGATGATTACGAGTGGGGTAACCGCCCGGTGTGTGAAGTAATAGTAGACCCTTACGGGCATAACGGAGATATTATAATAAAAAGCGACTTATAATTGAACTAATTTGAAAGGAGGTGAACACAATGAGTTATGAAACAGTTAGAAACATCTTAATTGCAGTTGGAGTATTCGGTGTACTATTTGCAACTATCATGTTCGGGCCGCTTGGTTTTATCATCGGGATTATTGCTTTTGGTTTCGGTGTAAAAGGCTGGGTAGACGAAGGTGAGAAGATTGAGCGCCGGGAGCAAGAAGAAAGAGACAGAAATAATCGCTTCTACTAATATATAATTTTTTTTAAAAGGTTATTGACTAAAAAGCAATACGATGTTAGTATTAATACAGAATTGTTATACAAAAGGAGATGCCGCCAATGACACACCTAGAGAAAGATAATCGATTTGACAACTTAAGTAAGCAGCAGCTAGAAAAGGAATTAAACTTTTACACACAATGGTACAAGCAAACAATCTGTAGAAATACTAGGCATTACATTGTATCGCGTATCAGTGAAATCAATGAGGCACTAGGGAGGAAGTAAAATGATAAAGTTAGATGCAGTACAGATTATTTCTTTAATCATTTACACTTTAGCGATCTTCAACATTGCGTATGGTATGGGGGAAAGAGCCATATCAAATAAGATAGCTAAGCACATCGAGAATGAACTACATAATATGGGTTACAATCCAAAGACAGGAGAGAAGTACAAATGAATGAATATATTACATTCCCGGAACTAATTACTAAAATGAAGGACGGAGACATTGCAGATTGTGAAAACGATAAATGGCTAAGTATCATAAAAGTAGGTGGGGCTCTTTTCAACTATAATACTGCACGTAACCAGATGGAGGATACGTTAGTAGTTAATGATGCTCGTATAAAACATCGGTATAAAATTAGGCTACACCTTCGCTTCGAGCCTTGGTCCGTTGCATTTATTGCAATGAAAGACGGGCACACTATTCGCGGATATGACCCTGAAGACATTGAAGGTGGTTATTATGAACTAAATCATTATTCTTCATTTCAGGAGTTAGTAGACGATCACGGCAGTCTTGATTTTGCGTTACTATTTCAACTGAGTTGGGTTATTGTAGATAAAAAGGAGGAAAAATAATATGCCAACAATGTACAATACGGTTAATGAAGCGATTTATGTATTAAACAATATCATGGACTTATATATCAATCGAGCGTGTATGTTTCATGTAGGCTTAGAAATTGTAGATGATATTGAAGATGATACACCTTTTAATACAGCTGACTGGGGCGTATATGAAGACCAAGAGAAGCAAACAGTTCATATCTATAATGAGCATTCAAATGAAGTAGCTGTAATACGAAGCTGCGGCACAGATAAAAATGTAATTAAAGATTTTATAATTTGGGGAAGTACAATTCAAGACATGATCGGATTATAAATAAATATTTTAAAAAAGGGTTGACGTAAAGTCAACCTTCCTTTATACTTAAGGTATCCAATAAGAGGAGGAAATGGAAAATGCCAGTATATAACGGTTTGAAAGCTATTATGAATATAGAAAAGAAGGAAATAGATAGTGTAACTAAAAGCAAGATAGGTATTCAGGAACTTAAAGCAGGCTTAGCTAAGTATTGTGGTGTGTCCCAACATAATATCGAACAGATTTACAAAGGTTATTCACTGCCTAGCTTAGAAGTAGCACTCAAAATAGCCAAATTTTACGGGGTATCCGTAGATGATATTTTCAGCTTATCTCCAGAGGTGGAAAGCGAATGAGATACACAGGAAGCAAGGAATGGGTTGGCCTAAACTTAAATAATGTTATCTGTTTCAAACCTACGGAGAAAGCACTAGAAATTATCCGTAAGCATTCACCTAAGCCTGTAACAGACGATGATGGTTACTACTTCTTCACAGTTTACCATTTAATACAGATATTCGGTGAGCATATGTGGCAGCTTCCACTAGGCCGTATAGCTGAAAATGATGAAATATTCGTTGATCAGCAAATGGATTACGGTACAGGTAAACTAATTCGTACCAAATATGGTTTTGAAAAGGTAAAGGAGGAAGAGTAAATGAGCGATTATCAAAGCACACCAATAAAAAGACGTGTCATTGGTAAAGTTGTATACTACTTCGGAGGTAAGCGATATAGCATTGGACGTAAAGACTTAAAACCAGAAATGGAGTTAAGCAATAACAAAGCCAATGTCTATGTAGACTCTATCTTAGTAGATGATGATATTCCTAGTCGAATTAAAATAGAATTATTCTCCTATGATAGGGATACTTACAAACCAACAACCACTATATACCCTGAATCTGCATATGTCGTCTGGTCTTATATAACCAAACCTAGAAGCGAATGGCCTACCGGCTACTAAGGAGGGAAAGTAAATGAAACAATCACAAAAGTATGTACGCCTTGACCATGTTCAGGAGCTGCTAAAACTTATTAAGCATAGAGATAGTTTTATGGATTGGACCGATAACTACGATAAATTTAATAAGAAAGTATTCAATACAGTAGCATTCATTGAACGTAATGCTAAAGAGTTTACCCCTGCTACAGATTCTAAACAGCTGCATACAGATACGGAGGACCTTAAAGCCGTTCATCGTCATCTACAATTAGAAGTACAATATGTACAACGTGATTACCAAGCAAACGTGACACTTCCCTATAAAGAGTATGAAGTACGAGCGCTTAACTTAGTAGCTCAGCAGGAGGCATTCATTCAGTACTTATTATATGGTAAGCCGACAAAGGAGCAGGCCAATGAAGAATGATAACTTTCTTATTACTGAAGAGTTAGCGCAAAAGATTATCAATATACCTGTAACTCCTTTACCTAAAACCGATCGTGAGCTGCGTATGATTGAAGAAGCAAATCGTATTCTAACTAATTGGAAGAAATCAAAGGAGGGTAACTAATATGACCCGTTATGACTTTAGTGGAAATCCAATCCCGGAAGAGCCGTTACATAAGCGGCTCCTCTGGCAACAAATAGACTACCAAGGAGCAATTCATGCATGGGGACAGGAAGATACACATATTAAGTCTGAACACCCTGAAACAGGGCATGTATGCTTCCATCCAAGTTACAATGCATTATTTATAGGTAAACATGAGATACAAGAGCATATGTGGTTTATAGACGTTACAGATAGACCTACAGTAGCAGAAATGGTACACCAACACCTAAACCCCAAGGAGGAAAAAGAAATGCCAAAAAATCAAGAATTTATCGATCGTATAGTAGAACTAACAAAAGAAGCAGGTTCCAAAGAAGAAGCAGTATTAAAAGTAATGAGCTTTCTTTCAGCTGAATATTATGTAATAGACGCAGATGTAGTAGATGACCCAGACAACTATCTGTATGAAAGAGATATCTTCCACTTTGATAATTTTACAGAGTATAATTTAGAGTCAGCGTTTGAAAGGTTGGAAGAGTAATATGAGTAAGTCAAAGTCAAAGTCAAAGTCAAAGTCAAAGTCAAATACAAAACTATCTGTAAATATGGTTGCCCTGCTATCTCGTCTTAGCGAAGAATGGGTAAATGCTTGGGAAATGGAACCTCTGCCAAATAAGAATACAATATATGCACTAAGAGCTAGAGGACTTATTGCTGTAGAATGGAGATATGACAAAGACCCTATACTAGGAGACCCGTATATCCGTAAATTATATTCAGAAGACAGGGAGGAAAACTAATTATGAACCAATTATGTAAAGCACTCGTAGATATTGTAGCCAAAGCAGACTCAAAGGAAGAAGCAGTAAAGAGAGTTATCGAACGTTTAGCTTGGGATAACTATGTAATTAATGCTCATGCAGAAATCTATAGTGAAGATGATATGCATGAGAATGATGAACTCAACGAAGATAATGTAAATTGGATGTTCAGTCAGCTAAACAAAGCAAAGGAACAAAGACTTATGCCTATAGCAGAGAAAACAGTTAAGCCTGTATTCGTAGATTATGTAAGTTCAGCTACACCTCTATATCTTTCAGATGAAGATGTCAAACGAATTGCAGCTGAACTAAAGGATATAGCGAAAGAACAGGAGGATAAGTAAATGAGTAAAGAAGCAATCAACTTTAATCGTACAGGAACTACATCAGGAAGACTTAGCTCTACTAAAGAAAACAAAGCAGGAACTCCTCAGACTAGTAATAAGGAGGACAAATAAATGACTGCCGAAGAAAAACTACAGTATATAAAAGATGAAATAGAAACACTGATTACGGTAGAAGATAACAAAAGAGCATTTCATAAACATACAGGCAATGAAAAGAGTGAATACTTCTATAGAGGTAGAATAGCTTACATGAAACATCTTCGTAACTTTATATCTAAGTTAGAGATAGCGAATGGAGAGTATGATCAATGAACACAGATAACTTTATATCTAAAGTAAGAGCAGTAAACTTTTGTACATGCGGTAGTGAACAAAGAATGTCCCTTCAGAATGTAACAACTAGATATAAAGGTAAACATATACGTATAGAGAGTGTACCATCGTTTGTATGTGAAAGAGATAATACACATGTACAACATAGTATGAGAACGAGACAACATATACGTAAGTTACTTACTACAGCTTATTATAATGGATGGACACATATACTATATAGAGAGATAGACTGAGCCCCTTATATAGTACTTAACATATGTAGTATAGAGAGAGAGTAATAACCGTCTCATAATCCTTTAGTACATTAAAATATAGTGGAACCCCGGGCGCGCGTCTAGACCCCTGATATAGCTAGACTGTCCGAGGCACATCCGTATTCAGAGTTGTCAGAATTGTTTCCCAAATACACACAATTCAGAATATTCTAATATTTCACTATATATGGCCGCTACTTTATTAAAACTCTATATAACTCTGTATATTATATAGAAAACATACAATATTTCAATTTAGGGGTTGACCTACCGTCAATAAGGTGATAAAATAGTATATAGATAAGGGGAGGAGAGATCGTTGGACAAGTATGATATAGCTGGCCGCTTCACTGTATATATGGTAAGAGGTTCAAATGGATTTCACGGACACTATGAGAATCATGTCACTAGGTTAGTACATACGTTTGAGGCACCGGGCATGAGTCGTAAGCAGATCATTAAAGCATTTTGGGATAGAGTTAAAACTAAGGAGGAGAAGTAATGAATAATACACAAGCACAAGCAGAGAAGGCCGTTGATAAAATTAAACAGGGGTTACACTTATGGACCCGTAAAACATTTAATAATGCCTTATCACAATATTTAGTTAACTGGTGTAATGATCAAGCAGAGGTAGACTTTCTGGAATTAGCTCGAATTAAAGTTGAAGATAGACCTATTGCTGGGCGCGCTACTATAGAGTATAGACCTGAAAGCTACCTTAAAGGGGAAGACAAGTTACTATTCACAATCATATACCACCCGCACAATAAGGCCATTACATCTATTGCTCTTAACGGTTCAGTATTATTCTATCTATGTGAAGCAGCATTTAAAGAAGTAGCTCACCAAAACGAGGAGGAGAAAGATATGGGTAAAGAACGAGTAGTAAATGGGGATAACATTGTAGAAGTAGCTCAGGAGCTTGCAGCAGAGTGGGAAGGTAGACAATTTGTGTCAGTACATCTAATGAAGTTAGTTAAAGACTTGAACGATGCAGCGGGGTTTATGTTTATTGACTGGGATAGAATTAACATTCCAGATTACCCGGCCAACAATCGAGCATTTGTAGAGTATGGACTTCGCAGTAGCTTCTCAGCTGACAGAGATCGTTTATTTACAGTTATATACGATAAGGATAGAGTAATTAAATCAGTTGTAGTTAACGGGCCTAAAGTATTTTGGGTATATCAGTCAGTTGAACAAGAAGTAGCTCGCCAGAAAGAAATTGAAGAACAGGAGGCTATGGCCTTAGAAGCTCTAGAAGCCGCTCAGAGAGAAGAAAGGCTTAAAGAGTATAAACCCTTCAATGAGATCATAATGGACATGCAGCACGGCGATAGAGCCCTTAAATGGACAGAGGAAGCGGAGCAGGAAGGTAAGATAGGTATTGCTAAGTCATACGATGATTATAATTACTTTCAGGATAATGTATCTGGACCGCTAAAGCTTAGTAGCGTATTTGTTAATGGCCTGTATAAGCTGGTTCCTAAACTCTATTCAGCATATAGGGCTCTCGAGGCTCTAGAGGCTGGCCACACGGTTAGATACTATAAAGAGGGTAGTAGCTCCCCACACGTAGAAATAAGCCCAGAGGACTATCTAGGGGGCTTAGAGGGGCTAAAGGGTATGCAGGTTAAAGAACTGTTAGCGGAACGTTGGAGCATTATATATAAAACTGAAGAATAAAGTAAGTAGCTCACCTGATCGTGGAGTAATACGTAAGTAGCTCCCGGGGTGGGCTTTTTTGTTAGTAGCTCCCCAGAATATATAGTGAATTGCCTAGTAGCTCCCTGCGGCGTAGTAGCTCCCCACACCGGGGGACGAGCCCTTGGCCGGGGGTTAGCAAATTTGTACCATAGATAAATAGTAAAAGCCCGGTATATATCGTATGAATAGCAAAAAAGGTTTAGTTTTCTTTATATAGGAAGAGACACGGTTTTTTAAAAAAGATATGGATTTATTGCATTTTGTTGTTGACTTTAAATCAACTAGAGTTTATACTAAGAGTATCCCAATTAAAGGAGATGTTCACATGAAACGTAAAGTAAAGTTTCAAAACGTCAAAAATATTCAAGGAGCTATGAAGATACTTGCTCATAACTATCCGCAGTACCATACAAGAAAGAAACCTTCTTATCACCGCGTTAACCTTTCTTGTAACTTAATCTTCATTCATCTATACGAAGGTGAAGACTTCTTCTCTTCCGCTACAATGATTTATCACCGGGAAAAGAAAGAGCTTGAAATGGTTAGGAAGAATGGCAACCATATCAGAGCATACCGGGCTTTATAAAAAAGTTTTAAAAGGTGGTTGACTTTCGAGCAACCACCATGATACAATAAGGTTAGTTCTTAAATAACACATTAAATCTTAAGGAGATGTTTTAAAATGACAAACACAAACAACGTTCAAAATCTTATCAATGAAGTAATGGCAACTAGAGGTGCTACTGTATCAGTATTCGGCCAACCACAAGAAATGCCCGCTACGGTTGAGAAAGGCTTAGTGGATATTATCGATATTCTTGAAGGCTTTGCAGGCTATGAAGTAGAAACAGTTTTACCGGCTCAGTATGAAGTGACGTACAGTGATGAATTAGAAGAGTTTATTATTGTAGATAACAGCAATGAGGACACAAGTATTATCATTGAAGACGGCTTTACTAATGAAATGGAAGCAGAAGAACGCATGTATGAGCTGCAAGACGAAAACGCGGCCGCTGCTAGTGTGTCAGACTACTTATATCAATTAGATGACTTAGGTTATATAGAAGAGAAGGACAGCAATAACTCTTATAACTGGCTAGGGAACGTATCAAACCATTTTAACTATCGTACTTATGCAAGTAATATAGATGAAAACTTTTATGTAGAGTTCGCCGCTCACTTATACGGTGATGTAAGAGCCAATTATACTGACTCAGTTTTATTAAAATTCGATAATGATTATACTTTCTTAGAACGTATTGGAGAGTGTGACATAATCGAAGAGTATAAAGGATATAACATTCAAGCCAGTGCATTAAGTGAAGGCTATGAAATAGATATAGACGGGTCATATGTAGACACTCAATATTCTTGGGAAGATGCAATAGAGTACATTGACCAGCTAGCGGCGGAGGAGGCGTAAGCCTTCTTTGCTCCAATAAAAAAAAAGATTTAAAATGTTGTTGACTTTCAAGCAACTAGGGTTTATACTTAAGGTAGTTCTTAAATAACACATTATAAGGAGATGTTTTAAAATGACAAACAAATACATGGTTATCTTACCAGAGCTAAACGAACAACGGGTATCAGAGGAGCCGCTTTTCATTGTAGCGGATTTTCAAGACATGGAAGACGCAGAGATTGTGACACTACCTGAAGCAAGAAGCAAGCTTCGTAACATGTGGGTAGACACAGACGAAGAAGACCTAGAATTTGATTTAAACAAGTTCTTAGAAGACATTAACTCTATGGACGTTGAACGCTTAGGTGCGGCACTAGAAGGCGTAGATTACGGCCTGTTCATTACTTATAGTGATTATGCTGAAACAAAGAAAGCTCTAGAAGAATAAAAATAGTTGTTGACTTTCAAGCAACTAGGGTTTATAATTAAGATAGTTACAAAATAACAAATTTAGAGGAGATGTTTTATATGCCAAACTGTCAAATCAATAACGGAAAACAAAAATGGAACGAATACCGCGAGCCTGAAAATATCATGGAGGCTTACCGCAACATGCAAGCGGCCGTATCAGAATTAGAAAAGAAAGGTTTCGGTCTTGAAGATGAAGCAGGTTTATCAGATATGGTTCATTCACTTGCTATCATGAAGAAGCACTTAGCAGATACATGTTATGACCATGACCTTTGCAGAGTCTGTGACACTTGCGAGGAGCTAATGGAAGAAGGTTACTGCATTGAGAGCGGCGTAGCTTATTACTGCTCATTAGAGTGCATGGAGAAAGACGGAATGACTGAAGAAGAGTTCTTGGAGCTTTACGATGATGGTGAAGGGGATTCTTACTGGACTACTTGGGAAGGTTAATCATTTAAAAAAGTTTTAAAAGGTGGTTGACTTTTAATCAACCACCATGATACAATAAGGTTAGTTCTTAAATAACAAACTAAATTTAGAGGAGATGTTTTAAAATGACAAACAAATACACTGCTACTGTAACTTTTGAAAAGACTGTTGAGAAAGATAACTGGGAACTAGGTTGCTACGATGGACACCGCCTAATCTGTGATGATACTTTCTCATTTGAATTTACTACTGCTGAAGACTTGAAAGAAGTATTAGCAACTTGGATTTCTAACCGCTTCGATGTACAGAAAGAAAACTTCTTAAATTATGTTCAGAACGAATGTTATAATAACCGCTTCGATTATTCTCAATCTGAAGACGCTGAAGGCGAGTACACATTTATCACTGAAGACAATCCAGACGGATTCCTTGCAAGCTACATGTTCTGGGTAGACGTTACGCAAAAGGTTGAATTTGAATTTTAAAAAAGTAGTAAATGGTGGTTGACTTTCGAGCAACCACCATGATAAAATAAGGTATACCATTTAAGAAAGGATTTGATTAATTTGGGTTTACGAAACGTTTGTACTGTATGTGATGGTGACGCAATGCTAGATAGAGAGGTTACTTGCTCAGCTTGTAATAATAGCGGGTGGCAACCTGTAGAAGACAACAAGATTGTATATGTAAATGTATACTTGGTAGAACGTTGCTATGGTGGTCCTGAAGAGGGCGGCTGGTACTATAATCATTACGAATGCATTGAGGTATTCCCGGTCCGTAACATAGCCGCTGATACTATGCTAAGTGTATTGGAAGATGAACATGCACATAAGTCTTGGGGAAATATCTATAGTGTGCTAGGCGGCGAGGAAGTGCATGTAATGATAGAAGCAGAGCCGAAGCAAAGCGAAACAAAAGAAAAACCAATTTACGAATAAAAGTTTTAAAAGGTGGTTGACTTTTAATCAACCACCATGATAAAATAAGGTATACCAATTAAAAGGAGATGTTCTTAAATGACAAATGTAAATGTAACTGAAATGGAAAAAGCGGTAATGGACGTAATTAAAAGTACTATGGACGACTACTGTGATGGCTTCTCAGATGTAATGACTGAAGACCTTGTAAGTGCTACAGGCTACAAAATGAATCAGGTGAAGGGTATTCTTAGCAGTTTAGATAAGAAAGGCTTTGTATACTTCATGGATGTGAACGGCGAATATAATGTATTTGCTCTTACTCAAACTGGTGCAGATGCTCTAGGGTACGAGTTAGAATACTATGAGGAGTTAATGGGCTAATGACTAAAACTATTGAATGGTGCTCATGTTGTGGCGTAGAAGTTGAATTAGATGATATTATGAAAGCTCAGAAATGCCCATCCTGCAACGAACGTATATTACCTTGCTCATTCTGTAATGATACTATAGTAAAACCTGATTGTGCAAACTGTCCGCTTGGTGGTTAAAAAAGTTATAAATGGTGGTTGACTTTTAATCAACCACCATGATAAAATAAGGTATACCAATTAAAAGGAGATGTTCTTATTATGAAAAACGTATTAACGGTGGTTGAAATGCACAGAATGCTTGCTCCAAATCATAACGTAACAATCGAGTTTAGCGGTCATGAAACAATTAATATTCCTCGCACTACTTATATCGCTCAAGACATGGGATACACAGAGTTCGGGCGCTGTGGTTACTTCATTAAAGATACTTACTTGCAAGAGCTGAATAACGCAGTATGTGAGGCTATTCAGGATTATGAAGGCTTGGAAGGTCTGGAGTATAACTGGTTAGATGGAACAAACGAATATGTGTTGAATGTTGGCTCTGTAATTATTATTGACGGTCTACCAACTGAAGAGATGGCTGAAGGGCTATATAACTTAATCGCTTATGACATGGAAGAGGTGGTTTATATCTGTAATGAGTGTGACGCAGTGCATGAAGATGAAACAGAGACATGCGACCTGTGCGGCGAAGAGGTTAGAGTTGTAGCAAAATCAGATTTGGATATGTAAAATAGTTGTTGACTTTCAAGCAACTAGGGTTTATAATTAAGATAGTTACAAAATACTTAAATTAAAAGGAGATTGATTCTTATGTTAGAAAACAAATCATTAAACTTATTAGGTGACTTACAGGACGAACAGGACGTACTAGAAAACTTCGTAATGGATTATAACACAACTACTTATGTAAGTGATGCAATCAACGAAGCGGCAAGCAGTGCAACACCAATCTATTACAATGACATCTGGGAAAACGCCGCTGATATCCGTGAGTACATCGAGGACGCAATCAGCCAAGGCTTAGCACCTGTTCAAGCTGGTAGCGTTGATTTACACCAAATCTTCCAAGCAGGTTACCACCTTTATTACACTCAATCAATTAACGAAAATCTTGACGCTCTTATCTATAATCACATTGTAGATGAAATCAACGAATACATTGACGGTAACATCGATGAAGAAATCGATTTAGATTTTGAAGCGATTGAAGAGCGTATAGAAGATGAATCTTGCGACTTTCACCAAAACGACCAATTCTCTATTCTAGACGATATTATCCAAGGTGTAAAGGATTTAATCGAAGAACAAGTCGAAGAGCAGCAGGAAGAAGAGTAAGAGCAGCGGAGCGGCTTCGGCTGCTCCTCCAATAAACATAGGAGGGTTTACAGTGTATACAGTTAAAATATTCAGTCCAGTCGGTAACATAACGCTTTATCTAAATTTTGAGACGTATTTCTCAGCGGTTCAGTGCATTGCTACGCTAGAAGCTACAGAGCCGGGACGTTATAGTCCAGAAGTTTACTTTGAAGTAGGAACGCTTACTAGAGAGCCTAGAGGCGAAGTTATAAACAGTCGTACCATTGAATCAGATTATGTATTAACTTATTTTGATAAAGTCAGCGATTAAGTGAAATTAGTTGTTGACTTTCAAGCAAGTAGGGTTTATAATTAAGATAGTTACAAAATACTTATTAAATCTAAAGGAGATGTTTTCATTATGAAAAACGCATGGGCAAAGGAACTTTTATTAAACAACATCGAGGACATGAACACAGAGGAGCAATTACAGTATGTATCAGATGTTTGTCAACATGGTTGTGTAAGTGGTTGTGTATCAGGTGTTATCTACTACAGTGAAACAATGAAGTTGTTCAAAGACAACATGGAAGAAATCTTAGAATACTTAGGCGAGTATGAAGAGGAGCACGGCTGGAACCCGCTTGACTCAATGGAAGATGTTTCAACTTTTTATAACTGGGCTGTATGGTTCGTAGTAGAAGCGGCGGCAAATGATTTACGATATGAGCTATCAGAAGAAATTGACAGCTTAACAGACTTTGACATCGATATCACAGAAGAGCTTGCAAACATCCTAGGCATTGATGAAGAAGAGCTTCGCTTATGGAGTGATAATAGTATCACACTTGAAGACACTGACGATTACGAATTTATCTTTAGTAAAGTAGAAACCGACAAATACAGTCAATACTTAGGAGAGTTCAACGGCTTGCACTTATATAATAATGGATGTGAACAATATGAATTGGTTAAGTAACAAACTAGGTCTAACTGAAGAAACTATATTGCTAACTCTAGTAGCTACGTCTACTGGGTTAGCTCTTCTCATAGTAGCATGCAGAGCCGTTGGTTATTATTACATGAGTCATTAAGTAGTAGCCGCTTATAAGTAGTAGCTTAGTAAGTAGTAGCTTAGTAAGTAGCCGCCGCCTTCGGGTAGGCGGTTTCTTTGTGCCTCCAATTGGTTAGACCAAACAAAAAAGCCCGGTTTCCCGGACTTCCTCATTTGTACCAAATCTTTTTGTTTATCAAGATTACTTCGTTCGCCTTCTGGAGCGGCTGCTGCGTTTCCTTGTCTACGAAGCTGCTGAACTTGTATGGATTGTATGTGGCCTCTCTATATCCTGTTAAATCCTTTCCAGTGTCGGTGCCTTGGAACGTTCCGTTTACAAAAGCGTGGACGTTCTTTTTCTTTTCTTGTAAGACCTTTTGTCTTCCGCTCTCTCTGACTTGGAACTTTACGTCTGTGAGCTTTACCGCTTCTGTGTGAAGAACTACTAAGCCTTTTTGCTGAACACTGAACACCAGCTTGTGAAGGTTGAAATACACCTTTGATTTTCCTTGTTCAACTATTCTGTTTTTGTATCCTAACATTTTCCAACAACTCCTCTTTTGTTTTTGTCTTTCTGTCTATTATATTACAGACTTGTTGACTTTATGTCAACATATTTTAGAAACTTTTTAAACTTGGTACTTTTTACCCATCTTTCATTATTTTGCATTTACTTATTGATTTTCTGTCAACCCGTGCATATAATAAGAATATACCACAGAGGAGGTGATACACAGATGTTACAGTTTTATTATTGCTCTGAATGCGGTGAACGCGTTGACGCTGATTCTATCCATTATCTTGAATGTGAAGGAGATGAAAAGGAAAATGACTAACCAACAAATTCTAGACGCTCTAGAGCAAAATGAGCGCAAGCTACAGGCATTTAAAAAGAAGAATGACAACATGTTCAAACGTATCGATAAAGCATTTAAAAAACTATTCAAGGGGATGTTAAACAAATGAAAAATCTATCAGCTTACTCAAACTTCAAAACGACTACGGATGTACTACAGGCGGCACAAGGCTTGCTAAGAGCCGCTAAACTTGTTTCATGCAGAGACGAACACGCGACTTGGTGGGACGTGAAAGTCCTTGTCCTACGTACAGCAACTGAAGCACTGGAGAGCGGCGCTTTCACTGGTGAGGCTAGGGAAGAGCTTCTACAAGCCTTGTACATTATCGACAAAGCAGAAATACACGCTGGAGCATATTCAGCATATTAACTGTCATATTCACTCTGTAACATGCATATACTATATTAACCAAATACAAAGGAGATGTTTTAACATGGTAAACGAACTTGTATATAAAATCGAAGAATTAGAAGAGAAGGTAGAAGCGTTAGAAGCACTTATAGAAGGGTGTACACTAGAGCACACTGAACAGCTTACAGAGCAACTAGAAGACGCAATAGAAGAGCTTGCAGAGGCTCGAGAAGACTACGAAGCACAGCGCGAATACGAGCACATGGACGCTTGGCAATATAACGGCGTTAGTCAAAAGGATTTCTACTAAGACAAGAGGAGGAGCTGAAAAGCTTCTCTTTTTTTTTTGTCGTCAAGTTTCGACAAACCCCTCCCCGTACCATTTTTTTCCATAAAGACAAGGTACCCTACCGCCACCCCTCTACCT